ACCAGACAATTCTCTTAAACTTCCTGCATCAAGCCCAAATACCCGTTCAGCAGCCATTAAATTTAAAGCATCACTCCCTCTTAGACTTAAAGCAGCTGGTCTTTGATAAAATTCCATTTTTTGTGCTGCTTCTGCTGGGTTTAACCCCATAGGTGCATATAAATGTCTTGATTCAGGAGTGTAAATTCCTGCTTCTTCTGTTACAGACGTTCCTCTTAATCCAGCTAAACTTCCTGTTGCTTTCCCTAATTGATCAGCAGAACTTATAAATCTATTCCCAACCATAGAAAGCCCTTGCCCCATAACCGGAATTAAAGCAAGTGCTGCTGCTGCCATATATAATTCATTCTGTGAACCAGCAACAGTAGATAACGCTCTATTTGCTCCAGAACCAGCACCCCTGCCAAAATCTTTAAATTTTCTTCTTTCCTCAACCTCTTCTTCACCTACTTCACCTAAAATACCTCTTTGAATAGTTCTACGTAAAGCCTGTTCCGGATCGCCACTTATACCTAATTTGTCAAGAGATTTGTCCCTACGTATTGTTTTCTCAACAGTTTGTCTGTCTGAACGTATTTCTTCTTTGGCAGTTGACTTTACGGTATCTATTAATTCACGTAGCAACTCAACCTGTAACTTATCTTCACGTGAAGAAGATGAAACTTGTTGTAATCCTTGTTTATATTGAGAAGCATCAATGGCACCAGAAGTTTTCTGTTGCATTAAAGAAGTTCTTTGAGACTGTTCGTCAAGTTTATTACGCTTTTCTATCAGCCTAATTTGCTCTTCTATATCTCTTAAAACCTCCTTAGAAGAAGTAGAGTAAGCACGTGACGAACGAATCATATCACGTGCTAAATCATTTGCAGATTGTCTTAATCTACTAACTCCACTATCATCTACTGAAACACCTATCCTTTTATCTTGTGCCATGTTTTATTCTAAATCAGGAAAATCATTCATTTCATCACGAGCCTGTTCAATGAATTGTTCATCTGTAACATCACCAACTTCTATCCAATCTCCCACGTTAGGTTTATATTCATTGTCTCCCTGAAGTTCATCGAAAAGTTTATCTTCTTCAAATTCAAATAACTGGTCTAAAAAAGAAATTTCCCTATGAGCAGATGAGTTAAATGCAACACCGTGCTTTTTACGCCACCAACGGTCAATAGGGAAATTCAAATTCCACTCTATAATCTTATCACGGACACTTTTTTCGTCCATATTTAAAATTATTTCTTAGGGTTGAACAATTTTAAAACATTTTCCCACCAAGGAATAAATTGTTCTTCATAAGCATCTTTTAATTCAAGATAATCTTCAACCCCAAGTTCTTTAAAATTCTTACACTTTAAATCCTTCATTAATTCAGGAACCAAAATAGACATAAATGCTTCAATATCTATCATATCAGCAGCATGTGAAGCAGTTTGCATATTAGATTGAATAATGGAATTGTAAAACCCCTTACCTAATACCTGTTTTGATGCTTCAATATCATAGTACTGCCCTACTGTGGGAACCTGAACAGGATATTCTTTACCCTTAACTTTAAAATTTAGTGTCTCAATCATGTTTATTTAATTTATTACGGATTTAATGATGTTGGTTGCAGGAATCTACCTGATGTGTTATAGGAAGCAACTCCACCTTCAGAAATCTGGAAGTTTTGGCTGTCTATAAAACATTTATCAATCTTAATTAGGGTCTCTCCGGTTTTATTAGAAGATGTTGCTAATTTAGTTGCAGGGTCAATCGTTGCTGTTTTCTTATATACTACAATAGAGAAAGAAAATTCTCCCATGACCAAAGTGTCAATAAATGCTTGAACGCCTCCGGTTCTATTCAACATTTCCTTAATATAAGGTTGTTTAAAGTCTATAAAGAAAAAATCACAACTAAATGTTCCTGAGTGTCCGACTGCGGGAACCTCTTGATTTACGAGATTCCCCAACCCTTTTACCTCTGCCCTTTGTATATTCTCATTACATGTTAATGAACGTATATATCCAGCAGGTTTATTATTTATTGTAATATAAGCCTTTGGGCTTGTTAATACTGTATTAGCCATTTATATTTATATTTTATGATCTAAACAGAAATCCTGTGAAGAAAATCTTGTTTATTTCGTTATTAACAACAACAGCATAAGTTACATTGTAAGCATCTTCTTGTTGCGTTACGGTAACATTTCTGAAATCTAAAAGCAAATTATCAGCAAGTTCAGAAACCGTTCTGCTTTGAAGGTAACTTTCTGTCCAATTCTTCAAAATGCCGGGAGATAAAGTTCCTACATTTACACCATTCTCGTCTGACAACAAATCAATTTCAGAATTAACAATCAATTCTTTGTTAATCTGCTCAACAACCCTCATAAACTGAATAGAGTGAGATTTACCTGTATTTGTAAACAAAACTTTATTATTTTGGAGAGTGTTAACTCCTTGAAGAATTGTAAACCTATTTAAAGACTTATTGTTATACAGGACTAATACTCCTGCGTCAAGAGCACGCTCCTTCTCAATCTTAGAGAGGTTATGAACCAACTTATCTACACCTACTGTTTTATTAGTAATTGGCACTTGAGGTTCTTTTCCGGCTGTTCTACCCACAACTTTTGATGCTGTGTAGATAGAAGGCCAATACCTGAATCCTTCACTTACTGCCTGACTTGCTTCACCAACTGCTCCGTGAACCACTGTTACATAAGGGCTATCGAAATAAGCACCCATTTCTAATGAACCGTCCGCTCCATCAAATTCATCTTCATTATCTCCACCACCTACGAACATATTTGATTTGAATTTGGCATCATTCAAAATATGTGCCAAAACAGCACCATTTTCAGTAGCATCATAACCATCTACTCCGTATTGATCTGTAACTACAAAACTAAAATTCTCTTCTGCTAAATCTTGAAGTGCAGCGGTAAGATTAGTAGTAGAATAAGTCTCAGTACCTCCTGTTGCAAGTTCATAACCTGTTATTGCTCCAACGTCTGTTGAATCAACAGAGCCATCCCCTGTTGCTGTAGAAGTAGAATCAAGACTAAACATTGCCCCGAAACTTCTATTTTCATTTGCCCAATCAATAAGTGTTTGAATATTATCAAATTCAGGTGATTGTGCAACCAATAGGGGTTCTGCATCTTCTTCATTAACTTCATCATAAGGAAGTCCATCCGTATGCAACCCTTTGAAAGTGCCACGCCAGATTTTAAAGATCCATTTAGCTGTATCAATCACACCTGTTTCAATAGTGAAAGCATATCCCTTTTTAAGATTTCCTCCTGTGGTTTCTTCACCATTACCAATAAGACCTTCGTCTCTAACTTTTATAGTAAAAGTTCCACCATTAGTACCCCCTCCAACTGCTGTAAAAGTCATTGTTGCTGCTGCGGTTGTTGCAGCTCTAACATGAGTTACAGAAGAAGCACCAAGTGCAGCAGCTTCAGGATCAGGACGGAAAAATGCGTCTGCCATTTTCCAAAACATTCCACCTTTAAGGAAAGAACGGTAATCATCTACGTTATCAAACTTGTAGATAGCATCTTGACCAGAATCAAGTTCTCCATCAATTCCAGCTCCACCGCCCCAAGTTGCACCTAAATTACCTGTATCTATTACAAGAACTTTACCGTAGTCAAGTTCTAATGGAGTATTACGTTCACCGGAAACTATTGTTGAATACGCTCCGGGTAACTTTACTCTTTTATTATCAAATATAAATTCAGTCGCCATTTTTTAAAATTCCTTTATTCTAACGAAATTTGTTCCTTTAAAATTAATAAAATTAAAGCACATTTAAAAATCAATTCTTTCTTTTTTAAAAAGTTTCTTCCAGTCCGTTTTAGACATGGAATCATTTTTAAATTTTTTCAAAACATGTTGACGTACAACGCCTACTAATCTGAGTTCGTTACATATCTGAAAAACGTTTTTATTTGAAGGCTTCTTTGCTTCTTTATCAGTTGTTTCCATAAACTTCTTGTGTAAAATTAATTGCATTAACGATTTGTTCTCTCATTATAGAAGGAGCTACAACCTCCATTTGAGTTGAAATTTCTATTGATTTCATAATTACAGGGACTGGAGTTATTTCATTATTTGCCATCAATTCTTTCATACTGAAATTAAATTGTGGGAATATATCTGAAAGTGTATCATGTGCTCCTAACATCACCTGATATAAAGTTTCACAAACCAGTATAGTTGAAAGAGTGTTATTTGAACTAACTACCAATTCATAAGTAGAAGCCTTTGTATCTCTATATTCCGGTTGAAACTCGCCCCCTATTATCTCCCCTTCTCCTACACTTCCTATGCTATTGTAATTACCACTTCTCCTTGCTGGTTCACGTAACCATATATTAGGAATTGCATTAAGATTTTTATTGTACTGAAGACTTACATTCAATTTGTTTGGGCTATACTTACTACGGCTAAATATACCTTTAGCCTCTGAATAAAAGTCGAATTTGTCATCAGTTATGTTATTCCACACTTTATATAAAAAAGATTGATTTTCCGTTCCATTTGCAATATTATCAGCTATATCTGTCCCGACAAAATTTATTAGACTTTCAATAACTGTTTTCATGTATATAATTGGTACTAATGCCATTTTTATCTGTTTAGTAAGAAATTGTTTACTTCTTCATCAACTATCTGTTCAGCATTTATTTGTTGAAGTGTTTTCTCCATTAATTTTAATGCTTTGAATCCGGGATGAACCCAACTATCCGGGTCACTTTTACTACTAATCCTTCTGAAAGTGAAATACCCACTTCTTTTTTCTTTCTCCGAAGAAGGCATATTCAATCTTGTTAACCCTTCATAAATAGGCGATTTGTGTTGATAGCCTGTTGTTGGGTTACTTCTTAATTTCTGATATTCAGCAGGAAGTTCATCTATTTTTACCCCTTGCGTTCTTCCTCCTTCCATTGTTTTACTTTGAACTACTCTTTCTACACTTTTTGGCATTTTGCTTTGAAAGAATGTTGATTCTGCTAATGCTTCAGAAGTAGCATGACGAAAAGGAACTGTAATATACCAACCCCCATCTTCAGTATATTTTTTCTTACTTGATTTCTCCATACCTTCTTTAATATCAAAAGAAGTTGCACCATCTTCTAACATTAAAGCTAAACTACTCTCACGAGGAGTTAATCCTATAATTGCATTCTTTTCATCAATACGCTCTACATACATTGAACGTTTATACTCATTACGTGTAGAACCTAAACTTTGATTGATATTATCTTCCCATTCTGTCATATAGGAATCAATAACCCTGTCCAATATCCGGGGTGTTAATGCTGAAACTTCTTCGGCAAGAATATTAAATTCCTCAATTGCTGGTGTTAAATCTACAGATATACCAAACATTACAAATAACTATTATCTTTCCACCCTGTTCCATCATAGTTGGGCTTTGCTCCTACAATTAAATGAACCCTACGTGCAACTGCATTCATAGGTAAAATAATATCTTTCCTTTGTCCTTCTTTATTTACAATTGTTGATCCCCTTAATTCGTGAGGTAAATCAATAACATGGTATTGTATTTCGTGCTTATATCTTATTGAAACAACCTTATTGTAATCGGTCGGGTAATTTGTTATTAGAAGGTTGATAACATACGGATTATTTTCGCTAATTGAATATTCGTCACTATTCAATCTTCTTAGTTTTTGTTCACTCCCATCAAATACAAATATTTCATAAACCTCTTTTACCTTATATGTGGTGAAAACAAATACCTCTGTTCCTGTATCTCTAACACTTAACACTTCTGAATAACGACTGTATTTGTCTGCAAAAGAAACCTTATCATAGAAAGATAGAGATTCTTTATCATCATCCCTTACCGTTAAAGATATTGTACCAGAAAGCTCTAAAGACCAATCTTTATATTGATTAGAAAGGTTAATCCCTGAAGCAATTGCGTCTGTCTTTATTGGATTAATAAATACCCACCCTGTACCAAAACAATTCTGACAAGAAGGTAAGGCACTCTCTCCTTCTCCTTCACATGGACATCTTACAGCCTTTTCGATAATACAGTTATACCCCTTAGTGGTAATTAAGGCATTGAAATCATCCCTACGAAATTCTACTTCCGGCTGCCCTATCAAATTAGCTGGCGTAGCTGTTCTTATATTTTGTCCTTCTAATGCCATATATTAAAGTACAGTAAAATTAAAGCCCTTATAATAACCCTTTAATCTTTTCAATGTCTCTTTTATTTCTTTTTCATATTGTTTTATCCTTGCTGATAGAGCAGCGTTCTCCGCTGACGAAGTTGTTGATATTGACTGACTTAAAGAATCTATACCTAAACTCATTGATGCTATTCCTGCACCTAACACAATATCTCCCCACACGTTCAGGATACCTAACGTGCTAAATTTACCCACTACATTAATTATATCTTCCGGTAAATTATCCTTACTAAACCCAGTTACATATTGTGCCCTCCAATAGTCAGGAATGTTTCTGTAACGTTGCAATCCTATCTGTGAGGTCATTCCAGTTAAAATAACATCCCCGGAAGTTTCTACTGAAGTTGTTCCTCCGTTAGGTACAATTGAAATTCTCCTATTAAATAACCCTTCACTATTGTCAGAAGAATAAAGCCATTCTCTGGGGTAAATAACCTGTTCTAACTTCCTTAACATACCTATTAGGGCTAATGGTTCATTTACCTGATAGGTGGTCTTAAATATAGGGAATTGACGGTAATAATCGTCTCTGTGATAAGAAACAGTTTCTTCATATAATTGAAGGGACATTTTTATATTCAAAAACTTTTCTATTTCTGATTGCCCTGCAAGAATATATGTTCTTTTTACTTCATTAGAAAGTACAGTACCGTCCTTTGACTTAAAATCTAAACCGTAAAAATACATAGCATCCATTTCCATTGCTGACATAACAATGCCTGTATTTTTACGGTATTTACTTATGAAAGTAATTTGAGGCATCTATTACTCTTTATCGAGTTCTAACAACTTATTGATAATTTGCTCTTTTGTTTTGATACCTTGAAGGCTTTTCCCTGATTCTTTATAGATAGCTTTCAAATCATCAAATGATTTTTCTTCAAGGGTTGCTTTCAAATCTTCTGAATTTGTATCTTCCAAGTCTTCTTCTTCAGTAGTTTCTTCGCCTTCCTCTGTTACTTTTTCAGGGGTTTCTATTTCAACTACTTTTTCTCCATTTAGAAGTTCATCAACTTTATTTTTCCAATCCTGAACCTCTAATTTCAACTTTTCAATCTTCTTATCTCTATCTTCTACCTTTTGTTTTTGAAGTTTCAATTGCTCATTAAGATGGTTTAGGGTTTCTTCGTCAGCAGGGTCTAATTCTTTACCCTTTTCATCTGTAATAGGAAGTTTACCTTCTTCAAAAAGATGGTCATATTTGGCTACCAATTCCTTTGCTTCCTTTTCATCTTCAATATTCAATTTACCCTTATTATCAAAAGTATATTCTTTTGATCCGAACCGAACTTTATGTCCGCTAAATTGCTTTTTTGTTGTTTCTAAAATCATAATAAATATTTATTGCGTTAATATAAAAAAGGGGAGGGGAATAATCTCCCTCCCCCTAAAAACCAAACCTATGAAACACTATTACTATGCAGTCTTTTTACCAATATTGTAAATGATACCAATCTTACCGGGCTGATAAAGAACAGGAGTACCATAATTCAGAACTGCGAACCTCAATGCTGGGCTTGTCTGGGCAAAGTCCATTCTCATTGTAGGAGCAAACTGAAGATATTCCATAATATCAGGAGACTTGTAATAAACAAGTGCTCTGTAAGTGTTAGGAAGAATACGGTTACGGTCACGAACCAAACCAGCTGCACCACCATCAAATCCGGCTGCCAATTCTGAAGCAGAAACTTCAAAGATTGGGTAAAACTTAGCAGTTTGATAATTAGCAACGTCAGCTTCAGTACGATAAATCACGAATGATTCAGCAGCGTATGCTCCGGCGGTTGCAGTAAATTTCAAATCAACACTTTCAGTAGTTGCTACTGCCTGTGCAGAAGTACTAACAATTTGCATGGGAGCTTCACCGTAACGGTTCTTAGCTGCCACAGCGTAGAAATAAGAACCAGCACTATCACCAAACTTAGTTTTTGTGTCAGTAGCTACAGCAATAGGGGTTGAACTATCCATTGTTACAGCAGCAGGAGCTTTGTCGTTAGAGGCACCAGCATTCCATGCTTTTGCTTCCTTACGGTCAAAGAACTTATCGTTTTCAATAGTAACTTTACCATACTGAGTAGTAATGGTTGCTACTGATTGCCCCATGTTTGCGCCTTCTACACCATTAACACCACCTACAAGAACTTGCTTGTACTGTTGGAATTGCTTAGCATAGTCATTGAAAACAGCAGGGTTTGAAACAATATGGCTAACCTCACCGAAACGAGTGTTAACAACACCATCAACACTATCCTGAACCATTGAATCACTAAGGATATATCCACGTGCATCACTTACTGAAGCATCATCTCCAAAGTAATTGTCGAAAAGAGTTTCAGGAGACATTCCAGAAGTAGGAGCATAAATTTCATTTACCCCCAAAAGGTGTTGACGGAAAATACCATCAAATTCACTTTCAATCTTGGAACTGTCGGCAATAGACAACTTCTTATCAATCTCACGAAGCAATTGAGAAGTTTTATTTTCAACTTCTCGTGCCAAGCTGTTCTTCCCATCAGCAGTCTTAACCAACATAGAAGGATGAGTAACTTGACCACCAAGTCCCATAAACTTAGCTACGATTGACTTCCTACGGTAGTCAGAAGTAGTGAAAGAAGGGGTTTCTCCTTCAAGGTTAAAAATACCTGCATCCTGTCCGTAACGAACCAACTGGTTATATTCATGGACAGTATTGTAAATCTTTTGCTTGTTAATGCCGTTCCACAATACAAGGTCAGAAAGTTTATTTTCCAGTACTTTAACTACTGCATCAAGACTTTCAACTTTTAAACCGGGGCCGTTATGAATTTGGTCATTGTAATCACGACCAGTTCCCAATCCGGCTTCCATTGCTTTCACAATGTCTTGAGCATTATCATTCATCGCTTTGGGGTCAAATCCTTGCCCACTATAATTATATAAATCTGTCATTATTCTAAATATATCTTTTTTTAAAACGAAATTCTATTATTTAACGATACGAATACCTTTGTTTTCGTACAAATATTTACAAACATTTTCAGTAGGTAGAGAGTTTCCACCAATAACATTCATCAAGTCACTTTCAATTTGACCTTTCATCAAATCATCTTTTTCTTCAGACATTGATTTCAGCATGATTTCACCAATTTGCTCTCTATCTTTAGCTACTGATAGAATAGTTCTGTCTTCTTCATCTTTTAAAGTTTCCCCTTTTTCAAAATACTGAACTTGACGTACAGATTTAGGTTCTGGAGCTTCATTACCAATCTTTTCAATCTTAGCATTCATGTTTGAAAGCATTTCTGTAAGACCTGAAATTGATTTTTGAAGTTCATCAACCTGAGTAAATCTATCCTCAAAAGATTTAATTAAGTCAGAATTATCAGATTTTTCAATTTTTTCTTCCTTTGGTGTTTCTTCTGATTTTTCTACCTTATCTTCTTTTTCCTCAGTATCTTTTTCTTCATCATCTTCAGATTCCTCTTCTTTCTCAACCTTAACGGTTACTTCTGTTTCGTCTTCAGAATCTTCTTTTTTCTCAGCCTTCTCAATGCTATCTTCTGCACCAAGTTTAATATTGCCTTTTTCAATAGCATCCTTGATTTCATCATCGGACATAAATCCTTTTAGAATATCAAGAATTTCTTTATCAGTATTTGTCATTTTCCAATATTGTCTATGTTTATAAACGAACTTTAATATAAAGTTAATAAATATTCCTAACCTACAAAAATTTTACGTAAAATATTTTGAGAAAAACTTTTTTCTATTACTCCTTTCTTAGACATCTCAATAATAAACTTAGCTTTCTGTAAGTTTTTTTCTTTAGGGTCAAGTGATTCTTTTGTTAATGCATCGTGGCTTTCGGTAGTTACTGTCTTTTTTAACCCATTTCTATCTATCTTAATAGAAAGGTCTTTATTTACAGTTAAAATTGAACCATCTTCCAGCTCATATTGCATAATATATGCTTCATTTGTAATTTCCGGTACTGGTTCTATATAATCTTTTTCTTGTTTTCCTTTTGCTATATCTAACCAACTATTTGAATTTATAGGAGCAAATGTTACAGCACAATGTCTAATTTTTGCTTTAGTAATCTTGTTTTTATTCCAAGGGTCTTTTTCTATTGATTTACCTTCAATACTAAACCCTGCTCTTCTTTTTGAACCACTCTTTTTCATTGCAAGGATAGTATCATAAAAATCCCTTGCTTTTTGTTGATGTTCCCAAAGCTTTGCTTTTATGAAAAATTGTTCTCCTTTCACATAAGCATCTACTGGTTCACCAATCCATGAAGAAGGATCTGCCTTTCGTGTCGGAAAATGTTCAAGATTTATAAGCCCACTTGATAAAAATTCACTAAAATCATAGCCGGAAGGTAATAACTGCTGCCCTTCAGAATCTTGACTATCATCTGATGCTAACCCAGTTATTGTCATATTTTTATACCTATCTTTCCCTTTTGAATTAGAAGCTTTCTCAAACTCTTCCTCTGGTATGTCACACCCTACAAAAAAATTAAATTTATTATCTTTCATTTTTAATATTTAGAAAACTCTTCAACGCTACCCGGAGCATTTACTAAGTGATGTATATCGAACTCTTTTACAAGAACATCTCCTGCAACTACATTATCATCTCTGTAAATAATTATATCCATAACAGAACTAACTCTATCTATACCTGTTCCATCAATGGGAGGAAATGATAAAATTTGTAATAATGGTTGTCCTTCATAATTAAAAACAACCTCATTATGGGTTTCTATTGTTGTAAAAGTTTCTGGAGGTGTTTCTCCGTTTTTATACCACCTGTAATCCATCTTAAAAGTGGGGACTTCAGCTTCATCTTGAATAAAATGGATATGGGGACGTAATTCGCTCTCTAATTTCCATTCGTGAGGCATTTGAGATATTATATAAATTTTTTCTGTCGTATCATTTTGAGGAAACAATAAACCTATCTCTGTTTCATCAAAATCTGGCTTTAAATTTGAACCTTGTTTTGTTTGAGTTACTGGAAATCTTAAATCATCCCAAAAATCACCATATATCTTACTTAAAAGGTCATAATTGTGATCTACAAGGGAAAGGATTGATTGTATCTCCCCTAAACTGAAAAAATCGAAAAAGTCTTTTCGTATATTTTCTTTTACTTTATCTCTATCTATCATTTTAATAATCATCTACTACGTGACCACGAACTGTCATTTGAAACGAAGTTAGTGCTGTTAAATCTTCCCAATCTATATGTACTGATACAAGGTTTGTATCTTTTCCACAGAACAGTTGAAATACTCTCTCTTGTTATGTTAGAAAGTCAAAATCTTTCAGAACATGAACTTTAGTTGCTTGTGACATCTTTTCCCCATTTATTAAATTCTTCCTGTTTCTCTTTATTACTCTCTGAGTACAACAAAGAATCTATTAATTCAAACCTTTCCTTCTTATTAATTTCAGAATATTTTGAATCAATGAACTTTATTACACTCTCATACCTTTCTAATTGAAAAGGTTTAAATGAAGATACCCGCTTAGGGTGGAGTTCTATATCCATTACAAATCCGCCATCTTCTGTTTCTCCTAAGAAACTTACAACTTTACTCATCTTTCTCCCCTTTCTTATCCGAAGACGGGCTTTCTTCTCCCGTCTTCTTTTCTGCTTCGCCACTTACACCTTCTTCTGGACGATCAGATTCATTTTCTTCCGTTTCCCTACGTTTTAGCTCCTTTTTAGCTGCTACCCTTAGCTCTTCATCTTTTCCTTTAGAAGCGTTCTCTAATGCCTCCTGAGACGCATTTTTAGCGTATTCTTCTATTGATTGTTTAGGTTTGGATTCTTTATCATCTTCTTTTTTATCATTACCCTGTTTTCCTTCTTCTTGATTAGAGGATTCTCCATACTTTTTACCTACACGTTTTAAACGTCTGTTTTCAGCGTTGTCTGAATAAACACCTGAACGGGATTTTTCTATGCTCTCTTCATCTTCTTCAACCTTTTTCAACCCCTTATCTTCAATCTTATTCAGTTTTTCTTTGTATTCCTTTAGTTCTTTCTTTTGTATTTTCAACTCTTCCTTTACAGCATCGCTACTGTCAGCAAATGGAGAAATTACTTTTATTAATCTCTCATGTTCCTGAATCATTTCCCATAGATGTTCTTTTTCTTTGAACTCTTCTTTAGAACGGGCTTGTTTATGTTCATAACCACCGGGTTCTTTTTCTTCTTTCTCTCTTTTAGGTGATTCTTTAACTTCGTGGGCTCCGTATTCCTCTTTTGTTTCTCCGGGGTAATGTTTTTCTTCAGGAAAAGATTTTAAAAGAATATCTTCAGATATAATCCCATTTATATATAAATACTCTAATAAATCTTCACTTTTCTTAAATTCACCTGTTTCTTCAATTTCTTTTATTTTATTCTTGATTATATTCCGTACCTCTTCTTTGCTTACCAGTCCTTCGCTATATTGTTTCCCTAAATCTCTTTCAAGATACCTCTTAAAAGCCCTTCTTGGAAGTTTATACTCTTTTTCTTTTAACTTATTAAGGTGGTTTATTTCAAAATCTATTGTTTTGTATTGAGGATCAAAAGAAAACTTTGTGCCATATAAATCAAATTCAAACTTTTTTTTATTTTCTTCTTGTTCTAACTTTTCTTTCTCTAATTTCTTTTTATTCCCAAACTCCTTGAATTTTTTATCAGCTCGCTTATATTCATCAATATAAGTGTCTAACATATTTGATGCTAACCCATAATCGTCACCGTTTATTTTCTCTAACAGAGGTGTCTTTATTTTAGAATAATCATTTTTGTAATAATATTCTTCTGGATCTAAATCCAAATCAATTTTTGATATTTGTGATTGTAAATTTTCAATATTACCAAATATATCTTTTAATTTTTTAGCACTTATCCCAGCTGACGTATCTATTGAAATTTCAAATGAATTACTTTTACTATTAAAATCGGTAAATTCAATAGGTTTCCACTCTTCAACAGAATCTATAGCTTTAGAATGATTAGCAATCCTTATATCATACTCATTACCATTTTTATCTTGTGTTTTCACATAAATAGAGGAGGTACTTCTTGAAAAATTTACATCAAAGTCTTGATTTTTATTATCTAAATAATTTTTTACTCCTTTATATGTCTGTGCCGGATTAGTGTTTGTTTTCACAATAAATCTACCTCTTCTACCTACAGGCATTTTTTGTGTCTCTACATCAAACAATTCTTTTTTACCTTTCTCTCCAACATTACTTCCATACTTCTGACCAACTCTTCCTTTCTTCCTATTTTCTGGAGTATCTTTATACACTCCACTTCTCGCTTTCTCAATCAACCCCTCCCCTAATTCCTTGCTTATCTGTCCTGAACTAACAGCCTTAATTATCTTTACTTCCTTTTCCTCAAACCCAAGAACCTTATACAAATTCTCCTTCATATTGAAAGGCATTTCTATATCTTCCAATTCTGTATATTCTATCCACTTGTAATCTTGACCTTCTTTGTTCTGAACTACAACTTGAGTTTCTTCTTTTAAATCTACCTTGAAATAGTGAATCTCTTTACCTTCTTTGTCGTAAACAGCTATCTCTTCCAATTCATCTACCCAAATACCTGTTTCTTCAAACAATTCTCTTTGTGCTGCTTCTAAAAACTCTTCTCCTGTATCTACGTGGCCTCCGGGAACTCCCCACTTACTGCCGTTATTATCGTGTTGGTCACGTTGAACTAATAATAACTTACCGTCCTTATCGTAAACAAGAATATCTGAATATTTTGTTTTACCTGTTTTTGCTTTCAATATTAGGTCATACTCTCGTAAACCTATTTCTTTGTTTTTGTATTTATTTTTAAGGTTGTCGAAAAATTCTATTTCTTTTACTGCTTTGCTTATTTCCGGGTCTGACAATAGTTTGTCACACTTACTTTTTATTTCTTTACGTTTCATTAGAACTTCATGAATTTCTTTCTTGTGAGACTCCACAAAGTTAATATGCCGTACTTGTACTGACTTAGCTATATCATCACTTAACCCTTTAGATTTGAGTAATTGTTTATAGTTCTCATTTTTTACAGTGAAATCCTCTGCTATTTCGTCAATACGTTCGTTTAAACCCATTAGGGATTTGTGCAATTCAGAGTAGTTTTCTACTTTTTCTTGCTTATTGTCAAGGCCTAATAATCTACGCAGTTTTAATATCATGATATTTGTTTATTCTACACCTAAATGATTAGCTACACGAATAGGCAGTTTATACTCTTTATTTTCTTTGATATTGTCAATCATTTTCTTTGTGAAACCTAAATTCTCCTTAGCTTGAATCATTTCGTGAGTATATCGGTTATATTCACGCATTTTTTCTTGCTTTTTTGGAGAGATAACTGGTTCATCCTCTTCTTTATTTACCTCATATCCGTAATCAGAGGTCTCTTGTGGGCCTTCAGAAATATAATCTTTAGGGTAAATCTGTTTGTAACTATACTTGTAAATAGAAGGCATTTCAGGACAGGTATCCATTGGTTTTTCTCCTATTTCGTTTGAAATAGTTCCCATCTTACGTATGCAATGCTCAAGAGTGTTGATGATTGCCCCCTTATGTACCAGTAGCTTTTCTTTTACCTCTGAACCTTTTACATTCACATCCCCTAATTCAGTATTCTCAAGTTCATGAATGATAAAATAATTCAATGATTTTTGAATATCCTGCTCTTCTTGTTTGATGTCTTCCTTGTTTATCATAGTTTAGTAACCAATAATGTAATTAGAACGGCTATTGAACCTCCAAGTGTTCCGAAAAAGCCAGCAACAAAACTTGTTTTCATACTTAATGTTGCCATATTCTTCTTTAAATCAGAAATTTCTTGCAACATTTCGTTTTTAAATGATTTAAAATCCTCCCTCATTTCGTTAATAGAGGCTAACACGTGGACTTTATATTCATTCCAGTCATTCTGTTCACTCATCATTTCATTTATATTTGTTCCTTCACGAATTTCATCTTCTAAATATTTCAATTTTTTCTTTTCCAATCTAAACCTATATAATGAATACAAGAAAGAGAACAATCCTGCCAAAAAAGGCACTAAAACTATATATTTTACCACGACACATATCACAAGAATTTTACACAAATATATTTAGCCCACTTAAAAATAATAAAATTTTACCACTTTTAAAAGTAATATTAAACATATTTAGTAACATCGCCTATTTGAATAGGTATCTTTCTTGTTCTCTTCACTCTTTCTTTTATTTCTTTTTGTTTTAGGGAAAATTTACCTTTTTCTTCGTCCCATTCGTAACCCTTTGGTATCTTACGTAAATGGCATCTACAGTGGGGATGCACCGAGCCAATTACAGGCTTCCAATCGGCTACTTTCCTTCCTACATTTGTTCCATTGGCTGACAATTCTGATAACTTAAACACTATCGGTTTACTCCCAATCCCATTAGTCAAATGTAAACGTATGCAATGACGACATGCGCCTTGGAATGTGTCTTTAAATACCCTTGCATCGTCTCCCTCCTGTTCTCTTATTACACTTTCCCGTCCTTGTTGAAAAATGTCGTTACATTCTGTTTCGATTATTCTTGCCCAATCGTGGTTCCAAACTTCTGTTCTATGACCTATATCGCTTACTATTGACTTCAAACTTTTACGCTCCAGCGTTCCCCTTTCTATTTCTTCTTTTACTGCCTTACGTCTTTCTTCTCTTAACTTATCATCTTCATTGAAAAGTATATTAGAAACGTCTCCCTTTACCTTAGTTCCTAATCCTTTTAGGTGGGTATATGTCTTTTGTTTCGCTGCTTCGTATTCTGCCTGTTCTCTTTTGGATAGAGGAATGTACTGACCTTGTTTAATATGCTTTAGAAAGTCATCATATTTTATATCCTTTGCATCCTTTTCTTGAAGCATAACAGACAACCTTCCCCACATCAAACTTTGATAGTAAGTTGGAACCCCTGCCTCTATTTTATCAATATCTACACCGTTGGAACGTAAAATATATTTATCGAAGTCGTCTAATGAATCTTTCCCCAAAACTTGCATAATGAGGAAAGATTGATGATAATCGACAATCGAAAGTATTTCTCTTATTTGGTCAACTGTGAACATTTACTCTTCGTCTAAATTAACTTTCTTTACTTTACGTCTCACTTTTCGGTCGTAGCTCTTCTTTTTATTCTTCTCTTCCCTTTGACCTTTCTTAAAAGATTTGCCCATTGTTTAATTTGCTCTAAAGAACCTTTCTTTTATTTTATCTCCATTTTCATACTCAAACTTAACCCAACAACCCCCCATGTTAGGTGGTGGAAATTCTTTTGTGTCGGCCCACGAACTGTCAGTAAATGAATCGTCCTTGTATGTGCCTAAACTAATGTGAGTTTGTTCCTTTTTAAGGATATTGCCTTTTTGTGTTACAGATACCATAGGTAGAGCAACAATCCATTCATTATGTATATGCCCAGAAACAAATATATCTGCACTAATGTAATTTTGCCTTCTATTTGTTTTTATTACCCCACGTGTAACTGGTGAATTACCTCCTGAACCGTGATTAAAATAGAGTAGTCTTGAATCTGAAACATGTCCTCCTTTTTTAGAGAAGTTGTCCCTTAATGATAACCTTACAAACCCTGAATAATCTCCTAATTGGATACCTAATCTTTCTGCAAAGTTCCTTAAAACATTAACCTCTTGTCTTTTTAGAACACTTAATTCATGGTTTCCATAAGTAACCAACTTAATATTGTCTTTATACGGTTCAAAGAACTTAATTGCATCCCTAACTAAAGCATCAAAATAATCCTTTACATGATATTCTGGACGTAAATCTGATTTATCCCCACGTGGATCATAACGTCCTTGCATCATGTCAAATAAGTCACCAAAAATATATATCTGAGCGTTTTTCTCTTTTGCTTCGTCTAAATGTTTCTTTAAAAGTTTTCTATCACAATGTTTACTATCAAAATGAACATCACTTAATAATAGCACCCAACTCTCCCAATCTTTCTTCCTCTCTACCTTGATACGTGATGTAAAGATGTCATTAGTCTTTTTAAATTCAACCATTCTTTAGAAATTTAGTCATTTTATACGTTATATCGGCCCTCATTTTGTTAATCTGTAATTTAAAATCGTCTTTTGATTTATTTTCTATTACTTCACTTACATTAGGATAACGGTATGGGTCTTTTGCTTTCGCTTTAGCTGGACGTATTGTTTTTTTATCAATTTTAACCATATTAACCTACTTCTAAAATATGCATATTACCTTTAGAGTAAACAACTCTTGCTTCTGAAGCATCAAATGACTCCCCGTCCCCTGTGCCATCAAATTTAGACTCCTTACTTTCAACATAGTTAACTAACTCTCCTAAATTATCCATATCATCTAAATCATCATCATCAACTTTATGGGATGACAATTCGCCGGGAGAATTAACGTTATCAACAAGTACCCAGTACCCATCGTAAAGTTCTTTTATTTCATATTCCCCATTATTTATACTGACAGAATCATAATCAATATCTATCTTAATGTTCTCATCAATCAAAATATCAAATCCAGAAATACTATATTCTGTTTCTTCCCCTTCATCTAAATTTTCTTTAATCTCTTTAATCTCGTTACCTAAATCATAAGCAGATTCAGCTTCCACGCCATCCCCTCCAAAATTCCAACTACTCCATCCTCTTTTCAAATCCTCTTCAATATGGTCTGAAAATCTTACAAAATATTCGTGATCTTCACTAAGTTTATAAGATAAAGGTTCTCCTTTATGATCTTCTTTTTTTATGTTTTTGGTAGGCTTTTCTTTCTTTCCTCCATACTTCATACCAACTCTTCCCAATTTTCTATTTTCAGGAGTATCTTTGTACACACCACTTCTTGCTTTTTCTATTAAATTATCACAACTGTAATCAAAAGATTTTTTAATAAAATCTTTTCTTTCTTTATGATAATTATTTATCTCTTCTTCAAATTTCATATTAGTTATCTAATTTCCCTTTAAACAAGTTATCTATATATTTCATTGACTCTGCTGCAATCGGGTCTGATTTGGCTGATTTTTCATACTCATCGAATGGATTTTGAACTCCCTCATCACCTTCTCCGGTTTCTTCATCTACCAAATCATTCATTTCCTGTCCACCAAATTGTTTAGCTTGTTGTGCTGTTTGGAATACTTGGTTTAGAATGGTGTCTTTTTCTGAATCAAATTCACGTCCTGTATATTTCTCAAACATATCCTCATGACTTACAAAGCCAGCTTCAGACTTTTTCTTGTCTAATTCTACCTGTCTTTCTTCGTCTTCTACCTCTACCCCTGTAAATTGAAATTCATACTTCTCGTCTATTTCACTTACAATAAATTTGTTGATTAACTTCTGTAAGAATCTTAATAGAGGGGTTAATCCTTTCTTTTGTGAGTGATCTAATCTTTCTCTTTGTCCATCTTGACCGAACATGTCTTTTTGGTTCTTAAAGTGGAAACCAAGCTCAGAGGGGTCTATTTTGTACATAGAACAGAACATTACAATTAGGAACTCATTCCAATTTTGGAACTCCATATCCCTGTTATTTTTCTGCAAATCAACCCATTCCATATCTAACCCTTCGAAGACCGGGATTTTATGGGAGTTGTGAGAAAGTATTCCGTTAGCTATAAACTGATTCTCATTATCGAAAATCTGAACGTCATACATTTCTTCTTTATCTTCAAACTCTTCAAGTTTTACTATCTTTTCAAAATGGAAATATTTTAATTCATTAGAAGGGTTTACCTTTTTAAACAAACCTTTTATCTTTTCCCATAAACTAACTGAAGACTTATTTATCATCAAGAAATCACCTTCTTTTAAATCTGAACGCAATTTCCAAACAATATCACCTTCTTCATTAACTGTTTTGAATCTATGATCTGGAGATGACTTAATAGTCATTCCATTATTTAGGGTTATCTTATTTAAAACTTTTTCTCCTGACTTATACACCAAACCTTTTTCAAACTTCTTACCAGTCCAAATTTCAGTATATTTGTCTTCGCTGTTCTCTACAAAAAACTCTTGTAATTCCTTTCTTCCTTCTCTTGTAATAATAAAAGTATCTCCACTAAGACAATTGTGAACTCCCGACATCATCTGCCTCCATGCCTGACGAAATTCATTGAGAACATTATTACTCATGTTCCCCTCTTTCATCTTGATAAATCCTTTAGGTTGACTTCCTTGTTTAAAGAAGTTACCGTTGTATTGCATACCCCAAAGAATCCACGTTACAAGTTCTATTCCGGCTTCTAATTCGCTTACACCGTATCCATTCAATCTTACATTAGAGGACTTATTACGTACTCCATACATCAATTCCCAAGGGTAATAAACAACTGGTCTTCCTGTGATGTGATTAGTTACTATATTTTGATTCCAGACCTGTGCATATTTAGGAAGGTAGCCATTCCTTTCCATTCCCTTAAATTGGTCTTTAAATCTTTGGTCATTGCTATCCAATATACGGATTGTTGAACCATCTACTGCTACGTGCTTGAATAAATCCCCTTTTCTATCTCGGATTATCTCTGCTGTGGCTTGGTCAACAGTTAGTGAATCCTTTACTATCTTACTTACAAATTCTACAAGGTCTTCTCCATCATCCCACTTTCCACCTCTACCTCCGTATTCAAGATAGTTTACTATGTATTCTATTTTCTTTTTATCTTCTGAAGTAAGTTCTTTTTCTTTGTCTTCAAACAACCCTTTCTTTCTTACAATAGTGTATCCTGCTTTCTCTTCATCGTTAGAGAATTTTAGGAAGTTCTTAACTTGGTCTAACCGGGTGTTTATTATAGAATATACAATGGGAATATTCCCCATCTTCTGAAGAACTTCAAAGGGTACTCCGCTATAATTTTCTTTATACCCTCTTCCTGTATGGTAAGCTGCTTCGTCAGGTACGAAAAGGTGTGACTTTAAGTCTGGAGATTTTTGTGGTTTCTTAGTTGATTCAAGGTAGTTTTGTGCCTTAATTATTTCGGACACGTCTGTACTTTCAAGAGAAGACTTTAATACATTGTCTTTATGTAGAGACAAGCCTTTTATGATACTGTCAATTTGATTAAGTGACAAATCCTGAACATTCAGGTTTTCTGTACTTAAAATTGATTCTTTAGCCTGTTCTTTTTCTTGAGACATATTTAATTTTTCAAATATATTAAAACGTAAAAACCTCAACAGACCTAATTAAAGACCTGTTGAGGAAAACTTAACTATTATGGATTAATCAGAAAGTCCATTAATTAAGCAGCTGTGGTAAATGTTCTAACTTCGCTTTCTGAAGTAAGATCACCTGATTTAGCTACGATTTGCCAGCTATATTCAGTAGCTGCTGTAAGTCCTGTGTAAGAATAAGTAGTTCCAGTTTCTCCTTCTGAAGTTGGTGAAGCTGGCTTTTCTCCCGAAGCTTCCCATAGGTAAACATCATATTCGTCTGCTCCGTAAACTTCTTCCCAAGTTAGGTCTCCAGCCACTGCAATATCTGTTGCTCCGGCTTCAGGACTTACAAGTGTTGCTCCGGCAATATTTAGTATTTCGGGGCCGTTATCCAAGTCATAAACTGTTAGATAAAGTCCTGTATTGATTGCCTTTTGCATTAGTTCTGTTTCGGTAACAGATTCTACTACATAGTCAAGTCCCAACTTAGTTGCTTCTGAAAGTGTTCCTTGAATGTCATTAATGAATAGTTTATCGTAACTACCTATTCCATCAGTAATGATGTCTATATCTACTGATTTATCTTGATTGTGAAATTTATATGTTTTTGCCATTTTTAATTAGTGTGATATATTATTTGTGCGAAATTTTATTTAATTTTTAGGAGGCACTTTAAATTTTTTGCCCGTTTTATCATGAATTAAAACGCCTGTTGGTCTTAGTGGAGAATCTGGTTTACTTCCTTCATTGTGAAACTTTCCTATTTCAAACCCATCGCCAGTTAATTCTTTTAATTGTGAATCTAAAGGTTTATCTGGAGATAATGTTTTTAATTCTTTCACCTCTTCCTTAGATGAATCTTCACCACCTTTAGTTTCTTTCTCTTCCTTCCCCTCTTTCTTCTCTCCAGCTTCTGGTTTACCTTTTAATTCATTCAAAAATTTAACCTTTTCATCTTCTGTCTTTAAAGATTCATACTTATCTAAGTTACTGTTTCTTTCTTCTGTTGTTTTACCCCAATCCAAATTATTCATGGTTGGTTTTTTCATATCTTTCCCTTTCTTCTCAGTTCCCTTCTTCCCTTCCTTAGAAACTCCATACTTCATACCCACAACACCTTTTTTGCGATTATATGGAGTGTCCTTATATACACCACTCCGTGCTTTCATTAGGTTGCCTTCTTCATCTTTGTCCCACTTTACCTGAGAAGGGCGGTAAAACATAACTGATTTAGTGAGGTCTGCTTCAATCACTACTACCTTATTCAGGGATTTGCTATCAATAATGAAGTCGTTCAACTCTCCCTTTTCTATTTCGTCAAGTTCATCTACTTCTGACTTCTCAATTAGTTTCTTCTTGTCCGAAAGCCACGCATTCACTTCTTGTTCGGTAAAGACTTCGAGGTCATTCAAACGTGCGCTCTTTTCAAAGTCTTCTCTTGTTATTGTGTTATCTTGAATCATGTTAATATGATTGTTTACCAATTTTGTACGAATTATTACTTAAAATTAAAACTTTAAAGGTTAAAAACAAAATTTTAAGGCATATTTTTATCCTTTTCTTCTTTTAAAACATTTTTCTTTCACGTACCAATATACCCTGTTCCAGTTCTTGATAGAGATTATGCCTTTGTTGTATAAAAAGATGAGATACCCTGTTGGTACATCCTTCATCTTTCTTCCTGCATACTTTCCAAAAGGCATATCACTGTCTTCGTTCATCTTACTGTTTCCTTTGAACTCTTAATCTTAATGTGATAAACTTTTGATACTTATACTCCGGGTGTAACAATTCTCTTGCATCTACGTGAATGTGATCCATTACCTGATGAGCAAACACTTTCTTTGCTCTTTGTATTTCATCTTCCAACATATATTGACCCCGTTCTTCATTCATTCCTGCCAGATTGATAGTCTTCTCCATTGTTAGTGTATCAAATGGAATATCTTCTACAACGAATGATGAAGTAGAATGTAATGGGGAATTGTGTTTATACCCTATGTATTCTAATAGTTCTTCTCTTAGGAAGGCTGCTAATGCTCTTTTAATTCTTGTTTTTAATTTCATGGCTTAATCTAATTTTAAGTTTTCTTTTTCGTGATCCTCTTTTATTCTTTCGTGAAAAGTTTCTTCTCCATCATCTCCAGATAGAAGGTAATCTATTCTTTTGAGATATATTTGCGCCTTTTTTATTAATTCAAAGCCTATTTTAAAGCGTTTTAGTGTCTCTTCAGTATATTCGTCCGGGTTGTCTTTTATATGGCTTTCTATAACCTCTAAAGCATCTTCCCATTCGTATCTTGATTGTAGATAGTCAAATCTTCCCCCACTCATTATCTATCCTCCAACTTTTCTTCCAACCATTTTATATATTCAATGATGTCTGGAATATCATCAAGCATATCATTTACACCTTCAACCTTATCCCATGCTTCTTTTATTTCTTCTGCTCTTTTGTCCCATTTGTCGGCTATTTTAATACCTAAATCTGAACAAAGAAACTCTTCATTTTCTGTGTCATAAACCTCCTCTTCAAACGTTTCCTCAAACTCTTCTGTGATACTTAGAGAAATATCTTCTCCAAATGGTTCAAACTGTTCAAGTACATCAGGTTTTGCTGAATGACCTCTGTCTGTTTTAAATTCACGAAGTAAATCTTGTCTGTTCTTTTTCATCTCTTTATTTTTTGTATTTGTTTAGGGTGCTAATTTGGTTACTTTATATTGAAAAACAAAATTATTTATCAAGTTTTAATAAAAAGGGGATAAAAGTGACGTTTCACCATATCCCCTCTCCTAACCAAAATTGAACCTACGAAACCCTACCTACTTATCTTTATTTCTCTTTTTATCTTCCCTGATACACTTTATTAGGGTTGATTTGTCTCCTTGAATGATCTGCATAGCCTTTATCCTAAAAATTTAACTTCCTTTACTTTACACAAAATATCATCAAACTTACGTTCCCAATAGTGGAATGGTAAACTTTCTCCTTTCTCTAAAGCTGTTTCTGCATCAAAACTTTGAATCCAGTCTTCATTTATGCCAGCAATACGATTGAACTTATTCCTATATCTCTCAGCCTTTTCTTTATTAGAAGTTGAGAATAGGAAGTGGATGCCATCGTCAACGTGAACTATTACTATGTAATGTTTCATCCTTTCTATTCTCTAAATTCTACTTCTGTTATGCTTGCTTTTGGATTGTAATACAACCTTTCCCAATACATGAATGGTAAAACATTTCTGTCCCGGATGTTGTAATTTTCTACCCATTCTTTTGCTGTTTCCTTTATCCGGTTGAACTTGTTCTTCCACTCTTCCGCTTTCTCTTTATTAGGGGTTGTGAAGATGTGGTAATCTGTCTTATCTTCATATTCCCCGGTTGCGATTGTTACAAGATAGTGTTTCATGGTTTAACCCTCCATTTTTGTTAGTAATTCGTCTATTTCCGCTCCTGTTTTACATTCAGAGATGCTATTTATCAGTTTTAATTTAGAACGCCTTACTGCCTTCTTAAACATCTTTTCTCCTTCTTGTCTAAACCAGACACATGAATCTGAAGTTGTTTGTGCTGGATTTAAAGCCGGGTTTGGTGCACTGGGTACTGAAATGATCTCAACCTTTCTGTCTTGATGTTCAATTATCACCCCTCTTATTGTTGTCCAGATTTTCATTTTTGTCTTGTAAAAAGGTTTCAAGTTCTTTAATTATCTCTTTGTATGCTTCTTTCTTTCCACTTTTAACACCCCAAGAAATAGAAGCAGGAATGACACTCATTTCGTATTCAAGCCTTTTTATTTCCTCTTTGTAATAGAATATCATCCCTCTTATCTTTTCTTTTGTAGAATCAGATATGTAGTGTGGCATGAGTTCTAACTTATTGTCATTATATGCTGTTTGTTAATAGAGATTGGTTCCTCTACCTGTTCATTAGGGAAATCTAAACCTCTATCAAGAGTTACTTTGCGAGTTAAGTGTATAATTCCAACTTTAGAGAAGATAAACAAACTCTTTACTTTTTCGTAGTCTTCCGTTACATGAAGTAGTTCTCCTGTTGATAGTTTTAGTGTTGCCATAGGTTTGTTGGTTTTAAAATGAATCTTTAAAATTTGTTTGAGTAAGTTGTTGTGATATAATTAGCTAAAGGTTTGATTTTATATATGAGAGTTAGCAACTATACATTCATTGCTTCAAGGTCATCATCTGTATAAGTGCTTTCTTTTGTAAGTGGAAATTCACCACAGTAGCAAAACATTGTATCAGTTACATTGCATAAGCAACCTTTGCAGTATCTTTTTTCTTTACCGCAAGTACAGTTGCTAACATCAGATATGCCCAGTTTGGGGTTCTGTGTTTCATTTAAAGTTTCTACATTTTTATTCATTTTGTCTATTATTTAAAGTTTCTACTATTTAATCCCAAACTGGGCATATCTGCAACCGTTAGCTATAAGTGCCACATTCGTTCTTTTAACGTTTCATTTATCACAAGCAAATTAAAGTCTTTTATATTGAAATACAAAATAGAGAGTCAAGTTTTAATTCAAATAGGGTTTATTTATTTCGTCTTCCGGGGATTCTTCGTTAGAATATAGGTTACTTTCATACTCCTTTATTTTAGCTTTTAATTCTTTGTTTTTCAATGTTTTGTTTTCTACTCTCAAATCTCCATTTTCTTCAATTATATTTTCAAGTTCACTTAAAAGATTTTCAGTGCATTTATTTTCATTAGAGGAAAATTCATTTAATGTCATACCTTTTATTTCTTCCCTTTTTACATTCATAGTATTATTATTTTTAATATTAGGAAAAAAACCTCCCTAATCTATAAATAAAAGAATGTTCGGGAAAATCCAAAATTTTCCCTAATTCCTATATTTAGTTTTTTTTAAAAAAAAGCTTAATTGAACTTCTACCTTTTTTTTAAAAAAAAGGTTAGAATTATAAATTGCGACAAAGCAATATATAAGTAGTTCATCTAATTATTACCTTTAAAGGTAGTACGTTCAAACATGTAAGCATTAGGGCCAAGCCTTAGAAGTTTTTGTCTTGTTTTAGCGTTGTCTGGATTCCTCTCTATTAATCCACATTCACAAAGTTTTTTGATTCTTCTATATATTGGATTGCCAGATGCAATAGGCAGCAAAGGAAGATCTTTTATTATTTTAGATTCGCAAATAAAATACCAGTCACCTCTATTATCGTTAGTAACCCACGTGTCAACATGTTCTCCTTTTGATTTTTTATCTTGAGTGTAGTGAATTATAGATTTAATGTCAAGAAAAATAGCAACATCTATTATATCTATATTCCAACCTTTTTCAACGATTAATTTTTGGTTAATGGGGGGAATTGAATAGAGGAAGTTGTAGTCTTTTGTTCCTCCTTCAGTGTATTTATCAATCTTTTCTTTCATAGTAGGAACGGCTTTACGTCCCCTTTTTTCTTTCTTTTGCATAATTACCGGAGTTAAATAAAAAATCCCTGTTAAAATATACTGCCTCCGATATTACAGTACAATTAACAGGGATTTAAAAAATTATCGTATGTTACCTTGTATCGGAGATAACGTATATTCAAATTGAAAGTATAAAGATAAAGTATTTATCTCTAATTACAAAATTAAAAATAGTTAGGCGTGCATTTTGCACGCCATTTTTTCCTAACTAATTCTTTCTATTTATTCTTGTTTATAATAACTCTTGTAATAACTCTTGTAATATAGGGGGGCTATGTTTATGCGAAAGGGGGGTTACGTTTATACCGAAAGTCGGGTAGATTTTAATCGAAAGGGGGGTTACGTTTATAGTAAATTAAATATTGAACTTTAAAATAAATTCCGAAAGGGGGGTAATTTTTACACCCCAAGACGTAAAAACATAACGTTAACTTTTTTGTGTGCAATTAACTTTTCTTTAGGTTGAATAAGGAAAATAAAAAGAAAGGGCAGCTAAAGCCACCCTAACTTAATCATCTTCACAACCCGGTTCTTAACAACCTCCTTTCCTCCTAACTTTTCTATTTCTGATTCTCTAAGTGAAATGTGTATTTGCTTCTTCTTGTCTTCAATGGGTTTTCTTCCAGCACCGGGACGTTTACCACCGTGGCTACTCTCCTGTTTGGGTTCCTGCATCCTTTTCTTCTTCTAAGAGTTTTTCTACAACGATTTCAATAGCTTTTATTTGTGATTCAAGGAAAGAAGTGGATAGGGTATCATTACTTTTAGCGTAATGAATTTTAGCGTAATGAATGAGTTTATTTTTACTATCCCTATATTTATCCTTAATTCCCCAAGCATTGCTAAAATAACCTCCTGTATCTAACCATTCTGTCACTATCTCCACTTGGTTTTCTTCCCTAATAAAATCCACAAATTGATGAACATACAGTTCCAATTCTTTTCTACTTTGAGGAGAATGAAAATAATCGGGAGTGAAACCGATATTATCAGATATAACCTTTAAAGCCGATATTTGATTGCTAATTGCTGTCTCTTTTGCTTTTTTATCCATGATTGGTATATTTACTTGTTTAAAAAATAAAAGGGGTTAGAATAGGCTTAAATTGAATATTATTGATTTTCGTACCTCTCGTTTATTCTCTTAGCATACCACCTATAAATCCGGTCTCCCAAACTATTGCTGTTTTTGTGGTATTTAGCTATCCTGTTAACGTAATCAACCTGACCTTTAATGAGAACCCCTTTCTTTAAATTAGAGGAGAAATACAGGTTCCAAACCTTGTTTAAATTAAGTTTACGGTAAAGGGAAGAAAAGAAAGAGTGAATACTTCCGAAAATGTAAAGAAAAATACCAAATAAAGTTGTCGCAAAAACATAACAGAAAACTTCATACCATTCATTCTCCATACCCTTATTATACTGAAACATCATCCCAGCAATAAAAGCATTCACGAAAAAATAAAATTGAAGAATAATCTCTAAATTGTCTAAAATAAATTGTAACATAATTAATTGTTTTTAAGTGTTTCAAAATTAACAGGAGTGTAATTAATTACCTCCATACTTACTTCTTTAATTTGTTAATAAATTCTTTTATAGCTTCCACAACCTCTTCCAGTTCCTCTTTAAGTGCCTTATTTGATGTCTCAGCCTCCTTTAGAGAGGTTTTATTCCCTTCAGTGGGGCAACGCTTAGATAAAGTTTTTAACACGCTTAAATGCGCCTTATTTGCGTTTATTTCTTTAATGTAATAATCCTGGAGGGAAATAAGGTCATTAAAGGAAAGAGAAAGGAGTGAAGATTGATTGAAAATTTTATTGTCGTCACAAACTTTTACAGTATATGTGACAGATTTACCTCCACCTACTTTACCAAAGTCAGCAACTATTTGTTCAAGATCAACAAAATTAGACTCTGATTTCCCAGAAACAATAGAAGAAGAGGAATCTCCCACAACTAAATGCCTGAATTGTTCAATAGTGATCTCTGTAAACCCTTCCTTCAATTTAGGAGACCAATACCCGTTTGCCCAAATAACGTGACTGTGAAAATATCCATATTTAGGAGAAAGATTAGAAAGGACATTAAAAGTGTCTTTATCCATCGCTACTTTTAAATCACCCATGTACTCTTCTTTGATCTCAATAGCCCATTTTTCTGGAAGTTCTTCAATGTAACGTGTGACAAAAGTAGGGAATGAAATTTCTTCAAAATCTTCATCGTGATAGTTGTGGTCAGCATGAGTAATACTCATATCCTGTTTTTCTAAGAATAAATAGGGTTTATCAGTTTCCTGAACATTTCGATAAACCCTACGCCAACCAAATCCCAACTCAAATGCTCTTTCTTGAACCACTCTTGATTCAAGTTCATTTCTAACATGCACTCTAACGTTCATAGTTTTCTGTTTTAATGATTAAATGTTTAGGAGGAGCAACTTTTGTCCACTCCATTACTTCTCTTGTACGTACTCCAGTTTCAGTCTCATAGACAAAAGAATCAATGTATAAATACCAAGTTCCCCCGGTTAATTTCCTGTACCACTTCCAATGTGGAAGAACAGTATTCTTCAGAATAAAATAGAAAAGTAAAAGGTATAAGACACCTGCTAATAAAAATAGTGCATTGTTCATAACTCTCTAATTTTGATTTTTAATTCTAAGACTTATTTCATACATCCACTTAGTCTCATTAGGTGGATAGTTCTTGTAAAGGTATGCTATCTTCCTTTGTATCGCTTGTTCTTTCCTTTCCTGAAGGGTAGTCCCAGTCCAATTAGAAAAGGAAGAAGAGCAAAGAATAAACAACAAAAATAGGGTGGTTATTTTCTTCATAAATAATTAATTTAAAATTTAAACTGAGGCAAAGATAAAGGGTAAATCTTGAAAAGTAAAATATTTTTTCAAGAAAGAAAATAAAAGGGTGAATAAACACCCTGATAATGAATAGATAAACTACAAATATCTTTCTTTAAATTCCCTTAAATACACCTTAATATCCTTACGAATAAGAAAAAGAATAAGAAGAACCATACACCCAAGCATCCAATAAATAACCGGGGACTGGTAGTTCATTAACATTGCTTCGTGATCTGTCATAGTTACTTAGATTTTAAATATTTTAGATGTTTCTTTTCGGCATTCTTCTTATTGAGTGCCCAATATTCACGACCACCAACAATAAACTTTTTCATGCCCTTTTCTCTCTTACGTTCCTCTTCTGTTTTAGAAGATATTCCGTGAATATCTGTCTTGTGGTCATGATACATATCTAAGGGGCTTGAAAAAGCAGCCATCATAGAGTAGAGTGCTGTGATTGATTTCATTTAATACTATTTTTACGTTTAATTCTTTTCCATTTCTTTTCGCTTATTTTAATAAACCCAGAAGGAATAGGTTCATTTTCACCAATAGGATTACCATTAAAGTCATACATATAAACAGGAATCCCTTTTATTGGAGTGTCTGTGACTTCATGGGTTTTTATCAGTTCTCCAGTGTTAGAGTTTTTGTAGTACCTATAAATATGTTTCATGATAGTGTAAGTTTTAGTTTATATATTCGTTTTCTCTCAAAGTTCTTTTCTCTCCTTCACTTAACTCAGCATTGTGAGTATAAGCGCACTTAATCATCTTATTAGCTATATACTCAAGCCTTTCTTTAAGTTTAGGGAATTGGTCGTAAACACCTGTTTCAATGTCGTAGAAAATAGTGTTAGTGATTGTTCTTGTGTCTTTCATGGTTGTAAGTTTTATTATTACTATAAATACTTATTAATTAATTTGATTGCGTTTAAAACATCAATCTTTTTAAACCCTTCATATCCTGAAAAGAAACAAAACTCGTACGGAAAGTCAAGGTAATTAGTATCTGTATTTTCAATTTCTCTTTCACAGATATCGAAACAATAGCCATCAGAATGATATATTTTGAAGTTTTTTAAAACTGTTAAATCTTCATCTTCACCTTCAATAATATGCATACCATCAAGTAATAGTTGATCTTCATCTTTCATTAATGATGAAACCTTTTCGAATAATATTTCTTCTTTTTCTTTCATAAGTTCTAATTTTTAAACAGTTACAATATAAAGATTCTTTCTAACAACTTCTAATTTCCAGTTTAGTTGCTTACGTATCATCTCTTCAAATGCCTCTTCAGGATAAGAGAGAAGTTTACGAATGGCTCTTTCCATTATCTCCTCCGGGCAAATGAACCCGGAGTAAGATTGTAGGATGATTTGACGTTTAGTGAGGATCATATTTTTAAGGGTTGTTGAATTACTCCTACTTTATTACCTAAAAGCGATTTTATTACTGGAATAAATTTTTCATCTATATTAGGATAACCTACATTAGAATCAAACCCCATTCCAAAACCTCTCCCTACATGCAGAATGATTTCCCCTTTATATTTAATTGAAAATTTGGGGTTATGTTCAGGATTAGTAGTCGCACTATCAATACTCCAGTCATCATTCTTTTTAACCTCCCTTACTAAGCAGGATGGGTATTGAAAAATTTGAATAGTTTTCATCTTTCTTAGTTTTAAGTTTGTATTTGTGTTTGATTTTGTATCCGCTAATTAACGGGTTTATTTTTGAAAAACAAAATATTTAATCAAGTTTTTATCTGGAAACCTTAAAAATATTGTTATTTTAATTCAATATAAATAAAAAGAGGACTACTAAATCAATAGCAACCCTCTGGGAAATAAAAACTTACAAAATAATAAAAAGAGAAATAATAGATAAACTAAAATTTCTGGAATCCTTAAAAAGTTGGTTGGTTCTTATCTTCTAACCAAAGAGCATAACCCCCGGAAAGAAGAACAACAATAAATACCCACCAGAACTTTCCTGCAATTTGAATAGCTGTCAACTCCGGGTTCATAACCCAAAAGATAATAGGAGAAAGACAACTACCAAAGATAACAAGAAATAAAACAAGCTGAATAATTTCAAAACGTTTCATGTGGTTAGTTTTTATGATTTGTAAATATAATTAAGTTTATCTCCCATTATTTTAATGGCTTTTTTACAATTAACTCTGTCCGAAAACAAGACTTTGCCTGTATGTGTTGCTTCCCAACTGTCAACATTATACTTACCATCACCACGCCAGTCGAAATTAATAGCACATACGCCATCATTTCCCAATTTTGGTTCACTCTCTCCATTCAAATCATCTGCAATCAACTGGAGAACGATTGAGTAATATGACTTCTCTTCATACTCTTTCATCCAAAGATACATATCTGATTTATCAACCATCACTACATCAACTTCAACCTTTGAAAAATTTTGTAACAGTATATTCTCATAATCCTCCAATGTCTTCCCTTTGTGTTTAGCAATGTATTCTTCTGCTGCTTCACGGGTTGAGAATCTTGCTTTAACATATTCTGATTGACATCCTTTAATCGCACAAATAACATTTATATCAAAAGCATCGTTAATATATAAATATTCATCTCCCTCAAATATCTCTACTCCATCTTCTGTAACAAATAGAGGTTTAACAATTTCAGCCCATCCTAAAACACTATCCCATACAGAACTATCTAAAACGCCTTCCTCTTTCACAGTACATTGTATTGTTTGTCTTTCGTCTCCATGGCCTCTCCATGATTCATCATATTTAAACTTGCCATCAGAAGTGAATGTTTTGTTATCAATGATAGTAAACTTAGTCCCTTTAGGATACCTTCTCTTAGCTTCTTGCAATAGCCATGCTTCTTTTGTTGAAGGTTTGAAATGTCTGTAGAATGATTCAAAATTATCGTAACCATTCTCACCGTGTTTGCTCGCAAACCTATAACAAAAAGATTTGTTTGGATCATACCAAGATTTTAATATCTCTCCTAACTCAGCACCACGGATTTCGTCTATTTCTTTAATACATTCCACATATTCAGGCATAATCTCTTGTTCGTCCTGTACTTTAAAGAGATTAGGAAGGTCATCTATCAGTTGTTGTGTGACTGTAACAACTGCACCATTCAGGGAAACTTTATCTCCCATCTTTACTTCTTTTTCTTCTAAATAAATGATTTTCATTGTTTTACGAATTTAAAATTTATTAAAATAATTCAATAGTCCCATTCTTTGGGGGCTTGAGATTACACAATTCTTTTACTCTACCCTGCTTCCATCTCTTAACTCTCTTCTTAGCTTTCTCAAGATTGAGTGATTCGAAATAGATGCAGCGAGTATCAACTGTAGCCTTTTCCTGCTCATAATCCACTGGAATTAATTCCCCATCTTTAGGTACGAGATGTATTGTGTTCCCATACTTAATCTCCTGTTCAGCTACAATATTCTTTCGAGGGTCATAGTAGAACAACCCAAGGCCTCTTGTTCGAGAATACTCTCCAACGAGTTTATACTCTTCTTTTTCTTGTTCTACGAGTTCCGTATCTCCTTTTGTATGTGTTCCATCTTTTGATTTAGGTATTAGTTCCATGATTTTTGGTTTTTAGTTAGTAATTCCTTTTTATTTCTTAGATAAAGTCCAAATTAAATACTTTTATATGTAACTGGCAAACATAAATCAATTTAAAGATGTGAAATCATTGGAATAACTCCTCTTTCTTTCTTCTTCGGGTATATACCCCAATTGTTCGTTTAGCGTCCTTATATAAACGCTGAGGTTGTAAATTTCACGTTCCTGTTCTTTCTTCTTCATATAGAATTTAGTGATAAAGTATGTAGAAGCAATAGAGATAAGAAAAAGAAGGAATAATAAACTTGCAATCAATATATTAACTGTCATATCTTTTAATTTATAAGTAAAACAGGGTAGTTTGCTTACTGTTTAATACTAACCCCTTTTAAATTTTCTTTTACCCTCGGGGATTTTTAATACCTTCGACAAACTAACTTCCTGTTTCACAATTAAGTAACAATTTATAAGTTACCTTTGTTATATTTAGGGTGGAGACGGTACTCTCCGCTCTTTCTTCGTTCGTTGTGTCGCTCCTTCTGGCTTTCTTCAAACCTCTTAATCAGGTCTTTAACACTTTCTTTTCGCTTAAATGCTTTGTCTTGCTTCTCCTTATCTTTATATTCTATGAACTCAGACAGTGGACGAACTTCTTCCCGGTTGTCTTCTTCCTTGGCTATCTTCTTTATCTCCCCCCAGTCGTAACTCTTGATAATAGTGGAAGGATGAACTATCTCCTGTGGTTTATGTAGCTCTACTACACCGTTGAATCCGTTGAGTTTAGAGTAGTAACTGTTAGCAAGTTGTGCCATAATTTGAGTGGGATCTAAGTTCTGTTTAGCTGCTACCAAGCCTACTACCATCATGTGTATAGGAAGCCTTCTTGCTACTTCCATTACATTCTTATTAGCTTGTATAGAGGCGTTTACGTCTATCTTACCATCTACTGTTAGCTTTATCTCATCCCCTTTTACTTCCTTACGTACTTGTTCTATCAGACTTCTTAATTCCCGGCTGTATTCAATCCTTTCTGTCTCTTCAAACTTCTGTTTTAGAGTGAAATACAAGTCACTCAACTCTTCTAACCTGCCTGTGTCAGTACCCAACCGGAACTCATCCTTCTTGAGTATATAATCTGCTTTTTTCTTTGTGATAAGTGCTTCATTCTCAGCCCTGAAGCGTTTTAATTCGTTGTAACTGGCATTGTATCCCCACTTCTTAGTTATGATGTCGTGCACCTCCTTAGTGGTAAAGAACTGACCAAACAGTTCTAAGATGTTGGCTTTCTTTAAGTTAAGAACGTTTTGTTTCCGGGAACTCTTGCCTGTATTACCATACAAAAGCTTCTTCATCTCCCTCAGGACGTTACCTTTGTGGATTTTACGCTTGTGAAACCACTGTTGTTTCTCTATTATCTTATTTATCTCCTGACGTTTAACGCCGTTTTTGATACATATTTTCTCAATAACAGGACGTAAGCCCATTAAATCAAGTGTAACTGTTTCACCGTCAGGATTTAAGATGTCATAAAAGCGGTCTGGATGTCCTCTATTTTCTTCATCTATCTGTTTCCATTCAAGCCATTTTTCTTGTACTGCTTTACTGGCTTCTTTTATCTCATCCGGCATTTCTCTCAGAATGCTATTCTTTTTTTCTTCCTTTTTACTCATATAAATTCTATTTATAGGATTGTGTGTTGTATAAATTTTATTTATTTAACAATAATAAAACCCAATACAAAGTTATGAAAATTTTAAGACTCTGTATTGGGTTGTAAAAATTGAATAGGAGTGTGTTTAATCTTCCTTACTTCTTACTGTCTATATATTCAACAATCTGGTTTAGTTGTTCTATTGTTATCTCTACTCCTGAGTTAAGTTTGAAGGAATATATAGTTCTGTTGTGAGGAGTGAATGTATCATCTTTATCTTCTTTGAATCCCTTAACACATTCCCATAGGTCAACTAAGTTTTCAATCTTAAATTGAACACATCCATATTCTATTGTTCCGTTTATTTTGCTGTAATTACCTTCATACCCATTTATTTTAGGTAATTCTTTCTTTTCTTCATATACAGGATCAAACCAAAGATCAAGGACTCCGGCTTGTTTTATTTCTTTATGCATTATTGAACCATTACTAAAATCATACTTATCATCATTTATTGTATGAAGGTTACGATTCTCTGAGATATTTAGGAGTTTAAGAACTATTTTTTCATATTTCTCATATTGTTCTTTCAATTTATATCCAATAATCTTCTTTTCTTTCATCGTTTTTTCTTCTTTAGATTTGGCATTACATGTATCTGCAAATCCGGTAGCAAATAAAGAAGAGAAATCAGATGGGTTAATTCTTATACTGTCTATATCCCAGTTCCATCCCCAATTAGGATAACCTTCAGGTAACACCAAACTATTAACATTGAAGGGTTTACCTATTAAGTCATAATGGGCTTTTTCTTTAGGGGTTGCGTAACGCCAGTCGTTATCTTTAGACTTATTAAAAGGGTGTATAACCCAACCGTTAGTCTTAGAACCTTTTAAATCTAATTCAGGCTCAATAAACAGTGAATTTTCTCTTTGTTTGTAACAATAATTGACAGGAAATGCTTCATCATTATCATACCTATTTTCTTCTGACTTTAACAATACAATGTAATCTCCTTTTTTAAACATGTCTTTTGGTTTTTATAGTTTTTATTGAATCCCTGCTACACCTATTCCAAGAATGATGAAGAAGAGAATGATACCTAATAAAGTTAACAAGCAACCTACTTTCAAGGTTTTAGTGAATAGCTGCCAAGATGATAAGTTTTGATTGTTTTTCATACCTAAAAATGTTTGTGATTATTAATCCAGTTTTGTGGGGATACATATTCACCTGTTCTTTCCAAGTGTTCCATGTAATATTGCATGTTTAGGAACATTTCTCTTTCTGAATACATACCTTTAGTATGATACTCTTTAGCTACATCTGATTTAATACCGAAGATGACCGCTTCGACCATTTCAGAATAATCATAAGGTTCTGCTTCATTATATTCTATTTGATGGTCTGCATAATCTTCTGCTGTTTTTTCAATTTTCTTTTCAATTTCACTTTTTGTGTCTTTATTCCATTGAAATTCTTTCTCCCATTCTTTGTTCTCTAAAATACTCATAATTATTATTTTATACTCTTTCACATATAAATAGAAAGAATTAAGTGATTTTATATGCTTTAGGGTGTAGTTTACTTATTTAAACGTTGTAATTCTTTGTGAGCTTTATGTGCGAAACTGCCGGATTCTGAAAGTTTTTTAAAGAATAATTTTAGATTGTTTGTATATTTATTCCATTCTGGCTGACAATTATCAACACAAGCTTCAAACATAGGTAAACTGTACTTAAGCATTTCAAAATCGACTAATTTTTTATTATCCCCCATCACTTTTGAAACAAAATCTTCATGCCATTGTCTCCAAATCTCTTCAATTTCTCTACCAGTTAAAGATTGTGGGTGTCTATCAGAAAACTCCTCCTTCATCAGTAAAAACTTATCTGTCCAACAGAGATTGTTCCACCATTCCATTGCTTGTTCTCTGGTAGATTTTTTAGGATGAATAGCGTCTAATTGTTCTTTAGACAAATTTCCCCAACCATTAGTAATATCTTTTGTACAATTGTTTTCCTCTGCAACTGTAACAAAGCCATTAGTTAGTTTTGGTCTATAGTCAGAATTGTCTAATCCTCCCCATGTACAGTCGTCATCATAATCACACCAATCTTTCATCTCAATCTCAAAATCTTTCATACCTCCATTGTTGTACTCATCAACTAATTGTTGAATTAGTTCGGGTGACAGTTGGTCTTGATTTGCTATTACTTTTTTACAGAAATCTGGATTATAACCAATATTAGAGTTTTCTTTAACAAATATCAGTCCGTTCATTATTTCAAAATGAACTTTATCTCCAACCTCAATCTTCTCATCTTCTAATGAGATTAGAATTAGTTGTTGTTCAATACCGTTCATTGATATTTTCTTATCTATTTGATATTCTAAATTATCAATCATATAAATATCATGAACTTTATTTTTACCTTTAACCAATACTGGCCTTACTTTCTTTGTTTTCATAACTTTAACTTTTAATGAAGTTTTAAGATAAAAATTACCCCAGAACCGTTTACTGAGGGTCGCCTACATACTTTACACCCCGGAAATTTAAGACTGATGAAGTAAGGAATAGGGGTTCATCAGAATGGAATAATTAATACCTGCATTTTGCAAGTGAGGAGGAAGCAGGACTCGAACCTGCATAGGGTAATTAGGTTTCATACTTTACAAAATTACTTGCAAATGTTGAGAGACATTTTACTTTCATCATACATAAAGCCAGCTTACTAACATATAATGAATTTCTCAGGTTCATTAGAGATGTTTTTCAACTACTTGCCATAAAACTTTATCTTATGACCCCCGCCCAACTCCACGTTGGGTGCGTTTACCAATTCCGCCATTCCTCCGTAAATCTTATACAGATGAAATAATTGCCTGAGCAAACATAATTGCAAGGAAGCAAGCGAATATCGCTACACCTAATAATTTTAAGATGGTAATAACATCTGTTTTATTAATCTTAAACCTTTTCATTTTCTTTAGTTTTATGTTCATATTTGTAACGGCAAACATATAAACTTTATATGTATGAAAAAAGCGAAACATTGAAAAATATTGTTATTTATATTGAGTTTAAATAAGAAAACCGTTGCAACCCATTTTATTAGAACAAGTTACAACGGTTTAAACTTATTTACTTAAATTTTTGGGATATTAAAATTATCCACAGGCTGACCACCCACAATTATCGCATTGTTTGCACCCGCTCTCAAATTTAAGTTCTCCCCCACAATCAGGACATTTGTCTTTCACATCCTCATTAGTAAGATAGTTTTTCAAAACCCGACTTACAACCTTCCTAAAACTACTCACAAAAGAACTCTTATCAATATCATTACAGATATATTTAGGATGTTCTCCATGCCTTAAACTACGAGAAAAATCACGGGTTTGAAACTTCTCATCATCATTCATATTTTCCACAATATTCTCGATGACAAACTTTTGTTCTCCACGGTATCCGGTTAACCTGTAGTGATTCTTACGTACTCTGGTTAACTCTGCCCTTTCTATCTCTTTAGGAAATTCTGACTGTGATAATTGTTCAAAAGCAAATATTTCATACGGTTTTCCTTTTAAAAGACCTACAAGGATAGTAAACTCTTTACCCAAAGCCATTTTGTGATAAACATCTACAGGCAAATTCTTGGGTCTTTTAGGGGCATCGTTGTAAATTATTTCCCCTTCTTTCTTTTCTTCCTTACCTGAGATAAGAACTCCAGACCGGGAACCGTCACGGTAAACAGTTACCCCTTTACAGCCAACTTCCCATGCTTTCATGTAAACTTCACCTACAGTTTCTTCTGTAACTTCTTTAGGCATATTGATAGTGACACTAATAGAGTGATCAACCCACTTTTGAACTCTACCCTGCATATCAACTTTACCTAAATAATCAACATCACTAGAAGTTGCTTTGTAATATGGAGACATTTTGTAGATGGTTTCCATCTCTTCTTCCGTGAGGTCTTCAATATCTACTTTATCAATACCTACAAAACCCATTCTATTTATCTCATACCACATTTTATATTTAGGGTGAACAACCATGTATTCTTCCCACATATCACCAACTTCATCAGTAAATACACATTTTTCAGGGTCTTCTGTCTTCCTTCTTCTTTTATAGAAAGGCAAAAATACAGGCTCAATTCCTGAAGTTGTTTGTGTCATCAGGCTGGTTGTTCCGGTTGGAGCAATGGTCAACAAAGCAATGTTTCTACGTCCAGTCTCAATCCATTTCCTTTGGTATTCTGAAGAAAGTTGTTTGTAAATACGATCAATGAACTTAGAACCACCATTCAAATCTTTTTCTCTATCCCATATTTTAAACGTTCCTCTTTCTTTAGCCATATCAATAGAAGACTCATAAGCAGCAATGGCTAAATTTTTATGAACGTCTTCACTAAATGAAGTGGCTAATTCAGTACCATATACCATGTTTAAGGCTGCTAACATATCTCCTTCAGCAGTTACTCCTAATCCGGTTCTTCGGCCTTCTAATGCACGTTCTTTTACGTTTTTCCATAGGTTTAATTCAACTTGTTTTACTTCTAATGGTTCTGGGTCTTTTAAAACCTTTTCAATAATTTTATCAATCTTTTCAATCTCAAGGTCAACTATATCATCCATTAATCTTTGGGCATATTTTACATGCTTTTTAAACAAACCGAAATCAAATTGTGCCTCTTTAGTGAAAGGATTATTCACATAAGAAAACAAGTTGATAGCCAGTAATCTACAGCTATCTTGTGGGTTAAGGGGAATCTCACCGCCTCACACCGTAAGTATCAAACACTTTCTTACTGTGCGCTGGACTATCGCATACACTTTCGTGTCCTCTTCGCTTAGTCTCTCAAGCTGTATTTAAACTTGCCCCCTGTAGGTGTGTGTTCACCGTCCAAGTCAATAAGAAGAGGTTTTAAATCCGCACGTTATTTAATTGGCTAACGGATTAGTTGATGTTTCTTTCCAATCCTCCCCATACCCTTTAGCTGGAGATTCATTTAAAATATTATCCCAAAATAAAATTCCGGGTTCTGCTGACTTCCACGCATTATGAATTATTTTATCCCACAATTTTTTACTTTCTATTTCTTTTTCCATTATGGGTTTTTCTGAATCAATAGGGAATTGTTGTTTAAACTTTCCTTTGTGCTTAACGCTTTCCATATAATCATCAGAAATTCTTACAGAAATATTGGCCCCGGTAACTTTATTAGTGTCAACTTTCATGTCAATAAATCTTTCTGCATCTGGATGTTTTATATCCATACTTAACATAAGTGCTCCCCTTCTTGAGTCCTGAGCAGTCTCCCTTGTTGAATTAGAGAAACGTTCCATAAACAAAGTAGAACCAGTATTCCCTTTAAGTTTAGCTCCATTGGCTGTTGTTCCATGAGGGCGAAGGGTTGAAATATCATGTCCGCAACCTCCTCTTCGCCTCATAACTTGAACCTGTTCTTGATCTGTCTTCATTATCCCTGAATATGAATCTTTTGCAGATGGGATGACGAAACAGTTACTGAGGGATGTTGTTACAAAATTATTTCCAATACCAGCCATCGGGCCACCTTGAGGAACTAAATACCTAAACTCTTTTAATAGCCCAAATATTTGTTCTTCGCTCATGGGGTTTGGGTATTTAGCTTCAATACGTGCTAACTCCCTTGCTAACCTCCAGTGCATATCATCCGGGGTTTTTTCGTAAATATTCCCTTCTGAATCCTTCAAAGAATATTTATCTGTCCACACATTCCCGGCTAAACTATCTCCACCGAAATACTTCGTTGCTGCTTTTACAGCTTCCTCTCTTGTGTATTTATTCATTTCCTACTTCTATTTTTACAATTGGTAAATTACGAGATTGAACAAGGATATAAACCTCATTCAAATTATACTTTGCTTTTTTATTGATCTCTTTCTTTATTTCATCCATTTCTTTTTGAGTTATTTGAACGATGTACGGTTGAGGTTGGTATTTCTTATTCTGATTTAGAGAAAGTTTCTCATTTACTAAATGTAACCTGAGAACGTTATTCTCAGGGATAAATTTTTTAACCTCTTTCAATCTCTTAGTTGAAAGGCATTGCCCGTTAGGGATTGGAATTAAATAGTTCATAGTTATTATTTATATATTAAACATCTATTTCTGTAAATACTAATTCGCTTTTTGCTCTTGTTATTGCTACATACTGAAGACAACGTTCCCCATACAGTTCGCTTTCTGTTGTTGCATATTCTGAAGGTAACAATCCCCAATTTAGGATAAAGCATCTTTCAGCCTCCAGCCCTTTGGCTTTATGTATGGTTGACATCCTTACTCCTTTCCCTGTTTCATCTTTCTGGAATATACTGTCTATTACTTTTGTTACTTCTCTTAGGTCTCCAATTTCTTCATATAGTAATTCTATTATATCACATTTTTCTTTCAATGCTTGATATGATTTATTAGAAGTTGGGTTGGTGATACCTAAATCAACTAACTCCGTTATTTTGTCCGATAGAACTACCTGTATGTCCGTAATATGTTTAAGTCCGAACAATATACCTTTTAAAGTAAATCCGAAGTCTTTGCCTATGATATACGCTTTTTGTTTTTGTGCAGCTAATTTTATCCATGCTTTAATTAGAGGTTTATTGTTCCGGCAAATAATCAAATCCCCATCAGTTGCTCCTATTACTTCTCCTTTACGTATTTCCCCATCTTTATTTTCTTCAAACGGGATTGTTCCTTCAGGAAAGATAGTATTAGCTAACTCAACTATTTTCTTTCCACAACGGTACGTCATAGGGAGAGTTAATGATTCAGTATTTGGTCTATTCTTGAAGAAATTAAAGGTATCTAATGAAGCTCCTATGAATCCATAGATATTTTGTTTTTCATCTCCTACTGCTATTAATCTACCGTTAGGCTTCAAAAGATTAAGTGTTAATTTTTGTTGAAGAACGTTAAAATCTTGCACTTCATCAAGGCACACAACATCATACTTAGGGAAATTCTCAGGTTTAACTTTCGTGACAGCCAGATAAAGCATATCAGTATAATTAATAAACTTTGGTTTCTTCCCGTTCAAGTTCTTCTCCCAACTCTCTATTTCTTTCAATACCTTAATTGTGTCTTTTATTTGTTCCGGGCTTACCGGGATACCAAACTTTTGGCATATTCCATTTATTCCTTCTATTGTGTGTGGGGCAAGGTTTAACTTCACAAAGTTTATGATGTCACTAATAATAAAAAAGTAGGCATTTCTTTTACGTTGGTTAGGGAATTTCTTATCTCTTAATGTGTTTTTACAATAGATGAAGTTTTTATTCTCATTTAGGGTTACATTCATATTTATATTATCTCGTAAAATCTTATAGCCTTTAGAGTGTGAAGTACTGATGTCAACCTTAGGAGGGAATTTTACCTCTGCTTCCTCTTTTATACTTTTATTGAAAGCTAAAAAACATATTCTTTTATTCGGAGGTGTTCTTTTACATAACTGCCTTAAAATATGCGACTTACCGCTGCCGGCACTGGCATTAATAAAGATGTTTTTGTTTGTGTTGTCGTAAATTTCATAAATCTTTGATTGGTAAATTGAATCTTTCATAGGTTTTATTCTTTTAAATCTATTTCTCTTTCTGTGAATTGTTTATAGTCTGCAAGTTTATCAACTAAGTTGTTATAGAAAGTATCTTCGTCATTCAAGTCTTTTTGGTGTCCTCTTACCCATTCTAAACGAAACACAACGTTAGGTCTTTTATTTATCTCTACCAAAACTTCCTGCCATAAATCACTATTTTTTCTTCCTTCCCATCCTTCATGTGCCCATTTGTAAATCCAACCTTCCCGGATTGTTTTTACACAATATTCGTTATCACATTTTATTATCACTCTACAGGGAGTGTTTTTTATCTGTTTTATTGCAGTTAGCACCCCTCTAATCTCCATTCGTGCTGTGGTAGTGTTATCGTACCCTTTATGTATTGCCCGACCTGTATTTACTATATAAACACCAAAACCTCCTTGTCGGGTTTTATAGTAACATGAACCGTCTGTATAGATAGTGATTGTTTGCATTAAATAGGAAGGCTTATTTTAGAAAGAGTCTCATTTGATACATGTGTATAAAGTTCTGTAGTTTTGGAATTTTGATGACCAGCAAGTTTTTGTATTATCCTTAAATCTGTTCCTGATTCTAAAAGAGAGGTGAAGGATGAATGTCTTAATTGGTGAAAATGATATTGTTCCCCAATATATTTCTTTACTATTTTATTGCAGGAAGTTGGAGAATATTTGATTGAATTTTGCCCGTTAAATAAATAAGTTTTTGGTCTGTATTGTTTATAATATTCCCTTAAAAGATTAAGTATATTCTGAGATAAGGGCACAACCCTATCTTTTCTCCCTTTAGCTTGCCTTATATTAATAATCATTCTTTTTGAATCAATATCTTCAATCTTTAAATTACAAACCTCAGAAACTCTTAATCCTACCGAAAACCCTAAAGAAATTATTGACTTGTGTTTTAAATTTTTGATATTATTGATACAGGACAATAGGTATTCTTTCTCTATTATTTGTGGAAGACGTTTTTCTTTTCTGGGACGTTCTAAAAATATTTTATGTGAAAGATCAATATTCAACACACTTTTATAGTATGCCTTTAAAGATGAATAAATTTGGTTTTGTTGAGATTTAGAAGAAAATTTATATGATTCTATATAATTCTGACAATCTTTAATTGTTAAATGTATGGCTGGCTTATTAAAACTATTAATATATTCTTTTGTGTAATGAATATACATATCAATAGTCCTTTTAGAATATCCTTTAAGGTTAAGATATTTTTCAAATTTTCCTAATGTTGATTTGTGTTTTATATTCATAATCAAATGTTTAAAGGTAAATATTTATATATAATAGTTATAAACAAATAAAAATTATCGCACATTTTTTGCGATTGTGTATGCAGCGATCCAAGTCATTCCAACTTCTACACATTTTATAAGTTTATCTGCTTTTCGGTGGCAAAAAATCTCCCACCACACCCACATAAATATCTGTCGTGCTGGTGCAAACTTTATTGCTCTATCCATCATTTGTTTTTGTTCTTGAGTTAGTTTCCTCATAATTTTTATCAGATTTATGACAAGCAATATAATTAATTGCCTGTCAAATTATTACTAAATTTCAAAGTCTGTGGTGTGGCAACTAATCATATTGCCGTACCGTTGTGGTGCATTAAAAACCCAATTCCTTTAAATGGTGTTTGTTTTTATATTTTTCTTCAAATTCTTTCATAGATGGTAAAAGTGTGACCTCTAATTCTTCAATTTGTTTTTTCCAGTCTTCAATACAATTGAGATAAAACTCATGCTTTGACCCAGGGCCCTTTACTTTAAACTCAGGTAATTTTTGTTGAGCCTGTTCAATAGCGTTCAATATATCCTGATATTTCTGAACATCGTGCCTTAATTGTGATATGCAATTGTCAAACATAAACAAAAACGCACCACAACAATTTGTATAAAAAAGCGGGGTTGTGGTGACTTTTTAGCCCGCTTGCACTGTTATTTAAGGTTTATGCCGGGTTGATACGTCAGTGCTACATATCCCCGCCATTTTATACAAGTTTGACGTTAGCCACAATTATTGGCTTTTTCTTCCAAAAACTTGTCAACTAAGTATTCGTTAGTGTCGTCAAATTCTGCACTTTCGTACTCCCATTTAGCAAAAGCCAATAACAGTTCACGTTGTTGGCTAACACCATGCAAAGGTAATGCTGCGCTCTCGTCCGAAGTTTCCTCCGGCGCACACGGTTTAACAGAGCCACCTAAGTATATATCTTTACTTTCAGCCCATTCTACAAGCATATCGTTTATTTCTTCTAATGTGTATTTGTTATCTTCATTATAACAAACCATGCTTATCTCAAATTCATTAATTTTTGCCATCGCTTAATTATTTAATCGTTATTTACTCGTATCTACTTTTGTACAGTTTTCAAGGCAGCACATACCCTTGCATTTACCGTTAGGTGCAATACTGCCTTCGTTCTCTTAATGAAGGTTCGTAGTATATTACCAAAAATTAAAAAAGCCCACGCTCTTTGTCTGCTATCGCAGCCATTGGGGTAAAAAGTTTATCGCACTTATTTTGGCTTCCTGTCTGGCAGCCATTTCCAAGTTGCGTATTTGTTTGTACCTTTTTAATGCAGTAGAAATCATCTGGAGCATTATATTCACTCACAAATACGGTGTGTCCTTCTTTTGATTTGTCTCTACACCATTGCCAAAATTCAGCATGGTTAAAGTCGTCTTTGTATTTTGTTGTACTTTCATAAGGAGGATCGCAATAAATAAGGCTATTTGGTGGTATTTCTAAGTCTTGGTAGCTACTATGTATAAATTTAATACCTTTAATATTTGGCAATTGCTTTATTAAGTTGTTGTATGCCTGTTTTTGGTAGTCAACAGGCCCACGGCTTTTATTGTCGCAAAGTCCAGCATATCCACCAAACCACTTACCACAATAACTTACTGCAATCCCAACATATCCCGCTTCAGCAGGGTTTCTATCCATATTCGCCTTTATGTTGTAGTAATCGTCCTTCGTATAGTCGCTTCTTGGAATCCATCCTGCTTCAAGTGCTTTCCACATTTCGGCAATATACTTATTGTATTCTCCACCTATTCTTTTACCCTCAACCTTATCAATCATATTTGCACCGCCAACAAAAGGTTCTACCCAAGTCATTTCAGGTGTTCTATATTTTAGCATTATAGGTAAAATGTGCTTTGCAATTCTGTTTTTACTTCCCATATATTTCATAAAAATTTCCTCCCTATTTTTTAATTTTTTACGTTAGTTTTTCAAATCAAGTTTATCGGTTATTTACCGTACAGCACCTAATAATGTATATAATTCAGTGGCGTTAAGGTGTCGAATTTAACCACTGTGCAGTCTTGTTAGTTAGTCGGTATGCGAAAAGTCCTGCAATCAATCGCCACCGAAATCATATACTCAACGTTAGAAAAACATTTCCTTCCCGCAAGTCTAAGCTTTAAATTTAGCGCCTATAACTCTTTCTAATTCTTCTAACTCTTTTTTATTTAGGATAATAACTTTCTGCTCTCCATCAATTATTTGAGTTATTACAATGCTTTGATCTGTATAACCTCCATATTTATTTCCAGAAGTATTACCACTTAATTTAGTAAAAATCGTTTCCATATATCTATTTTTTAATCCAATAATTCCAAATTCCTTGTGCCCATGAATAAGCGTAAACCAATGTCATGATTAAAATTCCCCACTGTTCATTTTGTATAGTTGTATATATCCAAAATGGCTGTCCACACAGTCCTAATATATAGCCCCATCGTTTCCATTTTTCAGTTCTACTCACAAACCAAATTGCTGAAGCTCCAAAAATCATAATTGCTATTTGTGAAATCATTGTATGTGCCTCATTTGTTGAAATTCTAAAATATGTGGGTACTTCTTCTGTAATACTGATAAGTGGGCGTTGTAAATAGGGATGGCTTTTTTACTTCTAAATTCAAGGTTGTAAGGAACAAGCCTAGTCCTTTCATGTAATTCTGTTAAATGGTTTAAATCAGACCACATTCTCAAAAGTTGATTCATGTCACATTGTCTATACACTTTTCTATTACTCCCATAATATTTTTTACAAAGATTTTCCTTTAAATCGTGAATTGATATCATATTATTGCCCATCGCGCTAAAACGTTTTCTAACAAGCTTGTAATATGCCATGCTTGTTAAGTTAGTGCCGTGAAAATTTACTGTGTGCGGCCTGCACGGCACATACAAGCCGGGACGTTAACGCTCAGTCTGCCTCCACAAAGTCACATTCTTCATTTTGACACCAGCTTTTCGTTCCATCTCCAGTAATTTTATTACAACCGCATTTAGGGCAAACCGAAACGTTAACATGCGGTAATATTGCAGTTGCTGCCTGGTTGTTGACCTTCATTCGCTTCGTCTGCATCTTCAAGTATATCCTCTAATGTATGACACCTTACTTCATAGTCACGAATTGCAGATTTATTACCTACATCTATAAATTTCTGCAATTGTTTTTTATTATAACTTAGTTTACGCTCAACTATTTCTTTTATCATATCATTCATTTGCCTACAATTCAATAGTTTCTATATAATTAAATAACTTCTCATTTTCTGCACTTCTTTTGAAGTTGTCTCGAATAAATCTCCAGTAACTTTTAGGTATGAACCTGAAAGGCTCTCCTTTATATTTACCAAACCCCATTATTTCATCTTCAAGGTTTACATTTTTATCCTTTACAAGTTCTGTATTTGTTAGTTGCTTATCTCCACAAAACAAAGCCCATTTGCCTATTGCATTCTTTTTTATTATGAAATCTTCTATTTTGCCAAACATTTCGTAGTTACCTACCAAATCAACAATCAGGCAATCATGCTTAACCGGATTAGTGGATAAATCAACCCTCACCCCTCTCCCATACTTCTGATAATAAATACCCAGAGACATAGTGGGTTTACCATCTATTATTGCATCTATTCTTTGATCATCAAATCCAACAGCCAACACATTAACGTTTATAATAGCAAAATCAATTCCAGCCTTAAAATTATTAATATACTCTTCCCTTTCCTTTTTCTTTGTTTTACTGCTTACAGCATTAACCCCTAACATTTCAGCAAGCTCTTCAGCCATTGCTATTTCGGGCATGAAAATTAAAATCTTCTTCCTACCTTCTTTCTTTAATATCAAAGCCATTTCGTAAGCCTGTTGAACAACATCCTGCTCAATCATAGCTTGTTTTATAGAATCATCTGTGTAGTTTGCTCCGGTTGAATTTACTTTAAGCTTAGAACGGTCAAAAGGCTTACTAATGTATCCCAGAGGTGCCCAGTAACCTCTTTCTGTCATTTCTTGAATCTGAGTAACATGAACCAGTTCACTAAAAATCTTTGGCCTCATTCGGTCAAGAAAGTTTAACTTAGAGTGACGGGTTGGGAAGTTGTAGCTTTTCAGCCTAAATGGTGTCGCACTTAACCCTAAAACCTTAACTTTCAATTCATTAAAAAACTTTTTATGCATTGAGCTATCGTCCGGGGAAGCTAAATGGCACTCATCAATGATGATATAATGAAAATCTTTAAATAATTCAGGTTTCTTGTAGATACTCCCTATCGTTGCAAAAGTCACTTGTCCTACTTCCCGGCTATCAAAACTTGCTGAGTAGATTGAAGCATCATAGCCGTATGAAATAAATTTTTCATGGTTCTGAAATAAAAGCTCCTTGGTGGGTTGTAAAACTAAAACGTTGGTATTCAGTTGTTTAGCTATATTAGCAACGATAATTGATTTCCCTGCTGCGGTAGGAAGCACCATATACCCATTCTTTTTGCTTTTAGAACGGAAGAAGTTTAATCCATCCTGAACTGCCCTTTCTTGATAATCTCTTAAAACGTAATTCATACGGCAAATTAATATCTTTTATATGGGAATTTAAAATTTATTTATCTGGGAATAGTAATTCTTAATCTTATTTGTGGCTCCTGTTTTCATCATTCCAGTCTCATCCAAAGAACCAACTTCTATTAATAAATTGTACAACAGTTTTATTTCTTCAAAATCTTCAATTGCGTGAAGTTTACTATACTTTACTTTGTTTATATGAACTGTATCAAGGTTTCTTAATTCAAAGTCTCTTACCATTGCTATCACATTCCTTTGTTCCTCTGTATAAAAGACACTAATTCGGTATTGTATGAATATGATAACGAACTCTGTGAAGGCTACCATCAAGAAGAAAATAGTGGAGAGAAAATCATTTTTATTCAATTTCTTTACTTCTCCTCTGGCTTGGGTTTCAATATAGCTTAATTCAGCCTGTTTTTGATTGTTTAGCCTTGATTTAAGGCCGGATCTATATTCAATGAAGGATTTGTACAGATTATTCTTTTCCGTCTCTAAATCCGCTATATTTTCACGAATCATTTGCCTTTCTTGTAAATTAGCAGGAGAACGGTCTTTCCAATACTCTATTTGTTCGAGAACTTCTTTGTATTCACTACCTTTAGGGAGGTTGTCGATTGAATCAAGTTTTTGATTGTACTTTTCTTCAATATCTAACTTTTCCTTACTTAAACTATCATTAATTTCAATATCAATTTCCTGTGTTTGGTTCACCCAAAGGTAAATCCCGGTTGTTGACATTGCAAAAGAAAAAATGAAAGTGATAATAATGATAGTTAGTGAAGATTTCTTTCCCCAATAACGTTTCCTTAGTTCTCCTACTTTCACCCATTCATTGAAGATAACCAGAAGGGTAACAAATATAGTAGAGAAGGTAAATACACCGGGAGCAACAAACTCTTTAAGATTAAAAACAATACTTAGAGAAAAAATTACTGAAAATATTGAAGCTATAATTGCTGATATTTTTAAAAGTTTCATAGCGATTTAGAATTTAAATTTAGCAGGAGAAAAAGAATCACGAATACAGAACCCTGTTAGGAAGTTGTAATCAAAGGGTGCATCAGAAGGATCAAAGATTTTACCTTCAGCGTAATGTTTTACAGGATTGTATCCTTCAGCTTTATATCCTGATTTACCGACAAATCTTCGGTACTTCGCTATGTTACCTTCTACTTTAGAGATGTCTCTCATTGCTGCTTGACGTGCTGTTTCTTTTAGTGATTTCATGGTTGTTTTGGTTTTTGTAGTTTGTAATTATTTTACTAAGTTTAAAATTGATTCTGCCCAATTAAAATTAAACATTCACAATATCGTTATTATACCGGAAGCAAACTTCTTTTCCTTCCATAGGGACTTGAATTTTACCATTCTTATCAAATGACCAATTAACATTAAGACCTTGAGACTCTAAGTCTGCATCAATCATTCCCGGCTCTAAACCTAAAACATTTATCTTATAATTAATCTTCCTTTTTATTTTTAAAATAAAAGGTTGTCCGCAATTTTCATTACGATCTTCGTTCAAAATTAATTCTTTTCTGGGCAATTTGTTAAGATCATCAATCTTATCTTTTTGTTTTTGTGATACTTTCAGGTACACATAACAAACTTGTTCTCCTTTCTGATCCCAGCTTTTACCAGCTCTAATGAATTGAGGCAATTGTTTGATCTTTTCAACGTCAGACAATCTAACCTTTACCCTGTAATTTATTTTTTGAACATAACCTTCTTCATGGAGAAATTCTCCAGCACCATAAACCTTTCCTTCGTATTCAAACCCATCGCAAGGAGCATGAAATCTGCCATTATTGTCTGGTGTTGGGTGAATATCAAATGATTCAATAAATTCTTGAACTTGCTTATTGTCTGTTAATATGGAAAGTAAATTGTTCATAACGAAAATAAAAATAAATTAAACAATATTGCAGTGTGATAACCGGATGCTGTAATCCCCGAATTTTAAGATTTACAAGACTCCCCTTGCTTCATCTATTATCCTTAATTGATTCTTTCTCTCTTCATAATCAATCATAAGAGAGTCATACAATTCTTGACTTCCTCCGTTATCTTGTATATCTATAAGCTGATTACCTATGTAAATGACGGCCTTACGGATCCTCATTGACTCATCCTTCAACCTCTCCTTCTCTGTCCGTCTATCAATAGACTTAAATTCAGAGAAGGTTATCGAAAATGGATTATATTCATTAGCCCTGTACTCAATACCTAAATCTTTTAGGTATTTCTTATATCCGACTAAGTTTGCCGGGTAATGCTTGGGGGATACTGAAAAATGACTCATAACTAAAAAAATTTACCCTGACATGCGGGTCGCATTTTATACATAATATCCTTTAATTTTGAACCTATTCCTAATTTTCTATATTCTGGTTTAATAAATATATTTTGATTACCATTTGTATTCGTAATAACACCAATTGGCTCACTATTCTCAAAAGCAATTACGACATTACTTGGATTTTCATTGGGGTAATTCCAAACAGCTTTTATTCCTCCTGATAATTCTTTGTAAGATAATGACATTAATTTTTTGGTTAAGTTAATATCTTTAACAATGTCAATATTACTCAATATGTTACTATATGTAATATTATTCACATTCTCATTTACTTCATTAAGTTCTCTCATCATTTGATTAAACTTTTCGTGAGATGGATTCAGAGATGATTCAATTACTACTTTCATGGTTTCAATTTTTAGTGTTTGCCTTTGTTTTTGTTTTAATTACACCACTAATATAATGGGTTCTTTTTTACCAACAAAATATTTTAACCTGGAACCTTTAAAAATTTTGTTATTTAAAATCATTTTAAATAAAAATGCCCTGCTAACTTGTTAGAAAACAGGGCACTAAAACAAAAACCATAAAAATTACTCAAAATCTGGAAACCTCAATTTTTCTATTGGAATTATCTCAATTTCCATACTTTTTGCCTTCTTAGCCTTGGAAGAACTCAATGTTTTTTTCTCCAAATCTTTCACAATTAGATGAGTTGTTTTACCGCTTACACCTGAAACAACTTCTCCTCCTTGTTCTTTTATATACTCTTCCAGTTCTTTATCTCTCACCCCTGTAAAACATACTTTCCATCCTTTATATTTATCTCCAGTTACTTCTTTTTTAGGGGTTTGGATATAGGAAATTTTAATAGGTAACATAAACCCTTCCAGTAATTCACTGTTGAAATTACAGTAAGATTGACTCATCCCAAAGTAAAAGACTTCAATTCCACTTTTATATACCCATGCTGTTTTCTCTGCTACACCTTTTATTTTAACTATCTCAGGAATAGAAAAAGAATCAATACCTTCACTAATGTCATAATTATCAATTATCAATTGACACGTTTTCTCCCCTATTTGGCCGTTAAAAATATCCATAGCATGAAAAACCTTAGCTAACGGTAAACCTTGCGTTATTACACGCTCAAACTGCTCTAAAAGAACCTCTGCACTACGTTCTCCCCAACCATCAAGATTAGACAGTTCTTCCTTTGGGATATTTAAAATTGAATCAATCCTATCAAATCCTGCTTCATATAGTTGAACAATGGAAGGTCTGGCAAACTCTTCAACCCCTATTGTTTTAAAGAAGTGTTCAAATTTACTAATCATCCGGCCTTCACAATAAATATTAGTACAAACAATCTCAGTTAATGTATCATCCCATTTTGTTACACTTCCACATACCGGACATTCAACAGCCCTATCTGCTAATCCTTCTACATTAACATCAATATAAGTCAACGTTTTAAGATGTTTAGGGATAACATCTCCTGACCGGGTTAACTCTATTTCGCTTGCTTTAGCAATATTGTTGTCAAAAATATATTTAGCATTGTAACCTGTTACCCTTTCTACAATTACACCATCAATATCTACAGGTTCAATCAAGATAACAGGCTTTAATTTGCCTTGTTTGCTCACATTGAAAATAACATCTTTAACGATAGAGGTATGTTTGCTTGACCACTCTGGATTCTTATATGCACGTGCATATCGGGGGTTGTTGTTTTCTTCCCTTCCTAACTCTTTTCTCTTTTTACCGTCATTAACGTCTATCACAACACCATCAATTTGGTAAATCTGATTATTACCTTCAAAGAATGATTCAATAACTTCTTCAGTAAGGTCTTTTACTTTGATTAGAAGGAGAGGCACTTTAACCTTATTTATTTCATTTAAGGAAAGGATATGTGCATATTTGCTTCCGGTTGTTGAATCTACCCTTCCATACCTTATGTAATCAACATCTTTAGTTGCTGGAATAGCTTGTTTACGATTGAAAATTCCTGCTACGTAGTTACGTGCTGATTTATAATCTCCCTTATATTTCTCATTGAAGGTATCTTTTTTCATGATAGCTTCACCAAAGGTATAACCCATAGGAATATCCCAATTTATACGTGAATCTATTAAAGAATAATGTTTGTCGCTTTTTTGGCCTTCAACACCATTTCCTCTTGTCCAACACTTACCTATTGCTTCATTTACACAAAGAGAAATACCATCGTATTTAGGGGTTAAAACAAGTTCATCTTCCTTAGAAAGATCAATACTTTTAATCCACTTAGTAAGTTCTTCAAACGTTTTAACCTTGTTTAAAGAGAACATAGGAACCGGGAGTGGTTGTTTTCTGCTTTCTTCCGGTTCTTCTATAACAGCTTTCTTTACTAATTCGCTGTCAGGGTATTTGTATGCTAACGTTTCCAATACTTCATCATATTCTTTGTCTGACATGATTGGTTCACCTTTCCGGTACTTCTCGTTAGCTTTGGTGATTAGTGTTTCTAAAGTTTTCTGGTTCATAGATTTATTTCTTAATAGTTTGTAGTGCATATTGCAAAGCATCCTCCATAGCTTTCTCGTAAGTAGTGTATGTTCCACTTTCTTCGTCATCTCCCTCATATTCACTCCAACGCATAGTTGTTCCACCAACAGCTTTCATCGCTTCCCATAAATACCCGGAGGCATTAGAATAAACAGAGATTAAGATGTTGTGTTTATCCCGTAGCCATTTAGACAATAAAGATTGAGTTAGAGCCGAAAAAGTATTATTATGTTTTGAATTATGGTAATCAAGTAAATCATCTAATTCTACCCTAAATTCTGTATCCGTACTGCTGCCGTTTTCTTCATAAGGTTTTACCAACCCACCTTCACTATTGTAACAATAAAAACTTTCTTCATTAAACCCTTTTCTCTTAGCTAATTTAGCCGTTTCAAATGTTATAAGTTCTTCTTTCATGGTTTCATTTTTAATTCATTCGCAAACATATAACTTTTATATGTTTTTACAAAACAAAAAGGGTAGTTATTTAAACCACCCCTTTCTTAAACTACTAACACTTAACTACTTAACACTTATATACTCCCATTCTGTATGCTCAAATTTAATACTTTCAGCAGGAATATCTTCAAGTTTTTGACTGAAAATATTATCATCTAAACCTGAATCATTCATTGTTTCAATTATATTTGTAATTCTTCGCCCCAGAAGTTCATTATAGTTATTTATATCGCTTTTAGGAGAAAACTCAATAACTACATAAAACTCCCATTTGTTATCTGCATGGTTTTTCTTCATGAGAATATCAACAAGTGATGTCTCAGAAGTTGCACGTGCCCTGTTGTAATAATTAGTGATTACCATTTTCTATCTGTCTTTTAAGTACGTTTTTCTTAATATGTAACTTTTGCTCTTTCCCTACTTTATCAAAGTGTGTCTGTGCTCGGTTATGAATTACTTTTCTTTTTTCTCCTTCGGAAAGGGAATTGAACTTCATTAGTTGCGGATACCCTTCTTTCTTTTTTAGAGTTAATTCAACTCCACATTCTTTACATTTTAAATCCTCAGAAGCTACTAATTCACCTTTTGTTTTATCAAACCTGTAATTTATTTTAGTGAAAAACACCTCTTTTTGATACTCAGAACACTCTTCATTTAAACATTCAAATCTTGGCATATTTATTTGTCCTCCCCAAATTCGTTAAAAATATACTGACGTTCAAAAAATTCAAATGCTTTGAAATTAGGAGGGTAATACTTATCTAACCCGTTCACCCTGATAAAAGTATCATAATCCATCTCTGGAGTCCAGATATATTGTTTTTCTTTATAAGTTAGTTCCATTATAAATTTTATTTATATTACTATTCTGCAAAATTATCAAAATAAAAAACCCCTACAGCAAATGATTGCCAAACATCTTTATAGAACCCGTAAAAAAATCCCGGATTTTTCTTTGTTCCTTTCCCATATTTCCCATGTTCGTGAACATCTCCAAACCTATCCACTAATGCCTGAATAACATTTGAATCTTTTGCTCTTGCAGAATGACATATATGACTAACTATTTCTTTACGATAAACCTGTCTGTATTTTACACTTAAACTGTCACAAACTTGAATAAACCTTCCAATCCAAACACATGTGTCAAATACAGTTTTACCTACTGGCATACCATACGAAGCAACCATTTCAATAGCTACTTCTAAATTAGGAACATCAAAAAATATTTCAGATATTTTTCTTAAAACAATATCATTCTTTTCTTTCGCTTTGTCTATAATATTCTCACCATCCCATAACACATAAGCTGATTCTGTGTCTCCGGGGTCAATTGCTAAAACTTTTTTCATTTCATTATATCATTTCGTTTAATTTTAGTGAACTCATCTGATTTATTCAGATCGCTTTCTTTATCATATTTAGAAGATAGTTCTTCCTGAAGCCAACTGACGTATTCTGGAGTGGCTTCTCCATCACTGTAAGCATCAAGACCAGTGTCTTGTTTATACTTACGTGTTAAATCTTGTTCTGAATGTTGCATAATTCATTTCTTTAAAATGTTATCAATATGTTGTTGTAATTCCTTAAAATCTATCTTATCTGAATCTTCGACATTAAGACATTGAAACTCAAAAGAACTTTCTATTGTATCATCAATTACCAATAAAATATGGTATTCTTCCTTTAATTCTTTAGAGAAACCCTTATCTCTCAATGTATCATAATCTTCATGTGACATTCTTCCGTCATTCTTGACAATCAATACTGGTTTAACCATAACTTTTAATTTAATGTTGATACTCCGTTTACTTTTCTCACTAATAATATATCTCCGGGGGTATTCCTGTCTGTTACATGTGTTGTTAGAAGGATTGTTTTATCCATGTTCTTTAAAGACTTCATTAGATTACCCAAACCTACATCGTCAATTCCTTCCAAAACTTCATCCAAACTTATAAATTCTACGCCTCCATATTTATGTGAACTATTAATAATTCCCTGAATAGTGAGGATCATAGCAAAATCTAACCTTGCCCTTTCTCCTCCTGAAAAAGACCAGAAGTCTTTCATCTCTCCAGAGCGCATAATATAAGGAGTAATCTTTTCAGACAGTGTTCCGTCCGCTTTCATCTTAAAACCTTCCCATTTCACTTGTAAATCACTGTTTATTTCTCCTAAATACTTATTACAATACCCTTGTATAACTTTCAGTGATTTATTGGCTAAATGACCGTAAAACTTCTTAAAATTAAATACCCATTGACTTGTATTGTAAAGCTCAGTTTCTTTTTCTTTTATTGCTTTTTCAACCTTTTCAAGTTCTTGCGTTTTAGTTGCAATTTTCTCATTCAGTTCTTTTATTCTTTCAGAATTACCTGTTTGTGCTTTTATTTCCTTAATTTGTTGTTTTAAAGATTCAATTTTTGTGTTTAGGTGTTGTTCCTGAAGAACTGAGTTTTCAATAGAGTTTTTATTCTGAGATATTTGTTTATTTAAACTATCAACCTCTTCTGTAATATCTCTCAACTGACGTTTCAACCCCCTTACCTTTTTGTTGTGTTCTTCTTCTTTCTTAGATATTACTGTTTTTTCAGAATTTATTTTATCTACTTTCTTATTTAGTTCTTCAATAACATCATTAATAGAAGTTAGTTTTGTTTTAGTGGAATTGTAAAGTTTTTCAACGTCTATCAATTCCCTTTTCTCTTCCTCAATATCAACTTCCGGGTCTCCAACCAAGAACTCATGTGAACATTTTGGACATTTTACAGCACCTTTAATATTCTTATTTATTTCATCCATCATATCTGAAATTTCATCTATGGATGATTTCACAGTTCTTTTTTCCTTACTTTTCTTATCAATATCTGTGTTAACAACCTTTACTTTTTCTTCTATCTTATTATACTCTTCTTCAAAAGAAACCTTGTTTAGTTCTTTAATTTTGGTTTCTAATTCACCTACTTCCTTTCCTGTTGATTCTAACTTTTTAGAAACTTCTTTATTCTTTTCTTCAAGGTTTTTACGTAAATCAATTCCTTCAATTATCTCATTCCCGACTTCTACAATTTCTAACCTTTTATATTTAATCTTCTTTTCTTTCTCTTCTTCAAAGTCTTCATTTTCTAATTTATCAATCTCTTCCTTGGAATCGTCAATCACTCCCTGAATAGCAGATTTGTTTATTTCTTTTTCTCTTATTACTTCTTCCAACTTCTTTACATCTTCCTGTACTAACTTATCAACACCGTTAATCATATAAGAATTAGAGAACCGGGAAATTAATTCAATTTTCTTTGCGTTAGGAGAAGAAAAGAAGGAAGTGTAACGTTCCTTGTTGACTATATAGAAGTTCTGAATATCTTCCTTACTTAAATCAACCCAATCAAGAATATACTTGTTACCGTCTGCTACTGTAGAAAAATTAACAGGGGTAACTTCTTCCCCTTTTTTCAACCACAATTCAAGTTTATTGCTACCCTTAACAGGCAACTTACGCTCAATAATTAGTGATTGTTTGCGTACAGCACAATAAATTTCCAGTTCTACACTGCCCTCTTTTTCCCCCCAAAATACTAATTCTGCATCCCTAACTTTACGTGAGGTAGTTGTCAATAAAGCATATTCAATAGCGCATTGTATTGTAGTCTTGCCAGAACCATTAGATTTTTGACTTTCTGGTTCTGTTAAGTTCTCACCCTGAATTAACACAGGGTGAGATTTGAAGTTATATTCTAATTCCTTAAAAGAAAGAAAATTTTTAGCTTTAATTGAGACGAATTTCATAACTATTTGTTTAGTTCTTCATTTATTTTTTCTTGTATTTCTTCAAGCAATTCAGGATTATCTTCCAATAAAATCTTAACAGCATCAACACCCTGCCCTAACTTAGTATCACCGTAACTCATCCATCCTGCACCTTTCTTGTTAATAATGCCTAATTCAACAGCTACATCAATAACCTCTCTTAATTTATCAATACCTGTCCCAAACTCAATAAAGAATTTAGTTTGCTTAAAAGGGGGAGCGACTTTATTTTTAATGACCTTAACACGTGTCCCATTAGCAACAATTTCATCCCCATCTTTATCTTGACCACTCCTTGCTACTTGAGCTCTTTGTGATGAATAAAATTTTAAAGCATTCCCCCCTGTAGTGACAGAAGGGTCACCCCACGATATTCCTATTTTTTCACGTAACTGCCCAATAAACATTATCACTGCTCCTGATTTTTTAGCAGGGGCAATTAAAGTTGGAACCATTTGTGACATTAACCGTGCTAACAAACCTATTTTCTGATCTCCTGCTTCTCCAGCAATAACTGCACGTGGAAGTAAAGCAGAAACTGAATCAACAACAATCAACCCAACTTCATCGCTTTTAGCAAATTCACGCACTATTTCTAAAGCTGTTTCCCCATCATCTGGTTGACTTAAATACCACAACCCACTTTTTTCACTTGTATCTACACCTAATGCTTCAGCATAGAAAGGGTCAAGTGCATGTTCCATATCAATATATGCAACAACCTTACCTTCCTTTTGGCATTCTGCTGAAGCGTGAAGGGCAAGTGTTGACTTTCCAGAACTTTCCCACCCAAACAATTCAACAATACGGCCTTTAGCCCAACCTCCACCGAGGGCCTGATTTAATCCGATACTGCCTGTATTTAACCATTCAACGTTTTTAGACACTCCAGCTATTGCTTCATCTCCGAAACGTTTCTTTACGTTAGCAACTACGTCTGATATTTTTACACTTTCTTTATTAGCCATATAGTTATTTATTTAATCTTTGTTTACTTATTTCTACTGCTCTCTCACTAATATCACACCCTATAAAATTACGATTCAGGTCTTTACATACTTCAGAAGTTGTTCCTGAACCTAGATAAAAGTCTGCAACTAAATCACCTTCGTTACTACTCACTTTAATTATTCGTTCAATTAGTTCTTTTGGTTTTTGAGTTTCAAAATCAATAAATTGCTTACTTCTTGAACTTATCACAGATGTAACACCTATATTCCAAACAGAATCAATATTTTTCTCATTATACATTGAAAACCCATCTACAGATTTTAATTTACCTTCTGTGAAATTAAAATTCCCCCTTTTTTTAGGTTTTTTGAGAGGTATTTTCACTTTATTAATTCTGTGAGTTTTTGATTTAGAATAAAAATAAATTGTGTCATGTTTTTTAGGTAACTTAATTGAACTATTGCCTTGCATTGTGTCTTCATAATGCCAAATTATTTCATTTCTAAAATTATCATACCCAAAAATATCATCAAGAACACACCTAATCCAATGATTAATACGTGTATCCATTTGCAAATAAATGCTTCCTGTTGGCTTTAATATTCGGTGCATTTCTTTTATTCTTTGAATGTAATGCTCCTCAATTATTTTCCTATCCGGATTTAAATCTTGATAATCTTTAAACTTTCTACCAGTTCCGTATAAAATATCACAATAAATTAAGTCAATCGTATTATCTGGAATATCAGACATCAAATCAAGATTGTCGCAACAATAAATATCTATTTCAGCCATTTAATTTCCTTTCTAAATATTTGTTTCCGGTTTCAAATTCCCAATCATTTTCTTCGCAACACTCTTTAAACTCTTCAACTAATGAAGTTTTATTAAAAGATACTATTTCATCCTGTTCTGCATAAATTAGAGAATCCTCAACTTCTTTTACTTTTGTCTTAATATCTATACCTACAGCATAGAAACTATCCTTTTTTATTGATTTAACCTTGCTCTCGCTTCCTAAAACTTCAAACCTTATATTGTCATCAGAATTGGAATATTCCTTCATTAAATCGTCTAATTCGGCCTTTTTTATTTCATCAAGGTTTACCTTTACCTTTTTGTATTCTTTGAACTTTGCTTTTTTAATTTCATAGGTTAAATCATCATAAATAATTGTAAACCCCTTTTTGTTATCCTCTCCGAAATTAGCCTGATAGGGAGAAGGGCAATGTATAAAATTTTTCTTAATCACTTGTGTTTGGTGGTAGTGACCTGAATACACTCTATCAAAACCTTCAAACGTATTAATAGAAAGGGGAGATTCAACTATTGAACCATCATTATTTACACTTCCAGTAATTGCCACGTGAGTAATTAAAATATTTTTCCCATCTTTTAGAAAGTCAGGTTTAAATTTCTCTAACCAAACATCTTCTCTAAAGAATGGCATAAAATGAACTCTTACCCCCTTCTCTAAATCTTCATAGTCATAATCATCGAATATTGTAAGTGCTGGATGATAACTAAAAGCATCCACAAAAGATTCTTTTACATCATACCTTGTTTTGTCGTGGTTTCCGGGTATTAGATAAGCATGAATATTACTTGAATGTAGAATGTTCAATATATTTAGGAAAGCATTTAAAGTTTCAAGTCTTTGACTTGTTCTGCTTTCAAATATATCTCCGGCTATAAATACTGTGTAGATACTTTCTTTTATACATAAATCACAAAGTTGATGGAATATATCAGTGACTTGTTCTATATTCCCCTTGTCTATATGTATATCGTTTATTTGTATTGCTATTGGTTTTGGCATTTTAGAAGAATTTAATTTAGGGTGAGGTAACTAAACCCCACCCTGTTTAAAATAACCTTACTTTTTCTTACGTCTTGCACGTAATTTAGCTAACTCAGAAGCAACATCAGCTTCTACTGCATCATCTGGAGATGAATCTTCAACAGGTGATTCTTCATCGCTTTCTTCCTCTTCACTTTCTGTTTTTTCAAAAGGAAGTTCATTACCTTCTTTAGCGATTGTGTACCATTCTTCAATAGCAGAACCTTTTAGTTCTTTCACAATCTCTTCAGAAGTCTTACCGTCCGGTAAATCGCTTTCATCGTAATTTTCATCAATGAAAGTTCTAATAAACCTCTTCATTTTAACAGGAGTTACTTTACTTTCAGAAGGTGTTTCTTCCTCTGGAGTTTCTTCCTTACTTTCTTTAGACTCTGATTCTTCTGAATCCCCATCTTTTTTCTCTTCTTTTTTAGGAAGATTCTCAACCATCTTTGAAATTTCTTCCATCTCGTCAAGAAACTCAGTGTTCTCAAAAATCTCAAAACCCCACTTTTTATCAAACCTTTCAAGCCCATCAACAGCCATGTTGAAATCTTTCTCACTGTAAACTCCAACCAACATTTCTTCCAAGGACTTCTTTTCTTGCCACTCTTCCAATGCTTTTTCCGGCACTGCAACACGCTCAAAGAAATCATCTACTGATTCACGTTTACGAATGTTAGGCTTATCGGTGTCAACTTTATATTCAGTCTTCTTCCTTTTTCCTTCTTGAGTTACTGTTTTAGTGAGAATCAAAGGAAACCCTTCATCCAAATCCACAAAAATATCGCTTGGTACTGGCTCATCAGCAGTTTCACGAATGGAAAGCTTTTCCATATCTTTGTACCACTTCTTATTCAAATCTAAACGACCAATTTCCCATTTGTTATCCCAAGACCACGTAGCAATTTTATGGTCAGGTTGAATACCGAATACCCACTTACCATCACTACCTCTGAATCCACGCAAAGGAGCCATTTTCTTTTCTCTTTCTGCTTTTTCAGGATATTCATCATTCAACTTCTTGTGAACGTATTCAAGGTAAGTCTCAACCGGGTCTTTGGTCATCATAAACTTACCATGCTTATCTTTAGGAGAGTGAACTGTGGCAATAAATACCTTACGGTTTCTAACTTCTTTTCCCACAATCTCTCCATCTTCCCACTTATCTCCTTCACATTCAAGATTTGCTGTTGAAATGGGAACATACGGACTATTTTCCGGGTCATGAGCCGGAGCAATTTTAAACCAGTTATCACCCTCTTCAATTTTATGATACTTTGTACGACCAGAACCTCCTGAAAAACTCGTTTTACTGTTGGATTCGGCTTCGCTTACTTGATCGCTAACTTTTTTAAGAGACACGCTCTTGTATTTTGATCTATCAAATGCCATTTTATTCAGTTTTAAATAATTTGTTACTAATATTAAATTCTTTCTTAATGTCCTCTTGAACTTCCTTGAACTTTTCAAGAAACTGTTCTAAATCGTAAGTTACTTCATTCTTTTTAACCTCCATTGTTATTATGCGTTCGACAATCCAATCTAATCTCATATCGTACCCTAAAGTTTTCTTTTTCAGATACTTTTCTCCGTTAGGTTCCTGCAATGTACCTGTCCCTATTTTTTGGGATTCCTGTTCGATAACAAAGTCAAACCTGTCACCCATTATTGAAGGCACTGCAATGTAATTTTTATACCTTAGTTCCATAATGTTAAATTTTATTTTCTCTTAATATATAGGCATAATGACAGCCTTAAAGTCAAAATTATAATTTCCATTAATATAAACTCTGATAGCACCATTTGCCTGACCATCACTTACTCTTGACATCTTTAAATACAACCCTAAAGTTTCATTCTTTTTAGGTTTCTCTGGGTAAATAGCGAGTTGTAAATTATGTAACAATTCAGGATTTAACCCTATCATATCACATTTTTCATTAGCTTCTTCAGGGATAACGCTTTCAACTTTTGGGTAATTGCCCACATTTCCCTCTTTAATTAATGGGACAATATCTACTTGTCCTTTTTTATCTACTGCCTTAATTGTACCCCCATTAAATTCATAACCAACAATACCGTTCTTACAAAGTTTTTTCCATTGTGTTGCATGAATTAAAAATCTATCCGTTTCCAACATCTTTTCAGAAAATTCTTTACCAAACAAATTTTCTGTTTTGTGAATAACTGCTACATGACTATCCGAAGCATAAACATTTTCTTTTGTCAGTAGGATGTAATCCGTAATGGGACGTAATCCTGAATTGTCTTTAGCGATTAAATGTAATTGTTGCATAGTTTTTATTTTAAAGGTGATTTAACTTTTTTGATAACTATATTATTTATAACTCCGTCAACCAATTCATTGTAAAGTTCTTCAGGAGTAACTCCTTTAACTAACACAGAAAGTTTTTTATCCTTACTTTGAATAGACCAATAGAGAGCATCAATAAAATCCATATCTCTTTTTGCTGAAATAACTGATTTTTTACTAATCTGCCATGCCTTGTCTAAAGTAACTTCTTCATCTAAGTTTTTCTCTGTAAGTTTCAGACTGTTTTTAGAATAATCTTTACGAATGTTTCTTCTCAACTCAGCTTCGTAAATATCAAATTCAAGTTTTTTAATAGAGTGGGTCTTCTCTGCTTCTGCCTTTAATAAGCCAATTTGATTAAGAAGTGCAGAAACACTAACGGCTTCGCCGTATAAGTTGCTGTAATTAATAGATGTTAGTGTGTCAACATCTACTTCTTCTTCAAATTCTCTGAATTTTAGGGAGACTGGATTGTCTCCTAAGTGAATAATTAGATTCATGTTTTGATTTTTAAGTGCTACAAATTAATTACTTTTATATGTATTTGCAAAACTATTTGAGAACTTTTATTTGAGAATTGCTGTCGCTTTGAAGAACATTGGTTTTCCCATAGCTATCATACTTCACAACTCCTGTCATGAATAGTAAAGACTTCTTACAATCTGTAATAACTTCTTCAAACTGCTCATACTGCTCAGGCCAAATTAGGATGTTTATCATTGAGTAATTATTCTCAATCAGTAGTTTAGCAAAAGAACCTTTTTTACTATTCTTAACTTCAACATCCAATACGTAACCTCCAACACCAGCATTATCATTTACAGAAGTTTCTTCTTCAAAATCTACCGGGTCTTTGTATGGTCTATCTAATAGAACATCACACATATCAGTATAATTGAAAAATGCTATCCCTGACAATCTCTTTTGTTGAAGTGTCCACCACCATTCATCGTTTACAAAGTTCTCATCTATGAAATCCTTTTCTTCGTCTATTTTAACCTTGTTTCGTTCCCTGAATTTATTAATTAGAGTATATCTATCCTGTGGCATTTTTACATCCTCAATCTCATCAAATGCACCGGATAAGATAAGGTTTTCTATAACCCTTTTATTTACCTTACTGCCTTTAAAGGAGTGACGTTCCAAGAACTCATCTAAACTAAAATACTCCCCATTTTCTTCTCTTTCCTTCATTATTTGGTTAGTAGAAGTTTCTCCACACTGTTTAATGCTGCTTAATGCCCAATAGATTGTATTGGTGTTAAAATCAGTATTTACCTTAGTATCTGACTTGTTTATGTCAGGAGAAGCAATTTTTACAATACCTGTTGTATTAATCTCACTAATGTAGCTGGGGATATCATCTTCACTTGCGTAGTTAATAGCAGTACTCCAGAAATGGATAGGGTAATGTACTTTTAGCCATTGACCTATATAGCCTGTAACCGCATAAGCTGCTGCGTGGGATTTATTAAAACCATACCCGGCAAACTTAATAAGTTTTTCCCATAACTCTTCAGCGTATTCTTCTGAATATCCGTTTTCTTTTGATCCACCTATAAATCTGGGTTTTTGTTTGCCAAGAATTGACATTTTCTTTTTCCCCATTGCTTTTCTGATGTCGTCAGACTCAACTAACGAATAACCAGCTACCTGTACACATGCTTGCATAACTTGTTCTTGATAAATGATAATACCAAGAGTTTCACTTGTTATCTTTTCAAGACCTTCTAAATATTCAACATCTCTTTTCCCCTCCTTTCTTAATACATATTCGTTATGAAAATTGTTTTCCATTGCTCCCGGTCTATATAGGGAAATTGCAGCAAATAAATCTTCAATATTCTCAGGTTTCAAATCTTTACAATAACTTGTCAATCCTTTAGAGCCAAAGTGAAAAATATCTCCATTCCACCCTTTTTGAAAGTATTTATAGACTTCTTTTTCATTTAGAGGAAGCTTGTAAATATTTACTTCATCTCCTTCTATTTTCTTTATAGAATCAAGAATACTTTGATATTTATCAAGTTGTTTAATCCCCAGAATATCCTGCTTTAAGAATCCTGCTGAATCTAACTCTCCCCCTTCCCATTCGCTTACAATCATACCGTCTTGCTCTCTTACCGGAACCCAATGATACATTGATTTTTCTTTAGGGAAGATAATCATTGCACAGGCATGTATTGACTTTGCTTTTGGTTGACCTAAAACTAATTGCAAATCATGGATTACTTCTGGATGTTTGTTAATGAATGATTTTAAAATCCTTTTCTTACATGCTTTTTTAAACAAATCTTCAACCGTTTTATCTCCAACTTCAAGAACTGAAGTAGCAATGTTTACCTCTCCAAAATCAATATTGTAATGTCTGGAAATATCTTTTATAGCTGCTCTTAACTGAAGAGCCGTGTAAGTTCCAACAGAACAAACCTGATCGTGACCGTATTTCTCTTCTATGAACGATTTAACTAAATGCCTTTTTTCTCCCGGCATGTCACTGTCAATGTCTGGTAATGAGACAGTTACGCGGCCCTCATTAAGAAAACGCTCAAACAAAAGGTCAAATTCTAACGGATCAATGTGAATAATTCCTAAACAAAAACTAACTAAAGAACCCCCGGCTGATCCACGTGCTACCCCTGTAAGTATCTCATTCTCACGACAATACCTAATAATATCATAAGTTATCAAAAAGTAATCAACTACATTACCCTTCTGGATTACATCAACCTCCTTATCTATCCTTTCAATATACTTATTCAAATCTGTTTTAGGGTTAATCCTTTGTAAACCTTCTTCTATCAATCCCCAAAACATATCTAAATTATCTTCATATTTCTCTTTCTCTTCTTCACTCATCGTATATTTAGGGAGGTGACGTTGTTTTGTGTCAACCTTAAATTTACAACGACTCACTATCTCTTTTTCGTTATTTACTGCTTCATTAAATATAGTTTCAAACCTCTCATTTTCCGGGTTAAATAACCCATCTAATTCAAAGAAATAATCATCCTTATTTTTGAAATATTGATTGTGGCTTTTATTTTCCCTTACATTACTGATTGAATTTAGGATGTTCTTAATGTAGCTATCTTCTTTGTCAAGATAAAAAGCATCTGTAATACTTACAGGGGGAATATCGCTATTTACATATTTTTTCAGGTTTAGAAGGTATTCTTTATCTCTTTCATTCATTTCATACTCAACCGTATCAAGTTGAAAATAAACATTAGAATGCGCTCCTAAATCAAATGCTCCGTAAACCGGAATATCTTCAAAATTCAAAGACTTTGGGTCAAGAACTATCACTAATCCATCTATGTGATTATAGAATGTTTCTTCTTCAATGAAAGAAAGGTTGTCAATATTCACATATTTATTCAAGTCAAGTAGGTTATGCCACCCTTTTTCATTCTCCACATAACACTTTACATCATATCTTAAATCCCTTTTCTTATTGAAGATAGTGTAAGTTGCACCTATGATAGGGTTAATTTCATTCTTTTCGCATTCAAGTTGGAATTTCAATGCTCCGGCAAGGGTATTTTTTTCACAAATACCCAAATTCTTAACCCCTAAAAACTTTGCTTTTTCGCACCAATCTTTATATAACCGGGAACCATTCAATAACTCAAATCCTCCACGAACCCCTAAGAAAGAAGTTGTTTTTAGGGATTGCTTTGCTTTACCTACGTATTTAAGTTTCTTAATTTTTGGGTCTTTTTCTTGCCCTACTGTTGTGTAATAGTAAACACCTCCGAACTTGTATATATAAAAATCTAAATCTTCAGGTACGTCTTCGGTAAATACAAAATGAAAATTAGTATCAAAGAATATTCCTTCTTCTGTTGGGAATACTTCTTGGTATTTCTTCCCATCTATTAGAAATACTTCTCCGTCTTTTTTATACGAAATTATTTGATCTTTTAGGTATTGTTCAAGTTCTGACATAATTACCAGTTTAATGCTTTTGATACATTAGGGAAATAAGTTTTTAAGTAGTTTTTTATCTCTGTAGCTATCAATCTTACTTCTTTTTGTGCATGACCGTCTTCCCGTACCTGAATAAAATGAATCCAATTTCTTAGGTTGTTTGTCATATACATTTTTGTAGAAGCACATGCAGGGAGTATATCTCTTGCAGTTTCTTTAGCGACTCCTTTTTCTATCAGTTCATCATATAGGGAGCTAATATTACTCAACGCTCCTTCTATTTCTTCCTGTGCTGTCAAGCCACTATCCAAAGTTGGGTTGATAACATCTTCACTGCTTTGCCTGTTTATTTTGGCTTGCTGTCTTAACTCAATATCTTCAAAATTGTTAACTTTTGAATATCTTTGGGAAAATTCCTGAAAGGTTGCTGAACGATGACGTAATAACTGCCTTCCAATAGAACGACTTGTGTTTATCTCAAAGGTTATATATGCTGTCTCAAAGATAGACCAATGTTTGTTTTTAATACAATAAGCCAAAAGTTTATCCGGGGATTCAAATTTATCTTTTCGATTAGAAGAAACCCGGGCTGCATATACAATTATTTCTTCTGCTGTTTTGCCTTCAAATTCTCCTTGTCCTTGAGTTAAGCTAATTAGTTTTACTTTCATATATCTATTTCTTTATTAAATCGTTTAATTCTGGTTTATTTTTCAGCATATAAGAGACAAACATAGCATTGCACATTAAATGACCTATATGTTCTTGTCCGATTTCTTCATCTACAAATTCTCCTCTAAGTAAAGCAAAGGCGTGTCTTAATAAAGACTCCATAATTTTAGAAACTGGCATTCCATTTTTCCAATTATCTTTTCCAGAATAAATTTGTGTTAGCTTGCATGCCTGTTCTTTTGTTATTTCTGAACCCTTGTATTGTTTTCCGTTATCATCTTCAAATATGCTATATTTGTGCGCTCCATACTCTAAAACTTTTACCATAGATTCTAATGAATCAAAATCAACAAGTGACCATTGTGGTTTATTTTCGTTGTACCTTAATCCGTATTTAGGGTTATTCTCTGACATATTGATAATAGTTTATATTAAAGATTAACATGTATCCAAGACTTTCGTGAAACTATACTTCTTATAGTTTCAGAAGACACATTATACATTTTGGCTATTTTAGCATTACTTATTTTTTGTTCTTTTTTTATTTGTATTATCTCTTTGACCTGACAAGTTTTAAGTTTAGATTGAAAAATCTTTTCTCCTACAGCGGGAATATTTAATTTATTTATTCTGGCGTGATTGTTGTTTTCTGTCCAAGTTGCCCACTCTAAATTACTAATATCATTATTTGACTTGTCTCCGTCAATATGGTTAACTGTTTCTTTGTTTTCAGGATTTGGGATAAATGCTTCGGCAACAGCTCTGTGAATTTTAACTTTTTTGTGATAACTTAAATTCATTAAATGTACATAAGTGTAACCGTTTTTGTAATTTTGTATTTTTAGTATTTTTGATTTTTTTAGTGCTTGCCCTCCATAATTATGATTAGTGTATCTATTTAAACTTTTAACTCTACCTTTGTTGCTGACTTGATAAAAACCTTCAAATCCAACAACATCTTTCCATACTTCATATTCATAAATAAAATATTTTGTAGGTATGTTTAATTTCTTAGCTAACTCTATTTCTTCTTGACATCCCCTACTGTTGTTTAATAGTTCATAACCATAATTTTTTGATATTACAACAGCTATCAGCTCATCACATTTTTTTAACATAGGTAAGTCCATATTCATCCAAAAAGAATGATCTGTTTGAAGTTTTTTGTCCATATAAAAACTTATTGGATGCGATTGTGAGATTGGACTAAATATTGCATTACCATCCTTCATAAATTTAGCTGCTACATCATTAGCTATATTAAATGACTCTTCAGGAGACCATGTGTACGGGCAACATAAATAAGTTAATTTATTCATAATTTTATTTATCAAATTGTTGTTTTACATAGTTTACGGCTGCATTTAAAGCCTTTATTCTTAGTTCACCCTCTTGTATAGAATCCTTCTCAAAGTCCACCATTTCCTGTCCAGACGTGCAAATTTGCCATTGTTCTGTGGAATGGTTTAGTTCAAGTTCTACTGTGGCTGTAATACCATCTTCTTCTGCTGTAAAGAAAACGGTTTCCCAAGTTTTTTGTTGTTTGATTGTTGTCATAAAACTAATTCTCCTTTTCCGTTAGAAACTCCTGCAAAGTAAGCAATTTTATTTTCTTGTTTACACTTCTCCAAATATCCATCTATATTAAATACATGGTAAAACTTAGCTTTTGCGCATAAATTTTCTTTAACTGCAACAATGTTAGAGTTGGGAGGAAGTTTCTTTATAGTTCTTCTTTTTCTTGTTCTCATAGGTTTAGTCTTGATATATTTCTACTCCGTTTGTTTTTCTTCTTACGTCACTTCCGGTATTAGTAGGAAGTTTCCAACCTTTTGCTTTTGCACAAGCTACGTTAAACATCTCCCATACTTTTTCATCTTTGAACTTTCCGTGCATCGTGCCTTTTTTGAAAACTTTTATCTCAAAGAAACCCCAATCCATCCAAGTCCCCCATTCTTTCTTTTCATACATTTTACCCCAACACTTCTCCGGGTATTTCTTTTCAATATAGAAGTCGTAAACTTTATCTATGAACTCTTTACTTAAACCTAAATTGTAGTGAAAATTGTTGTAAAATCTATTTCTGTTTACCTCTTCATCTACATATTTACATTTATTGTGGATAATCTCTGCTTTATCTTTATCAATACCCATATATTCTGCAAGTTCTTCAATAGCTTCCTGAGCATCGTAATTATATACCTCTTTTGGCCTGAAAAAACTATACAAGTCTTCAAAGTTATCGTAATTCTGTCCAGTTAGGAAACATAATGCTTTAGTTAATTCATCCATTTTTTGTCCAGACTGACTCCATCGTATTTCAGGATGACCGCTGGAATCCATACCTATTCCTGTATAAGGGGCAATAAACTTTTTATCGACAAAATACATAGAGTTTGTTTTCCATCCTTCCAATCCCTTTCTGTTCTCCTTATAGCGTTCGGTCAGCCAATCAAATATCTCTATGAGTACCCGTCCCATTCTGTCACCATGCGTTCCTATAACCATCTCAACCATCTTCTTCACATTAGACATAGTAAAAGGGATTTTTTCCTGTTTCTCCACAAAGTTGTTAAGTTTTCGCATTACACTTTCGGTAGTGTATTTACGCATATCCATCTTATGAAATACTGTCCACCATGCAGCTTTTTGAAGTTCTTTCTTGAAACTTTCTCTATCGTTTACCCCTTGTCCTTGAACACCAAAAGAAACATTAATCTTAGTGGATATTGGCCGTATAATGTCGTTCATCTCCTTATTGACCCGCATTACTTGATCAAATCTTTTAACTGAACCCACATACCTATTTACAATATCTCTAATTTCATTAAAAGGCATTACTCCGTTATTATATTGAGCTTCTTCTTCATCAGTTAAATCAAAATAGCCTTCAAATTCGGACTCTTCGCTTTCTGCTGGTTTAAATAGACGGATTAACCCTATCTCAATATTTGTTTTTCTTTCGGCACTTTTAAAAGCATTACCTATGTTTTCAATACCTCCATGTTTATCTACAAGGATTTTAAATTGTATTCTTTCTCTACTTCTTGCTAAATTGTAAGTTTCCCAATTACATAAGGCTACAATTTGACATCCGGGAGGAGCTATCTCGTAAGCATGTAGAATATGTGTTTCATCTTTAGAATAGGGAGGGTTCATAAATATAAAATCTACATGTGAAATTTGATGTGATTCTACTTTCAAAAAGTCTTCGCCTATTTTTCTTCCTTTAGTTTCGCATATTTTAATTAAGTCCGGCTCAATTTCTGAGAATAATACCTCTTTTGCTCCATTCAAGTTTAAGAAGTCTATAATGTCTCCTTTCCCTGCACTTGGATCGTAACAAACTTTGTTTTGAAAATCAGCAAATTGAACCATCTGAAGAATTACTTCTTCTGGTGTTGGATAGAAATCTTTGTTAATCATTTTGTGTTTTGTTTTGGTTTTTATCTGGAGACAAACATATAACTTTTATATGTTTTTACAAAATAAAAGTGGGGATTTTACTCCCCACTTAAAATTTATTTTACTCCTGTATGACCAAAACCACCTGAACCTCTGTTTGTTTGGGTAATTTCCGAAATATCTTCCCAAGTAAATTTTTCATATTTACTTATTACCATTTGGCAAACCCTATCTCCGTTAGATATTTTAAAATCTTCCGATGATAGATTTACAAGAATTACCTTAATTTCACCCCTAAAGTCAGAATCTATAGTTCCCGGAGAATTAAGAACTGTAATACCATACTTTGCCGACAAACCACTTCTGGGTCTAATTTGAGCTTCTGTTCCTTTAGGTAATTCAATAAACAATCCTGTAGGTACCATAACTCTTTCTAATGGTTTCACAATAATTTCTTCATCAATAAAAGCTCTAAGATCAACACCTGCTGAGCCTTCAGTTGAAAAAGATGGGTTGGGGTTGTTACTCTTGTTGATAATCTTTACTTGCATAAATTAATAGTGTTTAATTGATTTGTTATTATTTAAGATTTTCTGCTACCATTTTATAGGCTCTATATTTTTCATCATCAATACCTTTAATAACTTTAGCCATACTCATAACTTCTTTGGCAGCTTCTTCTTTAGTGTTAAATTTCTTACCCTTACCTACTTCTTGTAATGCTTGTTCTGTCCATCCTTCTACAAGTTCCTTACGTGTTCCTCCAAATTTCCACGAGCCTTCAAGGAATTGCTTATCTGATTGTTTTAATATAGGGATATTTAATTCTTTATCTGCCTTGTTTTTCTCTGTAAATAATTCATCCCAATATTTAAGTTGTTTTTCATACACCTCCTTAACCTTCTCATCTGTTTGTTTTTCTAAATCAGTCTTTAATTCCATAATATTAGACATCCATTTATCTCTTTTTTTATTTCTTTCTTTTTCAGATAATGACTTATATTCTTTAATTCTTTCTTTTATCTCTTCCTTACTTTCTTTTGATAGACTTTTACTGTCTGAACCTTTGCCTTCATTTTTATCTTTGTAATCTATTTGGTTTTTAGCTGTAACTGATAATTGATCTCCATATTTATCTTTATACTGCTCAAAAGACAACCCTTCTGCATCACCTTTTACATTATGAACTACCTTAAATTTACCTTTTTCATTTTCGTCAGGCTTTACTGAAAATTCACTACCTCTTTTTTTAGCATCTATTTTGGCCGTGCTTTCTGCAACACCCCTTTTTACTACCTTTTCTTTTATCCCTTTATCTTTTTCGTAATATTCCTTTAATAATTTATCTGTTCTTTCTTGTAATTTACTACTCCCCTTACCTTCACTTTTCCCCTTCTTCTCTTCAAAAAATTTATCAATCGCTCCGTTAAACCCATCTAATCCGGCAATCACTTTACCGTTATTGATGAAAACTTTTGCACCGTTGATTGTCCTCCAGCCCCCAGAAGGAAATTTACTTTGTAAATCTTTAGACCATGCTTTTTCAAAACTTTCACGGTCGTAACTCTCATATAGAATTTCTTGAAAAGACTTCATAAAAGTATTTTCGTCTGTACCTTCTATACTTAGATTCATATTTAGCTCTTGCGATCTTTGAGCTTTCATTATTTCTTCTTCAAACTTCATTTTTATATATTTTAGGAACTACAAATGTTAAATAATTATATGTATTAACCAAACAAATCAAAGCCGTAGGCTTTTAATATGTCTTTATTTTCGTTTAGGAATTGTTTAATAAGGGGTTCTATTTGGTTCTGATAAACATCTAAAGATACATACTCAGGTGCATCTTGATAACGATCCTTTTTACCTCTTAACGCATTAACACCTTCTGTCTGCACAGCGTGGTGCATTTCAAAAGCACGTGCTAAACATTCATGGGTGGAATTAAGATAGTTACTGTTGGTAGCTTTATTCATCTTCTGCCTAAAAGTTGTGGCTATCTGTCCAGCAGTAGAATCATAGTTATCTGAAGCATGTCTTTTACCTTCTTTCCTTCCTACAATATCATCCAACCAGTGTGCAACTTCATGTCCTAAGGTAAACCCTAATTGATCATCTCCTAATTTAGCTGTTACACCTATTGTACCCATAGAAGGCACATAAACTCCTATTGCTTTGCTTGCAAACATATAAGTTTCTCCAGCATGAGAAATTTTCAAATTATCTTTTGAAGCACTTTCTTTTAAATTACCGTAAGTCTTTTGAATGTTATTCCATGCTTTTTCTATTTGTTCAACCTGTATAGGCTGTATTTCTTCACCATTCTGTCTTTTTACTTTAATTCCGTATTTGTCCTTTAGAATGTCTTTTGTTCCAGATTCACCATAAGAAGTTTCTAAAGCCTTACTTCTTTGTTCAGATATTTCTTCCCTTTGAATATTAATATCGTTAATTTTCCACCCTATTGTTTGTCTATAATCCCTCCAAGTTTGAAAAACTTCTGGATTAGCATAACTACTGTAAGATCTTTCTCCTCTCTTTAATGTTCTTCCTTTGCCGTCCGTTCTTAGTTTTTCAGGATCAACAAATCTTTCATACATAGAATGAAAAGAATTAGCCATGTGTTTATCATCAAATTTTGATTTAAGTTTTTCTGGCCTGTATTTTTTAACTGGAATATAAATCTCTTCTTTTTCTTCGACAGATAAAGATTCCCATTTATCTTTAGATATTTTCTTTTTTACAGCAACAGGCATACCTTCATAGAAATTACGTTGATTGTAGTAATATTCTTTACTTTTATCCGTAAAGGTATTCCAATGTTCTAATTGTCTTTTGTTTTTTCTTTCAGCCTCTTGTTTAAATTTGGCTTTCTGTTTAGTGGAGTAGTAATCCTGTGTTAATACGACCTGATCTAAAGTCATCATTACAAAATTACCATCTTTGGGGTTGTAATCCCCTCTTTCTATACTTAACCCATCCCTTATTTCAGAAAATTCTTTATATTTATTAGTGGATAACATGTATTTATCATCACCAATTTTAATTACATCAAAAATGTAACCTCCACTTCTAAAATCATCTTCATTAATTTCAGGTATATAATAAGGCTTTTCTTTAGTTAGAATGTTATCTACATTAAAATCAATATCTTCTGTATCAACTTTTGTAAAGTCAGGAACTCTATCGTGTTTTACTCCCACCTTATCTGTAACCGTAGCTAAATCACCTTTATTGGAAAGTACTTTAACAACATTCTTTTGTTGACGTATATCACTATTTAATTTTTCAAGTTCTCCTCTTTTCTCCAGTCTCTTTTTACCTAAAGAAGCTCTATCTTCATAATTTTCCGAACCCGTTTCTTTTTCACGTAAATCTTTTATCTCCCCTTCTAACTTTTCTTTTTTCACTAACATATCTGCCAAAACAGACTGTTCTTTATCTACCATTTCGTTTACAGCATCTTTGAAAGAATTTTTTATTTCATCTATCTCTTCTTTAGTGAAATTATCTACAACTTCTTCTGCTTCTTGTTTGTTTTTCTTTAATGCCTCAGAAATTTTACGTTTAGTTTCTTCAGACATTGCTTTTCTTTTTTGATTGTATAAAGTTTTGAGTTCATCATATAACTCTAACGCTTCAGGCTTTAATTCTTCCCCTTTTTCAACAGCAGAACGAACAGCCTGATAATGATTATATATAAGTTTAGATATTATTTGATTCTTAGTAAGTTCTTGACTTTTTTCTTTCTTTGTTCCGCTCCCTCCCGAAGTAGATGTCTTTGTTTTAGAATCTTCGCTTTTTTCTTTCTTTCCTTTAATTCTATTTATAGCCTTCTCAATATCATTATTGCTGATACCATGAAGTTCCATGTATTCACGTAGAGAATATTTGTGAATATCTTGAATAGGTTTTATCCCGAAAAGTTTTTTAGTAGTTTTAAATCTACTCTCTGGAGTTACATTATTTAAAATTTCTGAAATTTTCTGATTATCGGTCTCTGGCTGAACGTCTAAAATTCTTTCATCTACTCTGTTTAAAAACAAACCTGTTTCTGTTTTGATATTATATTTTATTCCGGTATTGTCTGAAACATTTTCTTCAACTGTTCCTTTTTCTTCACCCACATTAACTTCTTGTCCTACATCTAATCCAGAATTTTTCTGATTTTTAATAGCTTCCGCTTTCTCTTCATCTTTTTCTTTTACATCTGACCACAAGTAACCCAAAACAGTTTCTAAGAACTTAATAGGAAATACCCAACCTGATAATTTTTTATTAAAACTTCCAACACCTATCTCTTTCTTAATGCTACGCATAATGTCCACGTTCGCATAAGTATCGCCTTTAATTAGGATTGCTTTATCAGAATATTTTTCAATTTGCATTCCTTTAACCTCTGGAGATAATTCAAACCCAACCGGGGTTTCTTCCTGCTCTTCAGAAGAAGGTTTTACATAAACCGTTTGTTTAAATTGCTTGCCTTGTCTGGATACCCAGACTTCCTTTTTTATTAGTTTAGAAGTGTCCTTTTCAGCCTTTTCTATATTATCTGATACTAACTCATACCCATTATCTAAAAGGTCTTTAAATTCGCTCTCAGTAATTAAATTTGAATTGAAAGACTTCTCTAAATTGAAAGATTGTAGATAGTTCTTATCGTCTATTTCTTGTTGCCAGTTACTCATTTATCCTATCATGTTAAAAATTTCATCAAATATACCTAAAACCTTTATATCTTCGTAATAAAATTGTTGAGCATCTCCACCAATACCCACCTGAACTTTACCCATTTTAGGTATATTCCTTCTAATTTTATAATTATTTCCTTGATTCTCTATCGTAACCCCATATTTAAAGTAGTGAACCTTATCCCACATTCCATTTACTTCTCTTTGTCTTTCATCTCTATATTGAAAATTAGGAAGGCCAAATCCGTCACCTAAAAATTTATCTATGTACTTATTCTTCATACTTTCTGAAGAAAATATTGAATTGCAACAATTCCTAAAAGCAAACTTTTCAATCTTCTCCCTCTTCATATCACATATATCGTGAAATCTTTTACGGTCAATCTCACGGTCGTAAGTTAATTCCCTCAACTTGTAAGAAATCCATTCCAATTGTAAATTTGTAAAATACTCTGTGATAGGTATATCCCTACTCTTTTTAGCCATAACTCTTTCTTTCTATTACGTTTAAATAAAACTCTAATGCAGGTTGTTTGTGTTTCAATAGATTTATGGCAAATTTTAGATCCATATTTCCGGGATCAACATCTGGGTTTTTATTTAAAGTTATAAAAGTTTCGTAATATTTACAAAGTTTTAACCCATAAGTTTTTGATTGTTTTATTGTGCCCTCATCATACATCAATATTACAGTCTCAACTCCTTTCTTCTTTCTTAATATATTTATTTGATTATCACTTACTTTATTCCCGAATGTAAAGCAACATTTTACTTCTTCTGATTCATTTAAGCCTAATATATTATCAGTATTTATAGCATCCATCATACCTTCAACTAAAATAACTGTGTGGGTATTGTCTGTTATTTTATCCGAACCTCCTAATATTTCATCAAATTCAGTTCCATCACTGTTACGGTAACGGGGTATCAATTTCTCTTCCCCTTCCTTTGCTGCCATTATATTTTCTTTATGCCATTGATAGTTATGTTTTGTTCTGGCTAACCAACTAACTCTTTTTCCTTCTTGAAATATTGAGAATATTAAATACCCATGAATCTTCTTTTCTAAAAAATGTTTAGTGTAACCCACTTCATACTCTTCATAATGTTCCGGCAACCATCCCCTGTCATTCAAATATTCATCGTCATATATTCTTTTGAATCCTCGTGGCAAATTAACCTCTTTTACGTCCTCTTTTTCTTCCTCTGGGGTATTACCCCTTTTTATATTTTTAAGACCAGATTCAAGGCTAATTTCAACATCATTAGATATTAAATCTTTTCTGTTTATGCTCCTTAAATACTTATATATGTTTTGAGAGTGGTCACAGAAAAAACAATGAACAGCACCACCTTTTTTATCAAACTTAAACCCAAACTTACCTGCTCTTCCGCACTCTGGACAATTTATACTCCTATTTGTCATCCAACCTTTGGCACCGAAAGAATGTAAGTTTAAAGCTTCTTTGACTTTCTCAACTTTAATCATCTTGCTTCAGGTATTTTTTAGCAGTTCTCTTTTTGTCGTAAAACCTACCATTCTCATAGTGAGTGCATATCTTATATATTTTATTTCCTACTGAGTAGTTACGGAACTTATCTATATAAATACGCATCTCCTTCATCTTTAATTCATCGTCTGTTTGATTTAGGGTGTAAACGTATGAGAAAGGTTTTACAAGTGTTTTATCTCCTTCTGTGTTGTTTCTTGTTATTACCTTATCAGGATCATTCCATATTGTTGGTGGAACATCTCCAGTTTGTGTAGCAGTCAATATTCTTGTTTTCAACTCAACTGTTAAGTTCTTCATCCTTTTAGCTGAGTTTTGAAGTTTCATTTTTATGCTTTGTGTGTCAACCCCATACTTCAGTCCATCTCCCGGATGAACAAGGTCTAAAGAATCAATCACAATCAGATCAGGTACTTTTCCATTTATACGTTCATATTCTAAAGTAATATCCCGTATATCTGACATTGTAACATCATCGAACTTTTCAAATGAATAAATAGTAAGTTCCTTACCCTTATTATTCATCATCTTAGCAGCCTTCTCGAAGCCTTCAAATTCTTTTTGCGGTATATTGCCTGTTCTTATATTAGTATAACTTAATCCAGTCCAAACTTGTGCATATTTATCGTATGCTTCCTTTTCTGAACCCTCTAACTGAATATGTAAAACATCATAGCCTAACCGGGCTGCATAAAAACCAGTCCATTTAAGACTTGTTGATTTACCAATACCTGAACGTGCAATAATTAATGCAGTTTCCGTTATATCTATTCCCCCATGAGTCAAATCATCAAGAAAATCAATACCAAAGGGAACTTTTTCAGATACTTCTTCCTCTTCATCTACCCTTCTTGCCCTTTGTTGTTCTGTAAAATCTTTGAATAACCTTAGATATTTACCATTGTCGTTACGAATAGAGAAGTTAGCTATTCCCTCACTTTCTTTAGCTGATAGGGTAATAGCTTCTTCTTTTCTTCCTTCTGTGTATAAATCATAAATCTGATCACTAAGTATCTGAAACCTGATACTCTTAATGTATTCTTCAAGTTGGTCAAATATAATCTCAGAATCAGCAACGTGGCAGTCTTTTATATCTTTCAATAATTCCTGAACATCTGAATCAAGATTGTGTTGTTGGCTTACCGCACCGTAGGTGGGAAGTTTACCGGAAACCTTATAAATATTAACTATTGATTTTAAAACCTTTTTGTAATGAGCCAATTCAATAGGGATGAACTCATATTTTAAATGAGTGACCACAGATTCAAGAACTGGCTGTTTAAGGAATGCGAGTTTAAACAACTCAAGCAAGAAATTGTCAGTTAATTTGTTTGACATGTTAATAACGAATTTAAAATATTTACACTAAATGTGCTCTAAATCTTACTGTATTCTCCCTCAATTTTGTTATAGCGAAGAAAGTACTCATTGGACAATCATCATGCGTTCCCACACCCTCTAAAGTGCCTTTATCTTCATTGAAAGATATTTCATGGAACTCTTGCCTAAATACTTCAACTGTGTCACGTGTTGTTCCTTCTTTGTAAGGCATACGCATTTGACCACGCTCCATTATTGCTGCCAATGAAGGTAAACCGTCATAGCTATTCTTTTTATTGTGACTTGTTGTTGTAAAAGGTTCAATATTCCTTAACCCTCTTTGTTTAGCTAAATCAGCAATAATTTTTTGAAAACCGTTGTTCTCACAAACTATCATGTTTGGCTTAAATCTTTGATCAATAGCCACAATTTGATTTACCTGTTCATTATGGCTTGCTCCGCTTTTACGCCAAACATACATAAGATAGTAAGTCTCGTTATTGTCTATCCCCCAAACACTAAAGACGCTAAAATCAGAACCAATATTCCCAGAAATTGCAAAATCGCAACCACAAATAACCCTTTTCATCTTAACAGGGAATGATTCTATATTGTTAGCAAATCCTATATTCTCCATTCCAATATGGCACTTGTCAAGGATTTCATAAGGGAATATCGAACTTCCATCTGTAACCGGTGAAGTTAAATACTCACGGGAAAACACAGCAGAACCTAATGATTCTTTAATATCTAACAATCCTTTATATGTGAATCTATCAGGGGCTAATAATTTATACCCCAATGTACCATTATTATATTGAGGAACAATAGCTGGGTATTCAAAAACCATGTGGTTTGGATCATTTTTTATATCGGTGTACAAATCTCCACTTGCGTAGGGGGTGTTGTGTGAAATTATACCATTTGAAACAAAATTATGACCTTCTGGTATTACAAAATCAACCGTATAACATTGTCCTTTATTTATAGATTCTATAGGTAGCCACAATATATTTTCATTTTCACAAATAACACCTAACTTTTCTAAACTATCCCCTTTGCATCCGCATGATACAAACCAATCATACATACTCTTTAAGTATTTATATTTAATCCTTTCACTTACTAATTTATTGGTTTTAACGGGAGATTTTAATTTTCTTGGTTTTAATATTTCTTTATTTTCTTCCCTTATTTGTTTTATTAATTTATTTTGGAACGGTACTCCGGTAATAATTTCTACATTCAATCTATCTGGATTAAAATTATCTCCTTTGCCGCTATATCTAAAACCAATGGTGTTCATAAACACTTCTACTGATTTTCCATAAATAGACAAGGTAAACAGGTCATGTTTCCCTACAACCTTTTTAGATATACCTATTCCTACATTTCTTTTATAAGATATAATACCTAAATGTAATAATATAACTTGAAGTGTGTCTATTAAATTTTCACTTATACTTGAGTAAGATATGAAATTATTACTAAAACATCCATCTCCATCAAACATTCCAGATAAAAATGAAGTAATTGTTTCTTTGTCTGATGATAATATTTTATCGGGGATAGACTTATCTTTAGCTGTCGATATTTTCATTCCTACTTGCTGAAAAATATCTAACATATCAACACTATTAAAGTTCATGTGTATATCATCAACAGCTTTAAATTTAGTATTATTGAATCCCGACAAAACAAAATCTCTAACTCCTTTGTTTAATTTAGTGATAGTAAATCCAGATTTACATTTACTAAAACTGCCGTCAGCAACCCACAGTCCCATAAAATAAGCTAAATCTTTATCTAAAAATCCATCATGGGATAAGATGACTCTATTAGGATAATCAACATCATATTTTTTATGACTTAGTTTAATTTTCTCTCCATTTCCAATACCTGTATTATACAAAACCCCTATATAATCACCTACCTTAAGTTCTTTGGATTGTTTCCATTCTATTAAACTGTTTTCATTCAACTTATATAAAGGGTGTATTTGGCTACATTCTAAATTTAAACCTATTAATGTTTTAATTTTATTAGTATCAGTTAACCCATTATACCAATACTTAGATGTTAATTGATAACCATTCTTTCCATAAACACTATAATTAAAGTCAACAACATCTTTTTCTTTTAATGATGACTTAGGAGAGATATTCCCAATTCTCTGCAACCCATTATCTGTTTGGATAATACTATTAGGGTTTACACAACCACCACCAACTAAAAATCCTCCCGGTTCAACTACTGGTGTTATTGCTCCGTAAAAAATTTCTTTTGCTTTTGCTCTTTGATCTTTAGAATAAAGTGAACTTTCATCTAATAAATCATCATAAATTACCGTTCCGCAATGGTTTCCTCTAATACCTGAACTAAACAGGGAACGTAATTTTACAAGAGAACCTGTTGCAGTCGCAAACCCTGTCTTCCCTAATTCTTTTCCTGTGGGATTAAGTTTTTCTTTTAAAACATCATTATGGTTTATTTCTTCAATAACTTTAGCAAGGTGGGTGACACCAAGAGAACTCTCGTTAGTTATTATCAGTGTTTCTTTTCTATTCTTATTATCCACAGTGTCTCTTTGGTGATAATCTGGCCTGTCATAACTGTACAACCTCCAAAGTAAGAACCCGAAAACCCACTCATACGATTTCCCATGCGCCCTTGCAGCAAGAAACAACGACCACGGATAAAGTTGAACAAGGTTTCCCCATTCTAAATTCCTCCACCCTTGATTGAAATTAGGAAGGCATGTTGTTTTGAAGTAATTGTAAGACAGTTTACGTAAAGTTCTGTCCATACTTTCTTCCAGGTCGTCCAGATACCCTAACCTGTCTGAATTTAAACTACCACCTAAATTTAATACAGAATTTACCTGACTGTATATCTCATTCAACAATCCTTCTTGGTCATAGTAATACCCTCCTAATAACTCATCTAAAGCTTTTGCTGGTAGATTGTCTATTATTTCATTTGAATATTGTTGAACCTGTTGTATTTGTCTGTATGATAGTAATATTTCATCTTTATTTTCTTCAATATTCGGCATATTTTAAATTTCAAATGTGTCCCTAAATCTTACTTCCTCTTTTTCTTCAACCTTACTTCCCATTCCTCTCATACCTTTTATGAAATCTATAACCACTTGCCCTGTAATAACAGTATCGGGCAATGCTCTGTGGGCTTCTGTATGTTCTAATCCGCAACGCTCTGATATTACAGCAAGATTATGCTTACCTTCCTCCGGCCAACGGTGACGAGACCAAACCATTGTATCTATAATTTCTTCATGAAAGAAATCTGAAGCATCTTTTTTATTCCATTCAAAAAACCCTTCAATGAAATCTAAATCAAATTTTAATATGTTTTGTCCTGCAAGATACGGTTTCTTTCTCCCTCTTTTATATTTCTTCAATAGTTGTAGAGTGCCTTCAAATGCTTCTTCAATAGTTACACCCTGTTCTTCACACATTTCTTTTGTGATATTTGAGGCTTTGGCAGCAAATGGATCATAGATCAAATTGTCATCGTAAGGTTTAATTAGCCAACTTTCTTTTTCAACAATCTCAAGAGTATCATTATCTATAATTACCCACGCAATCTCTGTCAATGCTACCTCATGAACTGCTTTCTTTTTCAGCTTAGAAGGCAATCCTCCTGTTTCAACGTCAACAGTAAAAATGTAATTTTTGTAATCAGCCATTTTTAATTAAGTTATACAGTTTAACACTTTTTATTTCCTTATTTCTTTCTATTGAATAGTTACCCATATATCCGGGAAGTTTACCCCTTTCAATATACCCCTGAACGTCTGGAATTGTTATCTCAGCACCGTTTCTCTTGCTGAAATTCTTATTTAGGTATATTCTCATGTCTGATAAATTTACGTTCTCATATAGCCTTATTTTCATCTATTTTTAATATTTATTATTCTCAACGATTATTTCATTTCAGAAAGTAACATCTGAAAATCTTCATCCCTTTCTTCTTCTGATTCATACATAAGCATAGTATTTGAATACATAGGTTTAGAAGTAGCTAATTCACTAACTTCATTTAGAAGTATAGAAGGAAACTCTGCTCTTGTCTCTTTGTCCACAAAGACCATTTTTCTTCCTCCCAACACAAAATACTTTTTAATGAATGTTTCTTGGTAGTCTCGGAAGTACAAGATTCTTGATTTTTCTTCCGTTTCTTCTTCCTCTCCTAATTCTTTATCAATACTTACAGACTTAGTTTTAAAATTAGTATTCAAATCTAAAAGGGAGTCTCTTATTTCTGTATCTTTTTTATACTTATATTCTTTTAATACTGCTACAATCTCATTGGCTTTTAGTTTTTTAAATAATTCTATAATTTCCGTAACTATCTCCCCATCTATATTAGAAATAGGGTTAATCAAAAATTCCTTACCAAACTTATCTTTAAACCTTTTACCTGCACTTTTTAAATATTCATTCATACTAATAAGTCTCTCCCTGTTTTATTAATAATTAATTGTTTACATTTTTTATATACTGGCATTTGTTGTTTCTCTCCAAAATCCCATTCTCCATGACACCGAAGACAATTCTTCATAATATTCCAACTTTTATTTCGGTATTGAGGCCATGCTCCTTTACTTAATATATGAGAATACTGAAATCTTGCTATAATCTTACCCTCATCATCCCTGAATTTAGTGGGAAGAGGTGCTCCACAATTTTCACACTTGTAAGGTTTTTCTCTGAATACTTCTTCGTAAGTTTCTTCATCTTTCTCAATTTGATTTTTTCTTTTGTTCCCAACCCCTTTGTTTTTATAAAAGTGAGATTGAATTTTTGTTACTCCGTGTAATCTTATATGGTTACATTCTTCACATAAATTATGAGTTTTGTTTACAATCAACCTTTTTTTATCACACCTTGAACAAACTCCATATTCATACCTCATTACAAATATTTTTGAATTTACACTTTAAACAATACCTATTCCCCTTTTCTCTCTTCAAAAAATTCTCCTTACAGAACACAAAACCTCTATCTGTATTTAGAAACCTTTTACGTATTGAATCTTTGTAATTGTTAGATAGGTTTATCTCATAATCAACTTCCTTTTTAATCCCGTAGTCAAGTTTGAACTTGTGACTGTACCACACTTGTTGTTCTGTTCGGTTATTCCATGTTTCAAATGCTTTCTTCCCTACAAGCCAACTGAAAGGAACAACCCCTTTCCCCATCTTTGTTTTCTTATCATGGTAACGGCTAAATTGAAACAATAGAAAATCAAATACCCATTCTTCTCCTGCCCCTTCGGGCATTCTGTTTAAAAAATTTTCAAGATTCTTACTTGTACTTTGAGTAAGTCTGAATTTAAACATTGGGTTTCCAGAAGTTCTCTGGAATAGGTATTCGTAAGTTTCTGATATGTATTCTTCTAATTTTTTCACATCGCAAACATATAACTTTTATATGTATTTACATAAAAAGAAAGGGAGAAAATCTCCCAAACTTTTTAATCCCATGAAATTTGAATCTTAACTTCCTCTAATAGAGATTTTGCTTTTTCTCTGTACATTTTATTCCTATCAGGGTCTTCTTCATAAAACTCTTCATTTCCACTTACTGCTTCTTCGGTTAGGGAACGTTTAAACCACAATCCCAAATAACTTCCTGCTGTTAATGTACCAATTTGTGCTTTATTTAATCCGTCAGCAGTAACAAAGTTAGCATAAACTGGACGGTTGTAAATCTCTCTTGTTCTTTCTATCTGATAAACCCCGTCTTTCATAGCTGGGTCAACAGCTGCTATTTGAAAGTCACAAATAGAAGTTTCGGGTTTTTCTATCCATATCTGTACGTTAGTCTTGTCTGTTTGTTCTTCGTTTACTAACATTAATCCTATATAGTGATCTCTATTTTGTTTTAAAGTTAGAGTACTTATTTCTCCAAACAAGTTATCAAAATCATCGTTTCTAAACCCTGTTGAAGATTTAAAACCTCCAAGACTTGCTTGAGGTAATAATTGCTCTTCGTCTTCTCCTGCTGAAGTTGTGTAGTATAATTGCATATAAATAATTGTTAAAAAGTGTCAGTAATATAAGACATATTAAGGTGATGCCTTGATGTTGGTGATGGGGCATTAACCAATACTATTGTTCCATCAGGGTTAAAATAAAGAAGAGCGTTCCCCCCTGACGATTCTCCAGCAACTGCAAAATTTATATCCACGGGGTTACCTATAGAAGTTGGAATATTTAAAATTGTTCCTCCTGCTAATGAAGAGAACCACACTTCTCCGGTAACAACCACCAAATTACCGTACTGGGAAAATACTATTTTCGTAGGTGAGTCTAAATCAGAATTTCCAGACACATCATCAATTATTTCCACAACGGATTGAAATATAGGGTCTGATTTTTGATACACTTCTGACTTCCCATAAACATCCAAATTACTCCTTGCAGCAGGCTTATCATTTAAGTCATTAAGGTTATTACTTTTCTTTAAAAATATGTCAGAAAGTGCTGTATTTAAACTTGAGACAAAACCTGTTCCAGTTAACAAACTTACAGTTCCGTCTGGATTTATCCTCAAATATCCATTTTCTGTTAAAACATCTAATTTAGCAATATTTACTCCAGCGGTACTCAGCCCTAAATTTTCCAATGCTGCATCCGGGTCATTCAGGTCTGAAAGATTATTAAATGTGCTTAATTTGTCAGTAAGCCCTACGATATTAAATTCCCACCAATCCGTCCTTTTGTCTTCAATCGTGACCACACCTCCATTGTTCTTAACCCTTGCTATATAGAAGGTCAAATCTTCTGTATAACCGTTTGTTGGAGGAGTGTCCGTTACAACTTCAGGAACTAACTCAAGTTTACAGCTATCGTATTTATATAACCCTTCTTCTTGTGATGCAGAAAGTGCTTCTCCAATAGGGGTTGTTCCTAAAACCACCATTTTCAAATCCGACTCTGCTGAAAAATCTACAGCTGAAGATAAAATGCAGTTTTGGTTGTCAATAACATCTACAACTTCATAAAAAGCACTATTGTTTGCAGGACTTCCATCTTGCTTTACAAACCTTACTTTTGTGGGAACTTTTGTTGCTTGCCCTCTTAATACTGATATAAATTGAGTGCCATCCCCACTAACTTCTCCGTTTATATTAATATCTACTGTTCCGGGTTCTTGATTGCTAAATTCATGAGAAATTCTTACCCAATACCAAGAATCATCATTGGTTATTTGAATATTATCTACAGCCTTTTGTAAAATCCTATTACCTTCAGCAGTCAATGCTTTATTTTCTGCTTTAGCTATCTTAATAGTTCCTGCGTTAGAACCTAATTCTACTTTGAAATCTGTATCAGAAGTGAAATCAGTTCTAAGTATCCCCCAAGAGTTTGTATTTCCAATTATTGCATTCTCAGAAGGAGAGTCCGCAATAAATTCTTGAAATTTTACAAGTTCTTCCTGTTCAAGAAAAAGTTTTCTGTTTATATTTAGTTTACTCATATTTTTATTTTATGTAGGATTATTATTTTTTAAAGCTGGTGCATCATAATCCCCCCAATATTGCGAAATGTTGTAATGTTTTATTGATGTTCCGTCTAAATAATGTAAAGTCCCAATATCTTGTTTTGTCCAACCCTGATTTCCTATTTTTACTATCTCATATTTATTCCCATCATAATCAGACAAAACTTCTATAATATCCCCATCTAAAAAATCATTAATTTCGTTGGCGGTTAAATCTCTAACTAATCTTAACGAATAACCAAAATGTTCAGTTAATGCATCTGTAGTTTCTGGCCAATATGTCCTAAAGTGACCATTTTCTTCAATATATTGTTTATAACCAAAATTATTTTCAAATGCCCAAAAATAAAATCTATACCCTATTTCAGACACCCTGCCAATAGAATCTGAATAGCCAGAAGGTAAAGCTGAAAATCTAAACATATCTTCACCGAAATCTACACTATCACTAACCCATCTTGGAGAGGGGTCTGGATATTTTCTTGTTGATTTTAAATATGCCCCAACGTTATTATAAGGAGTACCTTCAATATCTTCTATTGTAGGGAAATTATCAATAAGATAATTTTCTAATTCTTTAGTTTGTGAAGGTGTTGGTATATTCATTCCTTGAATAAAACCATTATGTGATTCTGCTTCTAATAGAGTATATCCGTTATACAAAGTTCCAGTAGTGTATAAATTTTCTTCCTGTAAAGTAATATTAATAGTTAATGGAGAATCATTAACTTGGAAACTTCCAGAATAAACATCAAAATTATCCTTACTTGCAGAAAAATTATACGTTCCATTATATAACAAAACAACAACTGTTCCTATATTGTTAGTAAAATAATCTTTATCTAATATTGTTATCTTAACATTTTCAACAGAATTACCTCCTGTATCTATCACATTAAAAGTTATATTTTGTCTAACTGAAGGTAACAATCCACTATCTTCCCAGTAATACGGCTTAATCCAACTATTGTAAGGAATTAATTTATCTTGAACGAATTTTTCTAAAATATTATTATTAAATCTACCTCTATTATTTATATATGAAAAAATAATATTTTTAGTTCCCAATAACCCCTGTGTCATTGGTAAATTCAATGGTTTAACTTTTAAATCATAAATATACATAGAAGCTTCTTCGTCAAGAGTAATTGAAGATGGAAAATAAATCTGTACATCAATATATTTAGTTGTTGGTTGTAATTTTAAAGGTCTCCCCCCTCTAAAATTTAACTTTAATGATTGATATTCTTTATCGTAATTAAATAATACACCCCTAATGTAATAATAAATATCCCTATTTAATAAAATTTCATCAATATTGCTATCTATAAATGAGTTTACCTCTAATTCATCAAGAGTTAAACTATCAACTCTTTGCATTCCCTCTGTGTAGCCTATAACCTTAAAAGACAAATTTTCTGGCTGATTTGTTAGATTTTTCTTAATAAAAAAAGAAATCTCATAATCTATCCCTTCCCCAACTCTTATTAACTGATCTATAGATACTGGATTAATAACCCCAATACCAACATTTATACCAAGACCCGTACCAAGTGGAAATTTTAAAACATTCTTATCTATAACAGAATCATAGACTATTGATGTTCTACTTTCATCTATCAATGGATATTTACTCAAATCCTGAACATCTTCTGTAAATTCAAATGCCTTAGTTAGATTTACAATCTTTTCTGTTCCACTCCACATAGGGGAGCTTTCGCCCAAACACCATCCTGTTTCACTATTATTAGCAAGAGCAAACAACATTTCATCATGTTCTCTCCAATTAATTAACCGTAAAAATTCTCCATCTATACCTTCCCCATTTTCTCCTTCTTTAAAAATTATCCTTTCTGTTCCTCTTTTTCTGTATTCATCAATGTAATTATATAAAATGTAGCTTAACTCAGAAAGATTGTCATCAGTTGGTAAAGCCAAATCTTTATTAGAAAGAAAACTTTTAAGAAGTTGTTTTTGTCCTGTTATATTTTCAAACTGACGGAAAAAATAAACAATTAATGCGAAAAAGTGAGTAATCGTATTCCAATAACTAATAAAGTCTTTATCTGCGGCATTATTATCTACAGATTCTCCCCTCTTTATGTATTCAGGTAAAATCCCACCTCTGTATAATTTTTCAAGAACATTTATTGCCCAATTAAGAACATTTATATCATTTACATCAAAAAACTGATTGAAAACCGTTGAATCATAAATAGGATAATCCAAATTCTCAAAGTCTCCAGAAACTGTTATTGAATTAAATCTTAATTCCGGGTCTGTTTCTGAACCAACAACTTCATAACGATATTCAAGTACAAACTGATCTCTTTTCTCAACAACAACGTCTTGAATATTAAGTAAATTCAACTGTTGCCATGCAGTAAAATTTAATCCTGCATCGTTTGAGTACCGAAATTCTTTATTAAAATAAGCTGTTGGGCTTTCTCCTTCGGTAGAATCTGTAAATGTGTCAAGAAACAGAAGCCCCACAACAGGAACTTCTGTTTTAATCCTAATTACATCCCCTATTTCGCTTGCTATGTTCTCAATTATCGCCATTAATCACCTTTAAATTCAGCCTTAAAAATATAAAAATTATATGTGATTTGAAAATTATTCTTTAATTACTTTTATTTTTTCATATTCATACGTTCCGCAATTACCGTGTATCTCAAACTTTTCATCTTTTCCGAATAAAAACCCTGAACGTATGAACCACCATTTATTTGGCTTCACATACTTAATCAAATCTAAGCTGTCTGTAAATTCCCTGTGGTCTATTGTTACTTTAGGGATTGAGTCTTTAATATTAACCACACCTCCTACCGATATACATTCTCCTTTATCTAAAAACCTATAATCAAAAGTGTCAACCTGTTCAACAGGAACTTCTACTTTCACGGTATCATAATAATGGTTTTCAATAGTGGTATATTCCTTTACCCATTTTGGTTTGATTTTAGCTGTTTTTAGGATGGAATCTGTTCTTTCTGACATATACCCTTTAAACTCCTTTAAAGACAACGAGAGGTTCTTATTTGATTGCTGAACCTCTTCAAAATTAGTGGAGATTCTATCTATCTTTTCTCCTGCCTTTTTTAATTGACAAGTCTGAACAGAAACAATTCCCAATAATGCTAAAAATGCTATAATAAAATATTTATTCATTACTTTCTTTTTTATTATTTAAAACCTCTTTCCTGTCTTGGTATTGTTTGTTAGCGAACAATCCAGCTGCAATACCAAAACCAACCATCATGTTAGCCCCGTCTTTACTTGATATACCATAAATTCCACTACATAAAGCTATCAGGTAAGCTAATAATTTACTGGCTGTTATTCTTAAATAAAACTTTGTCATTTCATCTCTCCTTGTATATAATTTTCTATTCCTTCAACGATAATAGAAGATATTAAATTTAAACCTTCTATTGATTGCATAAATGCTGCTTCTTCTTTATTTGTATAAAACCCTGCCTCTACCAATACTGCCTTACCTTTTGTTCCTGTAAGTACACTAAATCTTGCTTCTTTATTAAGGTAAGCATGAGAATTATTGTAACGCATATTAAAAAAACCTGTTTTTTCACACCTTAAAAGTATTTCTCTTGCCACTTTATCAGAATCAGTAATCCCCGGTGAAGTGAACACCTCAAAGCCTTTTACATTATTCGCCCCAAAAGCATTACCATGTAAAGATACAAATATCGTATTGTTATTATTTTTAAATTCTCTATGTTCTCTTCTGCATCTTTCGGTTAGGGAGACATCATAATCTTCAGGAACTAATATTTTAGAGGATATTCCTTTTTCTTCTGCTTTTATGGTGCAATACTTAGCTAATTCTCTCGTCCATTCCCACTCCAATAGTTGTTTTTGGTCTTTCCATTTAGGTGAGCGTTTACCGGGAGTATTATTGCCGTGTCCATTGTCCCATAATATTAAAAAATCTTCTTTTTTCATATCTTTTTATTTACATCATTACACCTAAAAATCCTGCTACAAATCTACTTAAAGTCAGTAAAGGAAATTTATTTTCTTTTTCAATCCTCAACATCCGTCTCTTAATTTTATCCTCCCAATTATTATTACCTAAATAATCCCAACTTTGACCAGCCAACTTATTGTGAAACACATCAAAGAAAGCATGTCTTAATAAAATATATGAAGGTAATAACATCCACACATCTTGTATTACTGGTGAATTATAGCTGAAGTAACTAAAATATATCGGCAATGCTATCATCATAAATTCTGGTAATACTGTTACGATATGATCAAGCTGCGTTTTATTACCTTTCACATCATGCCATGCCTTACTGAATATTACTGCTATTAGTAATAGCTTTAGTCCTATGAATATTAAAAAGTCTGTTGTTTGCATATCTCCTCTATTATTGTCATTCTATCATCAAGTCCCTTTCGACCATTTCCGAATACTTTCTTTTTTAAATCTCGAATATCGCTTGCGTTTTTCTCACAATTCATAACTTATTAAAGTGGCCCTTATTGTTAGTTAAATATTATATGATTCTACATTTTAGAGACTACCAGCACCAGCCATCAGCCTCGAGCCGCTTTGATATGCCACCTGAAATATTATTTCACTCTGATAATCCGCGCCGGCTTGATGTCCACTTCGCTGGCGATGCCAACACTCATGGCACTAATCAGGCAAGGCGGCCCTTTTATTTTTCGCTTATCCAAAGCACCTGCGGAGGTGGATTGAATTAATATTGCGGATTTATCAGGAATATATCTTTCACGAGCTCCAACGCTCATGGCTGTTATTAGCTGTATCATCTGTATTTCTTTGCGGTTACTTTCAACTGAAAGTATGCCTTATTCATAATTGTTTTCATAATCTGGTCAGAATAACCACCATTGGCAGTTGTCTGATACGATAGATAATTGCCGGAGCTGATAGGCAATCCATCTGCATCGTACTGAACAACTCCTGCGCTCTTCCATACAAAATATTCACCCCACATTCGGGCAGGAATCCAAACGGAAGAAGGCACTCTGCTATCATCAAACATGACGCCTATCTTGTAACCAGCTGAAGCCGTAAAGCTATCAACTGAATTCTCTGCCACGAATGACTCCCCTGGAGCAATTGTCCTGGATCTGTAAGTTATATTCTCATTGCCACGGTTGAGATAGGTGGCACCTGCCTCTAATCCGTCAGAGGCAAGTATGTTCAAGTATGGCATCGGCGTTTCCCGAAGCCACAGTATATTCTCTACATTAGGATCGTCAATAGCCAGCAATGTAGAACCAGAACCTGCATCAGAGAATGTGGTTCCTTCAACTTTCACCATTACTATTGAATTGTCACCCGCATTTTGGCCATCGTAAACAATCGTGCCTTTCACAATGTAAAAGCCGAGTGGCAACACTTGACCTTCGGAATATTCTGTAGAAACATTATCCTCATTGTTGAGAGATACATGATAACCTTTGAACCTGCTTGCGAATTGAGCAAACAGGGCGTTAATATTTATTTCTGAAGGATTGACTGTAATGACCTTACTCAGTATTTCTCCTTCCATGGATGCCGATAGCTCATCGATGCAGATTGCATCTCCATTAATGAGCAAACAGCCGGCAGCTGTATTCTCATCCCACGAACCAGAAATGCCAGTGCTGTCATCTTTGATAGGAATAGCAAGTGCCGGTGGCAATGCACCAATATACACCCCTGGCACTACGGCAGCAGGGCTGTCAATTTTAGGGGTAAAGTCTCCGGCTTCAGGATTGTTCATGACTTCATCTGCTGTGAGAGTCGTAAAGATACAATCGACAAAAACCATACGGCCATCAGCAGGCACACCTGCTGAGTCCATGCCTGCAATGAGTGAATTGTGTCGGTCTGTGGAAGTGCTACCAGTTACCGGTATTTCAGTGCCGTTGTAATAGAACTTACAATCGCTTGTAATAAGGCATCCGTTAAGCTCTATCCCTGCATCATCAGCAAAGAAGTCCCACAATCCAAATATTGAGGTGTAAATAATACCAGTGTAAGAGGTCAGGCGCTTCCTCCTGTCAGTAATCGGCACACCATAAAATGTATTGTGCTCTAAATTGCCAGATCGAAAACCAAGAGAAACCGGGTAACTTGAATTTGGTTTTATCTTAGAAAACACATTATATTTGACGGCGGAAATGCCGCCTGCGACCCCCATGTACAACCCCGTTCTATGACATATCACAGGTGAGCCAGCGACCCCGTTGACGTGGTACGCAGAGCCAACATAGCCAGCATAGACAGCACGGCCAGCACCGGCCAACAGCCACGAGCCGCTCCAGACGCTCATTTCTGAATTCCCTGGAGCGCAATTCTGAATAATCATATTTACATGAGTATAACCATATATCAGGTACGTATCGTTACCATCGAATGTGGCCGCTCCCATATAATCACCTCTTATTGTACAGACATGATTACCATCAGCTAAGTCCTCTGTGAATTTTCCTCTAATAATAATTACAGAAGGTCTTTCAGTGCCTGATTCCAAACATTTACGGCAGGTCTCATAAGGATAGGCCGGCGACCCGTCTCCAAAGATATCGCTTCCTGTATCGCTATCGGCATATACTCCGCCGCTTATTATTGTTTCCCACTTATTTGGTTTCATATTACTTAGCTGTTACAATGTATTCGACGTGGTCACGCGCCCAGTTCTTGTCATTAATATATACCTGTCTCTCTGTTATGATGGCGGTATCGGTCTCGTAAGTTCTTTCGACAGGCCGCCCCATTTGGTCACGTGTAGGTGTGGAGAGGTTGGGTTTTACTGTATTCATAATGTACTCCATTACCTCTTCGGATTGCTGGGTGGATTCCGTGTCCCAGTATAGGTTTTGTGTTAGTTGGATTTGCATATCTCTTAATTTAATTCAAGTTTAACACCCATTGCGGCTGGTTCGCCGTCGGTGGTTCGGGTTATTTCCCAATAAAGATTGTCGCCTGCCTCAATGCTCAACGCCGGATCGGCAGGGTTAACAGCTTGCTGTACGCCTCCGCTGTATGTAACGACTATTGAGGCTATGTTTTGAGTCGTTATCTCTGTTATTGTTCCGGCTCCGAACATGTTAATATCCATAGCAGAGTAGGAGGTGGTTTGGAAGTCTATTGTGTAGGATTTTATATTGCCATCAACAATATCTTCAGCTAATATTTTTCGCCTCTCCCCTGACAAATTCTCTTTAGGTCGTAATATCTCATCACTCTCATACTCAAAAGGCGAATTAACTTGTCTAACAGATTTTAAATAATCGCCTACATTTGTGCTGTCAATTTCAGGATAAGTGGCAATAAGATAATCAGTAAGCTGCGTAAATTCCGCATCTGTAGGAACGCTTCCATTTGTCGCTAACCCTAAAGCATTATCGACCGCATACCAGTTATACAATAGGCCATACGCTGTGATCATTTCATCTTCAGAATCAATGCCTGAAACTAAATTGTAATCGTAAACGGCGTATGCGCCTGTGGTTAAATTTGACCAATCTGTATTATTGTAGCCTGTGAGGATAGGTGTTCCATCTGCGTAAGAAGTAGTCTTCAAGTTAGTTGTTGACCAAACCTGATCGCCTATGATTACACCATCGTAGGTGTTGCCATCATAATCGCTGAAAGTATCGTATAATATTCTACCGTCTATTTTGTCACCATCTGCGGGGGCGTAGGGGCGGACGAGACGGAGAGAGAGACCTTCTTTCGCACTCCTATTCGATATAACTATAGATTTATTGTCATTTTCAGCCTGCCTTCCTATGGGATTACTAAATTCATTCAGTGTTTTCGTCCAGAACTCCCCGATAGTCCCAATTAAATAATATGTTCCATCGCTATATCGATGCCCCGCCGGCAAAGCCCCAAATCCAAACTTATCAGTTCCGTAAATATTCGGGTCGCCTGAATCGTTCCACCTTGGGTGCTCGGTTGTGGCTCCTGATATTGTGTCTGGTTCCCAAAGTGAAGTATCTCCAGATTCAACAAACCTATATATCCCATCATCTGCCAAATATTTGTCTCCGTCTCCTGTGTCAATAACATTTGATGCAGGGTGAGCTGTAAAAACCGGATCTGTTTCTGTTGTTAAATAACCTTCTGCTGCATGATCTCCCCATCCATACGCCTCATTCCAGTTAGCAATCATTTGACTTGTAACGTCTGTTACGGACACATAAAGTGTATCAAAATATGTTTTTAGGGTTGCTTTTATGTTCGCCCATGTAACCTTCCTCAATGCACTACTTACACTACCCCAAATACCAAACTCGTCTGCATCGACTGGTGTTGGTTTTTCTGTTGTATTATGAATAGAATCACTTACAAGCCCAGAAAATTCAGCGTATTGAATCCAACTACCTGTTCCCCCGTCATCAGGCTTTGTTCCTGATTCACTACCAGCATTAAATTTATACCAAGAAAATTCATCAACAACCAATACTGAATTTCCATCTTTATACCCGGTTATTGCTTGTAATTCAGTTAATGTTTGCACTATTGTATTAGAAGGTTCTCCCTTATCTATTACTATCTTTCCATTAACACTGTCGTAAGTGATTACAAACCCTAAAAAATTTAAAATGTTTGCAGGGGTGACACCTGTACCTTCATTTTCTATAGAGTGTTTACCTGAAGAACTGATAACAACTTGGTCTTGTTGTTCAGAAATTGAAACATTAGTCCCTGCACTTAAACTCTTAAATCTTAAATCTACACCTACTTTTTCTTTGTATAAACCAGAACCTAAACCTACATTAGAAGCCGTGTTTTCCTCTCCGGTGCTTTCAGAAGGATTTATTGGTTCCCAGATCAACAAATTATTATTCCAAACTTTTTTAGTGTAGGGAATAGAACTTGTGTCCTGCCAAATAAGATTTTTATTTGTAGGAGGTGTTGCTGATGATATTAAAGCACGTACATTACCTAAATTCCTTGTTGCCATTATTCGGTATAAATTAAATCTCCATTATTATCAATACTGTATTTATCAGCATTAGGAGAAGAGACAATCAATTCTCCATTTTCATTTATTTCAAAAATATCACTATTATTTTCTTGTGTGTAACCCAAGTCTCCGGCTAAAAAATTTATTGATTGAACTGTTTCATCCTGCAAAGGGACAAAAAATTCTAACACAAATTCTTCAGGTTCAGTATAAAATGTATGTATTGATATACTGTTACCCGAAATATTTACATTAGTTCTTGTGTTTATCAATCTTTCTTCTGCCATAATTTATTCAGCCGGATAAAAAACAGGAGTTAACACATTATTGCTATCGTATAAAATATTTCCATCTAAATCTCTCATAATAAAAGACCTAATCCGTGGAAACTTATTCAATGGAACTACTTCATCATTATTAGGGTTAAAGAATTTGTCTGGCACATATTTAACACCTTCTGTTTCTTTCACAATCTCTAACATGTCGTCCCATTGTATCGTGTCATCAATATCCCAAAATCGAAAATCTGCATACTTGGAAAGGTTTACTTGAATTTTCTTCCTTACTTCATCTACAGAGTAATTATCTTCAACCTGAACACGAAAATCTACACCCTGTTCTCCTCCTATATAATACCATTCTATATTCCTTAATTCAATACCTATTAAGTCACCAAACCTGTTTTTATCTGTAAGAGGGAAAAAGTTTTTAGACTGATCAAGCATATTTTGCAATTCGGATTGTATAAAATCAATACCATTTTGGCTTAATACTCTTAATTCTCTTTTCCCGTCATCATTAGTTCCAACATTTACAATTCTTAATACCCTATCATCTATGTTCTGAAAAACTTGGGTAAAATACTCAACGGTTGATATAGATAGGATGTTTAGATTATTTTTAATTCTCAACCTTAATATTTCATCACTCTCTTCATCTCTTCCCCCGATAGCTTGATACTCATTAGTTACTGCAACATGACCTTCAGGTCTTGGTGTTACATTTACAATAGATGCTGCTTCTACATTTGTTTTATTTCCAGAATCTACACTTCTAACTTTAATGTAACCGAAACCGTTTACCCCTACGGTAAAATCATTCTCCATTTCAAACACAATACCATTTGTATTTACAAACCTATGCGTACCTAATAAATATGTTGTTCCTTCGTCTGCTATAACTCTTACATACGTTGAAGAGCCTAAAGCCCCCTTGCGTTCAGAAACACCAAAAAGTGCAGCTGATTCATCCAAATAACTTCCATAAGCTGTGTCTGGGAAAATTTTACTTGATGTTATTGCTATATCCTTTAAAGCCTTTTGGCCTACCTTAGCTACACCAAAAGCTGTTGCATTTAATACACTATCTTCAGATATATCAGAAACTTTATCTGTTTTATTAAGAAAAATCTCAATAAATAGATTCTTTAGTTTTGTTATTGTTGTTACCCTTGTGTTCATTAAACTTTTAAATTAGTGACGTAATTGTCTTTTAAAACAGTTTTTACTTCAATTTTAATCATCACCCCATCTTCCTCTCTACTTATATCTAATAAATTTATTTCTGCCCATCTACCGTCTAATTGAAACGAACTAAGTAAGTTTCTAAATATTGAAGGGTATTGTATTGTGTTAACATTAGAAGATGTTGACTTTGGGTTTAAGCCTATCTCAGGAAATTCCGGTATATCTCCTTTTAATGTAGCTAATTTAGTGTCTAATGATTGTTTTAAAGCATCGTTAAACATCACAACACCTAAATCATTATCTATAAATTTAACGTCCTTATTTATATCCTTCCCATATATATTTTCATTCACTAAAGTATCAACAATATTAGGAATATCAAAATTCATGTTGTTTTTTAGGCTTACTGAAAATATTGTACCTCCTTCATTCGTATAATCTTCCTCAACCTTAAAATTACTTATCGCTATATCTGCCCAATCATCTTGCGGAGACTGAGATCCAGTTGAACTTGAAACTTGCTCAAATGTTTCAAATTGTTTTAACCCTCTTTGAAACTTTATACTACTATCAAATTCTCCTAATCTTGAACTTCTTGCCCACTTTGACATTTTTTTACAAGTAAATAGTTTACCTTGTGCTTCAGTAAACTTATCTAACAATTCCCAATATATGGCATTATTAAATCGAGAACCATATATTTCCCAAATTGATTCAATTTTGTAAGATTCTGATAACAATCTTTCTAATTCCCTGAAAGATTCATTAGGGGTTGTACCTCCATTATAAAAATTAACAATAGGTTGTAGGTCTTCGTTAATAAATATAACAAAGTCATTGAAGAATTTCTCCAAATCATAACCTGTTTTATTTTTAAACTCAACTAACCCCATTAACTTAATAAATTAACTATTTCCGAACCTACAGTATTTATCCCTTTTTGTATAACATTAGTGGATAATGTTTTTATTAAAGAACTACCCCCTATATTTGATTTTAAACTACTCAAGGGAGCTATTGTTTTCAAATTCAAGTTATACTCCCATATCATATTCTTATCTTTCGTTTGAGATATTGTTATTCCTGCTGGAGGAACTGCTACTAAATAACTTTCACCTAACGCTAAATTATAAAAATATAGCCTAAACGGTTTTCCATCTCTATCTACACCATTACTTTTTGAAACAATAGCTTTCAAAATCCTTGTTGCTCCATATCCTGTCTTTACTCCTAAATTGAATAAAGGTGAGTTTAGAGAAAGTGTTCTATTCGTTGTGCCTATTTGTGTTAAATCATAAACTCCTGCTGTTGTACTATATGCAACCCCCTCAATAGAGGGTTCGTTGTCAGATAATAATATCTTAAAATTACGTCCAAAATTACCTTTTAATGTAATATCTTCAGGCATGAACGTACTTGAACTCAATACCGTAACCCCTGAAGAAGTGTTTCTAATATTTGTCCTTTTCGGTTCACTTTTACTTATTGATTCAGGAGTAATAGGGAAAGACAGATAATCAATGGTCTGTCCTGAACTATTTGTTAATTCAAGAGCTACCATATAGACCTCAAAATCATAAGGAAACAAAGCATTAAGCCCGGAACGACCTAATGTTTGTAGTTGATTCTGATACCTTCTTGTTATCTGCCCTAAATCCATGCTCTACTTTGTTTACCTTAAAATTAATAAAAAATAATGGTTTTAAAAAATTTAATTAAGCTATTGTTGCTGTTGCCGGGGCAGTCGTTGCTCCCGTTTGCGCTGCCGCTGTTCCCGTTGTAGAAACAGGTATTCCCGTTGGGACTGTTATGGTTGCAGACAATATTGCTTCCTGTATAATTGTAGATAATTCATCTGCCAATTCATCCATAGTAGTTTCTGCCTCTTCTGCTGTTGTTTTATCTTTAAACCCCTGAAGCATACTTCTTATTTGTGTTTGTATTGTCGGTTTTACTACTGTCATATTAACTTGTTTTAATTACCTTACTTTTTATTGATTCTAATTGTTGTTTATAAGCTGCAATCTGTGCTTTGTTTAATAGAGGTTGTGGCCCTAATGCTGTGGAAACAAGAGAATTTGATATTTCTGTAATTAATCCATCTAATAAATCAGCTAATGTATCTCCTAAAACAGAAGGTTCATTAAATTCACCTATTCTAAGCTCATTTTCGGGCTTTATATATACGTCTTGACCATCTGCCCTTATTTCGCATTTAACGTCCCCAGAAAGGCTGTCAATAGTCTTAATTTTAATTTCTCCTGATGACTGTGCATTAATTTCTTTATCAGCGTTTATATGAACCTTATTTGATGTGTCTATATTTAATACGCCACCTTCTTTCCCCTTTACTGATAAATTTATTACACCAAACTCTTCCTTATCATCAACAAATATATTTAAAACACCCTTTTCTGCATCGGCTTCAATCTTTACTTTGTTATTCTTATATGCTTTTTCAAGTTTAAACCTATATTCAGAAAGTAATTCTGTTTCATCTTCTTTAGATACCGTAGAAACTACAATTGGTTTATTTGTAAATTTTTCAGAAACGAATATTACAGGGCTTCCAAGTTTTGTAGTGTCAGCAGGAAAAGTTATATCTCTAAGGGCTTGTTGTGATATGTAACAATCCTTTGCCATGCTTCCAGACTGTTCTATATATACACACACTCTTTCTCTATCATAACAATTACGTACATACTCATCCCTTTCTAAATTAGAAGGTATCATGATATATCCTATCCCTACCGGGGGGAAATTATTTGATATTTTATTCCTACTTACTCCCTGCATTATTGAAATTGTTTTCTGTTAACAAAGAAATCAAACACTTCATCTCTTACTCCAAAATTTGTCTTTATATTTTCTTTTGATCGTGAACCTTTAGCTCCCGATTCTGAATTAATATTCTCAATAAGGTTTTGATATAACAATTCTGTGTCTATTATATCAAAGTAACTTATCCACTCTTTTCTTACTTCTCCATTCAGCTCATAATCTACCATACTTCCCTTTATATAATCGAAAATCATTCCTCTTTCTACGTTTATAGTTGTGGTTCTTTCTATTACACCTTTACCTATTGATAGAGAATGAGAAACCTGAGTTACATAGAACAATTCATTAGTCTTATTGAATTTAATGAAAGTTCCGCGTTTTATCCTTCTATCCCCATTTATTGTTATTTGTCCTCTACGTGTAAATTGAAGATATTGATTTGATTCAATTATGTATTTATAGTCCGGCAGTAATGTATTTAGAAATAAATTGAAGTCTTGATTTTCATTTTTATCCCCTTTTAAAGCTCTTATAGAAATATAATTATCTTTTTCTACCAACCTTTGATTTCCATAAACTTCTGCAATTCTATCTACATAAACAATAGGAAGATAAGCTAATGCACTAAATCCATCTTCACCAAGAAAAGTGTTCTCTGGTTGTAATTGATAATAACTATAAAATCTTTCATCAAATTCTAAATCATATCTAATTAAGTCTTTGTCTTCAATGGTTATGAATTTACCTTGATTTACAACATCCTGTATTTGTTCTTTAGATGTGGGGGGTTGACGTACAACAAAATCAAACGTATCTCCATTAGTATCTCCCCAAAATTCCACAAAAGGTTTCTGACATAGTTTATTTATCAATTCAAACAATGTTCCATCAGGGTTAGCAAGGCTATCATCAGATATTCTTCTGTCTTCCGTTGGTGGGTCTATAAACAACTTAACTATTTGCCATATTCCCTTTACTTTCTTTTGCTCTAAATACGTTTTATCTTCAGTAGGATATTCATACACTTTTGATATTTTATCTCCGTAAGCTGCAAACAAATCATCCGGGACAATACCTAAATTGGAAAGGTGATTAATGACAAAACCTAAAGATTGTTTAATTGACTTCATTACGTAAGCAAAGAAATAATCATAAGAACCACTTACTTTATTTCTTTGTATAACTCCAGAAGCAGAATCCCCACCCCAAATCCAATTTTTATCACTACCCTCTACATATCTTACAGGAACAAAGAATGAACCATCATCTATTAATAATTTAGTTAAATCTCTCCCTTCTATATTTACAAACTGATCTGTACTTTGAGCACTATAAGAAGACCTGACATTATCTATTAAACCTATCATGTCCCAATTTCTCGCAAAAGGTAAATCTTCTGATTCTCCTACAAGCAATGTTTTGTTTATTTCAAACGGCCTATCTAATTGCGAGCTATCTTCATTTTCTTGTTCAAGATTTAGTTTTTCATACCTAATAAATACAACATCATTCTTTTGAAAGTGTTTAGAGAAGAAATCTAACACACTTGATTTAGAAGGATTGTCTGTATTGAAATAATTAATAACCCCAGAGCCGGAAAATTGTATTTCTTCCAAATCCACAATCGGATCAGCTATAATATTAAAAGAACCTGCACCTTCGCCTTTACTTGTATTTAAGTTAGAAATGAAAGGGGAAAGATTAATAATGCTATTTAATGCCCTGCACCATACCCAAACACGCAAGTTTTCATTAATTATTTGTGTATTTACTGTACTTTTTATATTCCTTACCCCAGATTCTACAGTAAGGTTCTCAGTCTTTACAAAGCCGTCATTTGTTATCAGAGCGTTGTAATTATCTGACCAGTAAGTAAAGAATTTTTGTTTTTGATTTAAGTATTGATTATCTCCGTAAAGAGTTATTGTATGTAAATCGGTATTTGTTTTAGGGATAATTAAATCCGTGTTGGGAAATATAACACTCAAACTTCCATTCAACCAATCATTCTTGTATTCCGCTTTTTGTATTTCATTATAGTTCTCATAAATCCTTTCTAAATTACTATACCCTGTATCTTCCTCATAATCTAAAAAAGATTGTTTAGATAAATTCCATATACGTGTATCGTTATCCTGTAAAAATTGTTCTACAGTTGTATTTTCTTTTCCTAAATACGGTATTCTTACGTAATCTGCCATGTTAATTACCCTTCTCTTTGTGCATCTTTAACTCCTCTTTTTACTCCACGAGCTACAGCGTCTTCCATTTTCTTATAGTCAGTAGAATCTTCCTGTACTTCCTCCCTCTTTTCTTCAGAAAAAACCGTTTTTGCTAACTCGTTAACTTCACCTATTAATTTAGAAGTGAAATCTACAACGTCTTTACCATAAGTTTGCATTATAGCTTCAAGCCTCTTTGTTGCCTTTTCTCCTTCCCAAACAAAATCTCCGGCTTGTTTAGTATAATCAAGGCCTAACGTTGCAACATTTTTTTCACTCTTCTTTTTCTGTAAGGAAGATAAAGTTTCTCCTTTTTCAAGTTGTGTTATATCAGTATAAGATAGTTTACCTCCAAACATTTCATAAAGAGCGTTCTGATAAAGCTCTCCACCTCCTGTCATTCTTTCCAAATTCTTAAATACAGAAGACAATGCTTCGGTGTGTTCTAAAGGATTTTCCATTGCAGCACGGGTTTCAAACCATGTCGCTTCAGGCATTGCTTCTCTAAACGCACGAGCCATCATAGTTCTTGCTACAGGGTTCCTTGATTGCCCTAACCCCTGTATAGCATCAACACTCCTATCTAATTGCCTTCCTTCAAACCCCGTAATTTCTTTAATTCCTCCAATAGCAGCAGCAACAGCATCGGTATTTATTTGTCCTGATACAGAAAGTATTCTATTTGATGTTTGATTAAATGTACCTAACAATTCCTGAAGAATAGCATTATTTTTATCTGAACTATCTCTTAATATCTCTATTATATTAGATGTTCTTGTATCTCTTGTATTTACCCCACCAACT